AGTGAGAGAAAGAGAAAAAAAAAAAAAAATAAAAAAAAAAAAAATAAAAAAAAAAAAAAAAAAAAAAAAAAAAAAAAAAAAAAAAAAAAAAAAAAAAAAAAAAAAAAAAAGAAAGGAAATAAAACAATGAAACTTTCTGCCAGTAAAACAATCAGTATTGACTTTACCTTTTCCTCGGAAGATGTATTAAGTCTAAAAGGAACTTTGAATATTCTTGAAAATTTCAAAGAATTCATTTACCAAGAACTTCATCAGCAGTATGAACTGACTGATTTTATAAAAGCTGTTTATGGTAATGGTAATTTTACCGAATTTATCGAAGATCTTATTAATCGTCCTGCTGAAGTGGAAACTTATTTAGCAGATTTTATTGAAAGAAAAGGAAAGGAGAGAGTTTTTTAATGGTTGTATTTATTTTTATAGATTTTGATGGAGCCATTTGTTCAGTAAGTGAAACTTTTCAAACTGGATTAGAATACGCATTAAATACCCTTTGCGGGGTTGGATTTACCAAAAATGATGATGAATATTTCATTTATGATAATTTTCACCCCGAACGACTTCTTTACAAAGGTAAACTAACTCGTGAGAATCTTGAAGAAGCTCTTGAAGGCGCTTTGCGCTGTTATCCATGGGAAGTTTTAGATTAAAACTTCCCATTTTTTGCCCGGGCGCGGTTACAATTTTGTAATAACTATTGACATTTCCGACAGAGTGTGCTATAATTACATTGTAATCAAAGAGAGAAAGGATTTGATACAAATGCAGTTAAGTAAATTTTTTGAGCGTGAAATCCAGCTTATCCAAAGCGAAGATTTGAAAGACTTCACTCGATTTTTTCTTGACACTCGTGTTGGGGAATGGTTTAAAAAGTCTGGGGCTTCTTCTTCTGGTAAATATCACCCTGTATTCGCTCAGGGCGAGGGCGGTTTAATTCGTCATACAAGAGCCGTTGTGATGGTATGTGAAGAACTTTTACGCATGAATACTTATGCGTATATGAGAGATGAATACAAAGATTATGCAAAAGTCGCTTGTATTCTTCACGACACTTATAAATACGGCGGTTTAGAAGAAGATAAAAATTGCTTCAAGCAACACGGTTTGCACGCTTCAAATGCTGTTAAAGAAGCATGGCAGGAATTTTTCAATGAAGAAGCTCCCGAAGTGCTTTTACTGGCGATTAAGTCACACATGGGTCAATGGACTGAGCCGAAAGAAGATAGACCTTTCACCCCTGTTGACCGCCTTGTTCACTTGTCTGATTATATTGCTTCAAGGTCATTTTGGGATATTCCTACTCTTACCGCAGAGTATGAGATTGACGCTCACCCCGAGGATTTTATCCTTGACGACAGCGACCTCCCCTTTTAATGGGGGAGGTCTGGCTTCGCCCCGGGCAGATTACAAGATTGTAACCAAAAAATCCTTGACAAAATAATTTTTTCATGCTATACTATAATCACAATAAAAGAAGAAAGGTTGATACTAATGAATAAAAAAGTTTTTGAGTGTCCTGTAGCAGATTGTACTTGTCCTTATTATAAGTATGGTAATTGCTCCATGTACCCTGAGAGTAATCCTATCTTAGAATGTGATGAAGCAGCTTATTATAACAATGAGTCTGAAATAGATGATTGTGATTATGAAGTAGGCTATGATCCTTATTTGGGTTGTTTTTCAGATAATTGTTAAAGCGGAATGCCTTTACATTCCGCTTTTTAATTTACGCCCGGGCGCAAAAAGACTTCTTTGAAAAATATTAAAAAATTTGTTATAATAATAATAGAAAAAGTATTGACATTTTATTTAGAGTATGATATAATAAATACATCAAAGAGAGAAAGGATTGATACCCTATGAGAATTTGGTTTGACATGGACGGCACTATTGCTGACCTTTATGGGGTTAATGATTGGCTTGAAAAGTTAATCAATTCTGACCCTACCCCCTACGCAGAAGCAAAACCCCTTGTAAATCTTTCGCTTCTGGCTCGGCTGATGAATAGAGTTCAGCGCAACGGTTTTGAAATTTGCATTGTTACCGCTTTGTCAAAGAACAGCTCCGCAGAATATGATGAAGCAGTAATCAAGGCAAAAAAAATGTGGCTTAATCGTCACCTTAAAAGCGTTCGTTTTGATGAGATTCGTTTTGTTCCTTACTGGTTTACAAAAAATGATGTAAATTCTGGCGAGGATATTCTGTTTGATGATGAAGTTCGACACCTTGAAGCATGGACAGGTCGTGCTTGTCCTGCTGATGAAATGATTGAAACCCTCAAGTCGCTTCTTGCGGCTTGAGGGGGACAAAGAAAGGAGATGAAAAAAATGGCTATAGATTTTTCTTTTGCTATTGGTTACGGCATAATTATTAGTAAAGAAGATTTTGAAGCAATTGAAGATATTATTGAGGATATTAATGACCGTGAAGGCTGGGAAAACAAATGGGCAAAATGCCTTAATGATTGGGCAGACGAAGAGCATTTTGTTGGGGTTGTGTATACTATCCTTGACTATGGTGAAGATATTAAAGAATTTAATAAAGATAAGTATGTTTTAAATCCAAAAGATGAACAAGCATTTTTAAAATTCTATAATAAATATCACTTAGAAAAGTTTTTTGAGTGGAAGCCTGACTGTCGTGCTATTGCCTTTATTTCGTAATAGCACTCAGCGCCCGGGTGCCCCGGCAAAATGCACAAAATAAAACAAAATGTTGAAAATCCTTTGTGCATTTTGCCAATAGACAAAACCAATTGAATCTGCTATAATAATATTACAGTCAAGGGGAGAGAGATAAAAAGTCCCTCCCACGAGGTTCTCTCTTTTGTGGATACACGGTAACGAAACAGATTTTCAAAAAAATTTGAAAACCCCCTTGACTTTTTCCTCTCTATGTGATATAATAAAGACAGTCAAAGGGAAGGAAAACCTCCCTTGACAATAAAAATTTGGGTGGCGACCAACGCTGAAAGGATTGATACTATGACTAATAAGATGACTAACCGTAAGGCTCTTGCTTATGTTTGGAGAGTTATGACCTGCCTACCGAGGTAGCTGAGAAGCTCCAGAAGATGGTTGAACAGCTCGACAAGAAGTCTGGCATAGAGCGTAAACCTACCGCTCGTCAGACTGAGAACGCTGTTGTTCGTGAGCGTCTGGTAGAGTATATCGATACTCACTTTGTTGAGGGGTCGAACGGTTACACCGTTAGCGATTTGCTCAAAGAGTGTCCTGCGGTTGAAGGCGACAGCAATCAGCATGTTTCTGCTTTGCTTCGTCAGGCTATTCAGGCCGGTGAGCTGTCTAAGGGTAGCGTAAAGCGCAGAACCTACTTCGCTCCTGTGGGAGTCTATGAAGCTCCTGCTGAGGTTGAGGGTTAACCCCTCAACCCCCCCTGGGGGCGTTTACAGTTGCTATTCGAGGGTAGGACATGAAAAGAGTGACGTGCTCCTACCACGTTCCTGAGTAGTGCCTCGGATAGCGAGTGTAAACGCCTCCGAGCGCCCGGGCGCAATAAAAAAAAAGTTACAAAATTGTAATAGCTATTGACTTTTTCTTCTGACTGTGTTATACTTAATACATCAAAAGAAAAGGAGATAAAAAAATGTTTCAGTTCAAAATGTATAAAGTGTATGATTCCAGTGAAGTTTTTACCCTTATTCAAAAAAAATATGGTGAAGATGTAGAAGGAGAATTTAACGAATCATACTGCCCTCCACAAAGTGGCGCAATTTATTTTTGGATTCCTAAAGATGAAAAAGATTTTGAGGAATTAAATAAACCTGAGCGTTATGTTGCAGAAGTTTTACTTGAAAATGGTATGACTCGTGGTGAAGCGTGTTACATTAGTGTTGATTACTAAGAGCTTGTTCCAAAAGGTTAAGAAGAGAGGTTATAAAAATGATTGTAAATGATAATAAACTTAAAAAACTTATTGACAAAGCAACAGTTTATTGTAATGATTGTCCTATCTATGAAGTAGGCGATTGGACAGCTTGTGATAAATACCGTCAAAAGGTTGATGAGGATACCTGCTTAAAAAAGTTGCGCAGAAGCCTTACTTGATTGGCTCCAAGGGTTTGACATCGCAGAAGCTCTTGAGTCAGGAGCGCACATCATAAATGATCAAGTAATATTTCCTCCTCTCCCACTTCCCGATGATTTCAAGTTAAATGTTCCATGTGATGATTCTGCTGAATCTTGCGCTTCTTCTTGTCCTTGGTTTGACGAATGCCCCTTTGAAGATGATTAATCAAAGGGGTTTGCGCCCGGGCAGATTACAAAATTGTAATATTTTAACTATTGACTTTTTTATCTTGATGTGCTATAATAAATACATCAAAAGAAAAGGAGATAAAAAAAATGACAATAGACTCTGAAAAAGTAATAAAGGTTTCTTTAAATCTTGATGAAAAAAATTTACAAGCTGTTCAGATAGTAACTCGCATGATTGACCTTATTACTGATTTTATCGCAGAAGAAACTCACGGTACTGGGGATATCAATAGTTTTGTCGCTCTTTATTATGACGATAATTTTAATGATTTCTTATTTTCACTTTTAAAAGAAGTTTCTGTTGCAGAAGATAAGATAAGTCGATTTATTAATCGCTGTTTAGAAAAGGAGTAAATAAGATGATTAGTGCAAAAGAAGCAAGACAGATAGCCACAGAAGCTCAAACAAAGAGAAAAGAAATTGCTAATAGCTATCTTTTTTCTGAGTTTAATCGTTTTGATAAGTTAATAGAAACAGCCGCAAGTAGGGGCGAAACTTGTATCCTTCTAAGATTTCAAGATAGAAACCGTTTTTATGATTTGGACACAGATGAAAGAAATACTATTATTCGTAATTATTACGAAACATTAGGATATCAAGTTAAATTTAATCATAAGGTAAGCTATGTGTTCTCTCTCCACTGGTGAGAGAACTGCACCCGGGCTGGTTACAAAATTGTAATAATTATTGACAATTAAGTTATAGTATGTTATAATAAATATATCAAAAAAAGGGAGAGATAAAAATGATTGATAAAGTAATTCTTTTATTTTCAGATCATACTTGGTCTGTCTGTGATAATAACAAGGAAACTATTGCAGACTACTTCTTTTCTCACCATTGGCGTGCTCGTGTAGGTGATAAGTATGTTATTATTATTGATTCAAAAAATAATAAACGAATCATAAAAAGAAAAGAAGATTTTTAAAAACTCTTGACATTTTAATTTATTCACGCTATAATAAATACATCAAAGAAAAGGAGATAATAAAGATGTTTACAAACTTCAGATTTTGGTGGAATACGAAAATTAGGCCTCGCTTTGTCTCTCACTACTGGTGTGAATTTTGGGATTGGAGAGAGAAGAAAAAGACTGTCGGTTGGTATATCTTGAATCGTGAGGGTGACATGATTCCTTGGGTTCATTTCGATCAAGGATTAATATGCCTTTATGAAAATATGATTACTAAAATTGCGCCCCCTATTAATTAATAGGGTTTGCGCCCGGGCACTTTAGTGGCTTAAAGCGATAAAATCATCGGGCCGACGACAATAGACGTCGCCCGAATTCCCGCACCTAACCCCATATGCAAATTTTTCGAGGGCAAGTGCGGCCCCCCATATGGCATCTCATTTTCCCGAAATGGGAAATTTTTTTTTACCACTCTGCCCCCCCGGGCGGGCCCCCGTTCGGTGTTTGCCCCATATGGCTTTTATCTCATTTGAAAGTTACTTGCCGGCCCCGCTCGGTGTTTGTTTTTATAATTACTTGTTTGACTTTCAAAAAATTTTTTGGTATAATATTAAAAAAAACCAAAAATTTTCCGCAGCTCTTTCGTTCCTGTCCATTCCCGTTCGGATGTCCGTTCGGGGAAAAACGCATAGTTCTCATCTTTGCTATGGCGTATTTACAAAGGCTGATTTTTATCAGCCCAGCTATCCAAAAGGAAGTTCTCATGAATTTCTTTCCACAGAAAAATTTTCGTGGCTTTACGAGCCTAAATTTGATTTTTATAAAAATTTTTGATATAATATATATAGAAAATAAAAGAAAAGAGGTTTTTATAAATGGATTATACAAATGAGATTCTTGAGCGTCTACAGAATGGTGAGTCGGCGGAAGATATTGCTGCATCACTTACCAAGAGCTTGAACGAAGCAAATGAGAAGCATAAGGCTGCGGAAGCTGCCAAAAAAGCAGAAGCTGAAGCAAAAGCAAAGCAGGATAATCTTTTTGCCCAGAAGATAGCGGCTGTAGAAGCAGTTCTCTTTGCATTTGAAGATCTTTTGGCAGTTTATGAGGTTGATGATGAGATTCTTGATGCTATCGAAGAGGCTGATCCAGAAGAGATCGTTAAAGTTATCGATGAATCTCTTCCTTTTCTCACTAAGTATATTGAGCTAAGCCAGGAGCTCGAAGCATTGAAAAATAAGAGCCAAAAGGCTGGTGCAGTTCATGCAGTCGACCCTATTGAGGATTTCCTTAATCGAATGGTTAGATAATAAAAGTGAAAATAAGAAAAACCCTTGAGCGAGTTGCTCAAGGGTTTTTTATTTATTATGATAACGATGACGATTACGATAAAATGGTGTTACAATTAACACCGAACGGGGCCACCACTAAACCACAATTTTCTACATAGAATTGCAATTTTTAATATAAAACCGCAATTTTTACAATTTTCAATATAATTTCTTAATTTTTACTATAAAACTATAATCTTCACAGTTTTTAATTATTTCTATATAAAACCTGTACCCTATATAAAATAGGTAGAATACCTATCTTATATTGATTTAAGCTCCTTATCTAAATCTTTCCACCACTCTTTTAGATTCTTAAAAAACATATCTACTGGTTGAGTATAATCACTATAATTAATTTCTAAAGGCTCCTCTTTTACTTCTACTACTACCGGAGTTTTTTTAACTTCCTTTTCTTCTCTTCTATGGTAAAAGTTAAAAGGCTTCTCTTTTCTATATAAAGACACTTCTCCACTATGACTCATTTGACCAAATTCATATCCTTTTAATACTAATTTAATACTTTGATTTGGTCCTGTTCTTACTGCCCAAATATCATCACTATCAATAGTATCTTCTCTATAAAAATTACTATAATCAATTATCCAAACTTGATGTCCTTTATAATTTCCTATATGACCTGACTCATAATAATAATTCATATTTCTACCTTCCTCATTTTTCATTTCATTTTTCTTTTATAAAAATGAATTTTCAATTCATTTTTATAAAAGCCCTTTTTTATTATTTATATAATATCACATTTTTATTTTAATTTCAATTTAAAAATGGATTTTTGTTTTGTTCCAGTTCTTCTTTTTCTAAATCTGTTCTACCTAATCTTAACCAATAAGTTTCTACATCGCCTTTTTCTGCTACATATAAATCCCCAGTGTTCTCATCTATAAATAGTTCTCCTCTAACAATATCTTTTCTATTAAGAAAACTATCTAATTCATGATATTTTACTCTCTATATTAAAGGTAACTTTTTCCCTTTCATAGTAGGTTCAATTTTTGATGGGATTCCTGCCATAAAAATTCCTCCTTTTATTTAAACTATAATCTTCTCAGATATATCTTTATATCTTCTAATAAATCTACTATCTCTTTTAAGAGTTCTCTATTTTTTCTCTCTCGTCTTTCAAGAATATCTTCTATAACATTTTCTAAATCTTCTTCATCTATTTCTAACTCATATTCATCTTCTTCGTCTGTTTCTCTTAAAATCCAATCTCTTTTTATTCTTTCTTGAAGCTCACTTATTTCACGATTTTTTTCTGTTGAAAAAATATTATCATTCATTTTTCATTTCTCCTTTCATAAAAAGCCCCTAGAGTATTTTATAAAAGCCTAGGAGCGAAGCGACTAGGATTTTTAAAATACTCTTTAACATATTTTCCACGTCAGTGGAAAATTTGTAATTTGTAATAGATAATAGAGCAAATTACAAATTACAAATAAAAATTTGTTTTTTACAAATAAAATTTGTATTTTTACAAATATTTTTTGTAAAAACAATATCTATTTTTACAAATATTTTTTGTAAAAAATCACATCTATTTTTACAAATTTCTATTTTTCCATCCATCACTATGATAAACCGTATCAACCGACACGTTTAATTTCTCAGCAATATCTTTTGCGCGCATGCCTTCTTGCGCCAACTACTTGACCATATTATCATCTACTATTTTTTTACGTCCATAATTCTTTCCCATAGTAATTTTTTCTTCATAACGACCTTGCGCAATATCTATTTTAGGTTTAATTAAAGATTCAAAAACAGCAGTCATCATAGGATTTTTATTTGAATATTCTCCATGACACCCATAAGAAGCAATAATATCATATAAATCTAATTTATCTTTTTCATTACTAATACGTTCAATAAAATTAAGCCAATCAGGATAAAATATAAAAGTGCGCTCAACCATATTTATCACCTAATATTTTATCTATATCTTTCTAAAATTTTTCATTAACTTCAAAAATCCAACACTAAAACTCTGGCTTATAAGGATTAGGCATAGATTTAAGAGGTATATTACCCATAGCAACTAAAGACTCCATTACTCTTTTTGAATAAATTATTTTGTTAATTGGCATTTTGCTTATGAGCCTCCTTATGTATTATTTTTTAAATACTCTTTTAAAGCTTTACGAATAATTTGTGACATAGTTAAATCTTCTTTTCTGGCAAATTCTTCTAATTTCTTTTTTTCTGTGTCATCAATTCTAACTGAAATAGTAGTCAATTTCTTTCACTTCCTTTCATGTATATATAAAAATACTTTGTAATAATTTATATAACTTTGTCCTACAATGTAAAAAAATTTTTTAACAAAAAAATTCTCAATTGATTTTTTAATAAAAATATATTATAATATATATAGAAAAAATAATAAAAAGGAAAAATAAAATAATGAATTATAGACCAAAACCGCTAATCCTTTGGGATAAAAATCTTGAAAATAAAAAATATCATGATGAATTAAAACAAGCTCTTTGGGAAAGAATAAGAATTAATTTAATTATCAATTTACAACGTAATGAAAAAGAAATAGGAGAAATTAAATTTACAGTTTCTCCAACTGAATATGAAGATATTATAAATCTACGAGGCGTGCATTGCGGCTACCTTATAAAAAATAACCAAGATATTATTATTAATTTTTTTCCAAGCGATATACTTATTATTATATCTAACGATTTTCCAGAAGTAAAGGAAAATTTTGATAAAAAATATAAAGAATATGAAAAAATTGAATTTTTTAAATAATAAATAACTTTCAAAAAAGGAATAATAATATGATAATCACATTAGGACTAATAAGAGATCATTTTTCATATGGCTTCGGCGCTGTTGAAGGATATGGATTAGAATATGTTAAGTTAAAAGAAAAAAAATACGGTTATCAAGTAAAAATACGTGGCAGTATGTCTGGATCCGCAAAAATTTATTTTATTGATATTGAAGATACTTTACTTTATATAAAACATATTTATAAAACAATAAAAAGTAATTACTCAACAGAAATAGATTTAGATATTTATGATTCATATAAAAAAGTAAAAAAAAATTTATAAAGATAAAAAGAAAAAATATATATGCCTATAAGTCAGCTTAAACAATTTCTATTTTTGAATTTAGTAGATTAGAATTTGAAAAAAAAGGAGAGGTAAAAAAATGAATTTGTATCAAATACTTGCGGAAGCCCCCGTTCGGGGAAATCAAATAAAAGAATTATATATTTTTGCGGAAACTGAAGAAGAGTTACAAGAAAAATTACCTATTGCTTTTAAAAATAAACTTAAATATTCAGAAAAATTAGACGGTGAGATAAATATTATATCAAGACAATCATGGAATATGGGAAAACCTGAGAAAAAGGAATGATAATATGAAAGTTATTACTTTAGGTCAATATAGACTCTTATTTAATGATAATTATGATTGTTATAGTATAGAAAAAAATGTATCTGAAAATAAAAACAAGGAAGTTTGGGCACAGGTTCCCTTTTATTGTTTAACTGAATTAGAACAAGAACTTTTAAAAGAACTTGTTGAAGAATGGACTTCTTCTTGGGATAACTAGGATAAAAAGTCTACTTGTATGGAATGTGGTATTATAAAAGGCTCTAATAATAAAAATGCTTATATTTGCCTTGATTATGAACATAACTGTCAGTATAAATCAACACCACAAAAAATTGGAGATACATATTTTGAACTTTGTCAAAAAAAAGGATAAATAAAAATCATGATATATATTAAATTGCGCCAAACGCAAACACAAGTGATTGAAAATCAAATAGATATACAATATATCTTACAACATTTTCCTAATGACCAATCTAAAACCTATATGCAAAAAAATACTGATATCCCATGGTCAGAATTAATCAACGAAGAAACTATTGTTGCGGCAGTCAATAAAAATGTTCTTTACTTTGCAAAAAACAACTTAAACAATATTATCATAACCAATACTTTATTTAACACTTCAACTACTCTTATTAATTATTTGTGGGAAGAAATTTACGATTTACTTGATGATGATGATGATGCATATAAAGTTGTCGAATCAAAAAGAGAAATTTTTAACGGAACACTAACTACTATAAAAAGGAGATAAATAGTAATGAAAGAGTTAATCACTTATATGGCAGACGATGGCACTGTTTTTGACGATTATGATGATTGCGTTCAATATGAAGATATTAAAAAACGCGAAGCTGCAAAAGGTCAATTGCGCTTTTATGATTTTGCTTATAATATCATTGGAGACGAGACTCTTTTTGAAGGAAAAGCTACTCAAGGTTTATTAGATTGTTATTATCTTTTTGTAGGTAATGAAGCAGCTATAAAACTTGCAGACGAAATGGGATATCTTTCTAATTGTAGTACTCCAAAAGAAATTGGATATTGGTATTACGATTCTAAAAAAGAGCTTTGGATTTCTATTACTAAAAAAATAACAAAGCTAAAAAATGAACTCAATACCCTTGAAAATACCATTAAGAATCTCGAGGTACGTTAAAATAATGTTAATAATTTTTTTATCTATTTTAATGATTGTTTCTTTTGTCGCAGCCTATTTTATTGGAGAGCTTGCAGTAATGGGAAAAGATTGGGTACTTTGGATTATTACTTTTCTTTTTTTAATTTTTGCATTTTTAATTTTAAGCGGTCTTATCACCTGCTTAATTAAATAATTACAAAGGAGAATAATATGAACTTTTTTTATTTTTATAAAATAGAATATTACGCAGATACAGACGGACCTATAATTGCGGAAGGTATAACCTATGGCGCATCTTGGCTTGACGTTATGACGCATCTCGTTGAAATGTATGGAGATACTGAAATGACTAGAATTCTCAATCTTAGTGTTCTTGGCGAGGGCGGTCCTTGTCTTGAAAAAGAAGATCTTATTTTAAAGGAGGAAGAAAAATGTTCTGGTGGATCTTAATAGGAATAATCTTTATTCTTACTATAATTTATTATTTTTTCCTTGCAAAAGAAGATGAAGATGCTCTTTCTCTTATTGTTATAGGATTTGGTCTTATATGTTTATTATTAATAATGGGAGTAATTATTTCTGCATCAATTGACACACATTATTCAATTGAAAATATGAAAATTGAAAAGACTGAAGAAGTAGAGCTTTTACCTTTTTCAATTTCAACTCCTGATGAAATAGCCTATGTAGGTGCTGGTCAAAACAAAACAAACAAGTGTTATTGGTATAATAAAAAAGATATAAAAAGTTCTTCTGGTCAAAATCTTACTTCCATAGGAATTGGTTCTGATGTAAATTTTTATGAAACAGATGAAACTCCTTATATGACAGAAACAGTTTTTGTAGCAGAAAAAAATTTCTTTGCAATGTGGATACCTAGACATACTAAATATGATTTTTATATTCCAAAAGATAGTGTAAAATATGGAATAACAATAACAGGAGAATAAAAGGAGGTTTTATTATGTGGTTTGCTTTTATTATAGGTATCTTAATTATTATTGGCAGTATTCTTTACGCAATTTTTGCTGATTTAGGATATGCTTCTGATATTTTTACAGGAGTCCTAATATCAATTGCAGTAACTCTCTTTATATTAATGGGTTCCTTTTTAATAGGTCAAGAATTTGAAGCCGATGAAGTTTATGATACTAAAAAAGAATCTATTGTTGCTTTAAAAGATAATAATAATCTTTCAACAGGATATTTCTTTATTGGTAGTGGATATATAGATTCAGATTTATATTATTACTATTTTACTGAAAATAAAGACGGAGGAAAAGATTTTTATAGTGTAAAAGCAGAAAAAACAACTCTTTATGATGACGAAAAGAAAGAAACTGCTTACATCGAAACAAAGCAAATGAGAAATTCTAACCCTATTATTAATTTCTTTTTTATTACAGATAGACAAGAACAAGAAATTCATATCCCAGAAGGAAGTATAGATTATTCATTTTCAGTCAATCTTGAATAAGGGGGTAAAAGATGTTTTATCGATGCGCTAAATGCAAATTATATTTACCTCAAAATAAAACTTGTTAGATTATGATTCCTGCAATGCAGGGAAAAATTAATCCAGAAGACTATTGCTCTAAATGTGTAACAGAAATATCTGTTTGCGAAAAATGCGGCAATGGGGTATTGGTTCCTATAATCGAAGTCAAAGATGATACTGTGCATATCTACTGTCAGAATTGTATAAACGCTCGAATTTTACAAGAAAATACCCGTATCGAACAAGAATTTTATCAAAATAATCCGTGACGATTCTCGATATTTTTCGTTACAAATCGTCAAGTGTTAAGAGGCTCATTTTTTCTTTTTGAGCCTCTTAATTTTATTTGGAATAATTTTTATTAAAGGGATAAGATTGCATCCTACAAGATTTCCAAGAGTTACGAATAAAACATTACATAACTATTGCATATTTCCAGCACCTAACCAAGTATAAAATAAATCAGCAATACAATGGTAAAATCCGCCTAAAATAAAAGCTGCTACGCAAATCATAATATAAAATAATCGCATCGGACCTCTTGCGGTGACTGCACAATACATTAATAAACCGCAAGGGATTCCTAATACGAAAGAATAAAAAAAGCCTGCAGCTTCTCGAGAAGCCATTATATTTCTTGCGGCTTCCGCCATAGTTTCATAATTTGGATGCACCAAGGCTACTAGCGCAACAAGAAAAATTCCTATAAAATTTCCAATCCAAATTTTTAAAAGGCTTAAGGGTTTTATTTCTAATGTTGCAAGTTTTCCCGCCTGACCCGTAAATAATTTCATATTGAATAAACAAACTGACATTAATCCAACTGAAAATAAACAAGCTCCTGGGATTCCGCCAATCTATAAATACAACATACAGCCAATTCCTATCATAATTCCAGCTAATACACTCATTAAGTTTCACCTCCTTAAAAAATCTTCTAATATTATTATAGCAATTATTTTTATAATATGCAATCTTAAAGGAAGAATTATAATCTTCAATTGATTTTTATAAAAATATATATTATAATATATATAGAAAAAAATAAAAAGAGGTTTTTAAAGAATGAAAGTATATTGTATTAATCATGAAGATGGAGATATGAGCGATCTCCTTGTAGCTTCAGATATAAAAGCACTTATTTCCTATTTAATAGAACTTGATGTTTTGTCTGCAAATATGGATATCCTCGTCATTAAAGAAGAAACAAATGATTGCGAATGGACTACTTTAAAAAGCTTTTATGGTGACTGTTGGAAAGATACTATTTCAAATTTAACTATAAATGAATTAAGTGATTTGTTTTTTCCATCTGGACTTATTTTTTCTGAAAAAAAAGTAATTAATTAAAATAAAAAAAGGAGCAAAGGCGATAAATATGGAAAAAAATAAAACAGCGTTAGTAGTTGTAGATATGCAAAATGATTTTATTGATGGCGTTTTGGGTTCGCCAGAAGCAGAAGCGATAGTTCCTTTGGTATGTGAATATATTAAAAACTTTGAAGGTGACTATATTTTTGCTACTCAAGATCAACACTTTGAAGAGGATTATCATAAAAGTATCGAAGGAAAGAATATTCCTATTCATTGCGTTCCTGCTACAGAAGGTTTTGAAATTGAGAGTTCTATAGAAAGAGCTCTTGTAGAAAAATTGCGACAAGGAACCGTAGTAATTTGGTGGACTAAAAAAACCTTTGGTAGCTTTGACCTTGCAAAATATTTAATTGAGAGTGTTAAAAGGGACGAAGTAAATAAGATTATTATAGTAGGTCTTTGTACCGATATTTGCGTCATTTCTAATGCGCTAATTTTGCGTGCGGCTTGCCCTAATACTCGTATCATCGTGTATGATAATCTTTGCGCTGGCACATCGCCTGAAAATCATCAAGCAGCTATTGAAGTAATGAATGTAAACTGCATTGATATTTGGAAAGTTTTTTAAACAATAAAGAAAGGAGTGCCATTTGTGGTAGCAAAATCATATCAAAATTTAGAACAAGTAGGAGAACCTTATATTAAGAACGGAAGACAATATGTTCAAGTGCGCACTAAAAGTGGCACTTTAAAACAAGTTCGTTTTTATACTGAAAAAGAATATTTAAAGATGTATCCCGGTGAAAAGATTGAGACCGAGGATAAAATAATCCGTCTTAAACAGCAAAGGGAAGTTTTGGGCTTCGGTGATGAAGGATTCATCACCATCTTCAAAGGTAACACCTATGAAGATAAAGAATATTTTAAAGAATCTAAAGCCAGATATACTCGAATGTGGGGTTGGTATTTTATTTCTACTGATGTAATTCCCGACGATCTTCCAGAAGATGTAGAACCAGTTAGATTACCTTGGAACTTAGTTGGTAATGAAGATGGAACTCTTAAAAATGAAGATTCTGTTCTTGCGGCGGTCGAATCATTAATCTATGAACCTGATATCAGTGAATATCAGGGTAAGATTGGAGATAGATTAGATCTTATTCTTACGATAGAAAGTGCTATTTCTCTTGATGGATATTTTGGTCCCAATACTATGCATATTATGAGAGATTATGATGGAAATTGTTATGTTTGGACTACTGCGGCAAAAAGTTGGGAAGAAGGAACTGAACATCACATTTCTGGAACTGTAAAAGATCATAAAACATATAAAGGTATTAAACAAACTATTTTAACGCGCTGTTTAGAGAAGAAATAAGGAGAGTTTAAAATTCTCTCCTTTATTTTTATAAAAAATTATGATATAATATATATAGAAAATAAAGAAAGGAGAAAATAAGTGGCAATTATAAAAAGAGATAAAGAAGCCATTCTTGTTAGTTCAAAACAACTTTTAAAAGATTTTCAAGAAGCTACTGAAACTTTAGGATATACGCGCATTGGCTATGGAGAATGGAGAAAATTAAAAGTTTCTGAATCAGCTAATTTTGTTGTTATCCACTCTTTTCCGGAATACAATCTAGAAAAACTTCAAATAAAAGAATATGATACTTGGAAAAAAGCACTTGGAGAAACTTTATATTCTTATACTTGTTCAAGGAAATGCGGTATAACATCTAGTAATTCTTTAGCAGCTTTTTTAATAAATTATTGGAAAGATTATCTTCCTTTTGATCTTGAAACAAATACAGTTGAAGTAAGTCAAGGTGGATATTTTATTAGCAATTTAGATTCAGCTAAAGACACAATAACTTATCGAACCGCTCCTATTTCTTCAAGCAATTATGCAACAACTTCAATAGATAATTCAATAAATAATTATATCCAAGAATGGTATAATTCTAATACTACTACATTGTATAACAACATTCTTAATCAATTAGATACTGATGGATATATAACTAAAACTAATAATGATAAGGAGAAAGATGATATGAATACTAACGATTTGATTAAATTCGATTTTGGTCCTGTTTCTGATAAGCAGTTCCGTATGAGTCCTTATGGTATCGCAGTTGCTACTAACGCTAATGGCTGGGTATCATATAACTCTAAGACTGGTGAAGTTTTTAATGTTGATATTATCAACTTCGATATTTCTAAACTCATTTATAAGATGCCAGTAGCATTAAATGCTATTGCTATTGGTGATATTCTTATCCATGGTAATCAGCCTGTTTTTGTCCGTTCTATTAATTCTAACGGAACTATTTCTGTTTTGAATTATGCAAACTCTACTGTTGTAGATATTCTGCCTGTTAAGAGTCCTTTTGGTTTTAACTTCTTCACTAAGGTTTGCGCCTTGGTCGATTTTAGTAGTTTGACCGCTGACCCTGATAATCCTTTCGGCAATATGTTGCCTTTCTTGATGCTGGCAGATGATAATAAGGATTTTGATCCAATGACTCTGCTTTTGTTTAATTCTATGGGAGGCAATAATAACTTTGCTTCTAATCCTATGATGATGTATTTCCTTTTGAGCCAAAAGGGAGATAAGGCAAATGATATGCTCCCTTTTCTTTTAATGATGAATTCTACGACAGCGACCCCACTTTTTGGGAAAAATTTAAATACCGACAAGATTTCCGATACCCCCGTAACTACTTAAATTTTTAATAAATATATAAAAAGGGAGAACAAAAAGTTCTCCCTTTTATTTTTATAAAAAATTATGATATAATATATATAGAAAATGATAAAGAGGTAAAAAAGAATGGATAAAATAAAAGAAATTGTTCCTGTTTATGATGGAAAATTTTTACATTTTTATAATTTTAAATTAGAAAGTGGACGTAATTATGAAGTAGCTTCTCGTCAAAAACTTAAAGATATAAATAAGGTAGGAGCTGATGCTGTAGACATTATTGCCTTATCTCCTGATTTTAAGAAAGTTCTTGTTATTAAAGAGTGGCGAGTTCCTGTTAATGATTATATTTACGCTTTTCCTGCGGGATTACGTGAACATAACGAAGATATTATAACTACTGCAAAAAGAGAACTGTTTGAAGAGACAGGATTAGAAATACAAGATATTTTAGATATTTTACCTCCTGCTTATCAGTCTGCGGGAATGTCTAATGAAGCTGTTGCAACAGTCGTTTGCACTGCTGCAGGTGAGATAACTAATAAAAATACAACTAAAGATGAAGATATATACCCTATGTGGATAACAGAAGAACAAGCGACAGATATAGTATTTAACAATAAAACTTCTGGTCGTTGTCAAATGTTTTTATACTTATTCATGATTAACTAAAAGTTTTATTTTATAGCTTCTAAGAGGCTTAATTGATTTTTATAAAAAAATATTATATAATATATATAGAAAATAAAAAAGGAGAAAGATTACTATATGTTTATTGAGCAACTTAGTAGCGAAGAAAAATCATTAATTAATGCCGTTCGTAAATACGGCACTGATGATTTAGGAGATTTTGTGCATGAAGATTTCGTAAGTTGTGATTCCTTTTTAACTTATTGGGAAAAAGCTAAAGCTTTAAAAATGTCTAAAGTTTTCGGTAATCAACTTATCCTTAAAAAGAAGGTAGAAATTAAGGTAAGCGAAGAAGAGCTCCATGAGAAAATGAAAAAATTCATTTCTTATAGCCCCATTCTCTATTTAAGAGAGAGAATTCTTGATATGCTTGCAAAAAATAATGATATTTATGCTAAGTGGCAGCCTAGCTCCTCAGAATATAGTTGGGAATGGACTTCTATTGAATCAGAGTTAAGATTTTATATGTTTGATATTGATCCATTAATTTCCAATAGATATCAGGGAGAAACTTTAGCATTAAATCTGCCTGATAATAAAGTATTTAAGCTTGTTCATGGCTGTAAAATTATGAAAGCTATGGGTCGTCTTGCTAGAGCGGCAGGTCTGGAACAGCAGTTTGAAGATTTTCGTATTAAACAATCTCAAATTATGAACGAGTCTTTTTTATCTGCAAATTTATGTTTAAGTATTCACCCTCTTGATTATATGACCGCAAGTTGGAATGAAAATGACTGGCACTCATGTATGCATTGGATAGATGGCGAGTATCGTAGAGGAGTAGTTGAAATGATGAATTCTCCTTATGTTATAGTTGCTTATCTTGAATCAAATTCTAATCATATGGAATTTTATGTTGATCCTGAGCATCCTAGGGAAAGATGGAATTCTAAAAAGTGGCGAGAGTTCATGATTGTAAATGATTATGGAGTTTTTGGTATCAAGGGATACCCCTACTGGAATTCTGAACTCGAAGATTTAGCTTTAAAATGGCTCGCAGAGTTATTTACTACTGATCAAACAAAATTTTCTTCTAAAATTTCTAGATGGAGAGTTGGAGAAACCATTGAAGATGAAACTGTAAATTCTTATTTAAATATCAATATGTCTTGCGGTCCTGCTATGTATAATGATTTTTATAGTGGAAATAGATATTCAGCAATTCTCGTTGAAAATTGTGATGAAGATGTTATTTTTGATTATTCTGGAGTAAGCGAATGCGTTATATGCGGTGGTGAAGAAGATTTTGAGGAGTCTTCAGATTTAGCTTGCTTTAATTGCGTAGAGCATCATGTTTGCTGTAGTTGTAGTGACGTTATCGCAAATAGTAATGAACTTGTAATATTTAATAATAGAGAATATTGTTCATATTGTTATGAAAATTTACCCGAATGTGATATCTGTGGTAGGATTATTGACTTAAACCATTGCGATGATGAGGGTGATGTCGAAGCGATAAAATTTGTTATTGGAGAAACTCTTTATAAGAAGAATGATGAAGGCGAAGTTATTTCTACTCAAACTCCAATCATAAAAAATGAAGCAGATAATCCTGTTGTTAAGACAATTTGTGAAAACTGTGCTTCTAAGGTTTTTAAAAAGGGTGTAGATGAAATTCTTTCTTATTATCACGATACGTATTATAGTTGGTGGTGTAGTGAATATATCGTTCCTTTCCATCGAATTAAGGATTTCAAACCTCTTAAAATTAAAGAATCATTTATCCAGAATTTTCAAAAAACACTTAGAACAATAAACTTAGATGATTTTTCATAAAAAATCTTTATTGATTTTTAAAAAAAAATAATATATAATATATATGTAAGATAAAGAAAGAAATCTTATAAAAATAATAAAAAATATTTTAATCAAGGAGATTGAAAATTATGACTAACACTGAAAAACTTACTGACCGCAAGATTTACGCCGCTATTGCAGAGGGAACTCTTGAGGATCTTGATCCTGATGTAATTGCGGAATGGGCTGAAAAGAAAATTGGTCAGCTTGACCGTAAGGCTGCTAAAGCAAAGGAAGCTGCCGCTGCAAAGAAGGCTGAGGGAGATGCCCTTGCTGAAGCCGTTAAGGAAGCTCTTACTGATGAATTCGAGAGCATTGCTACTATTGCGGCTCGAATTGAGGGCGAAGATGTAACCCTATCCAAAGTTTCTTATAGATTGAACGCTCTGTATAAGACTGAAGGTTCTGGTGTTGAAAAGGGAGAAGTTACTATTAAGGGCGAAGATAATAAGACTCGTCGTTTAGTCGGCTACCGCCTTGTTGGTTAATCCTTAGTAAAAAAAATAAAAGCCTCTGAAGTTTTTCTTCAGAGGCTTTTTTATAATAATCTTTTTAACTGCTCGCGGCGCGAGCGACCACAAGAGACCGTAAACTTAAATAAAAGTTGCTTTTACTATTTTTTTTTGTTATAATAATAATAAAAAGGAGTGATTATTTTGAAATTTATGTTATCAAGTAGATAGCCTTTAACAGTTTTAAAAAAAGCAGAAGAAATTCGAGTAAATTATAATGATATTGAAAGATTGGCTGATTTTGTTTCTGATGATTGGACTTGCAAAGGTGAGATAGTTATTTATCTTCCAAAAGATCAAATTGTTAATTGGGATCAAATAGAGAAATATAAAGACATTTTAAATATTGTTATTGCAGTCGAAGATACTCGTATGATTGAAACAGCCAAAGATTTAGGATATAAAGCTTTTTGGTCTTATCCAGCTGCAACTTTTTGGGAGTTACGAAGTTTAATTGCGCTTGGCGTTAATGAAATACTTTTAGATGCTCCAATTTTCTTTGATTTATCAAAAGTAAAAAATATCTGTGGTCCAGATATTGAATTGCGCGCAGTAGTAAATAAATGTTATAATGGATATATGCCTCGTGAAAATGGAATTTGTGGAACATATATTCGTCCAGAAGACATTGAAACTTATAGTGCTTATATTGATCATTTCGAGTTTGATTCAAAAGATAGTATTAAAAAAGAATATGCTCTATATCGAATCTATGCTGAAGATAAAAATTGGCCAGGTAATTTAAATACTTTATTAACTAATTTTGGAGTAGATGTAGATAATAGAGGATTTGAAGTTATTCCTTATGAAAATGATGATAAAAAGTTTTTTGCGCATAGACGAATGACTTGTGGATAGAAATGTCAAGGCATTTCAAATTGTAATTTTTGTAATTCAACAATTAATTTTATTAATCAATTATAGTCTTATGCTGAAAAACAAAAAACAATAAACGAAAATACAGCAGAAAGCCTTACTTGATTTTTTATAAAAAATATATTATAATATATATAGAAAATAAAAAAGGAAGTATAGGCTATGATCGAAATGAATAATGCTGATTATCAACTTTTTACTGCTATTGCACAAATGAAGCAAAATTCTTTACAAAAATCTTTAAAGAATTATTTAAAAAAACATTATTCTCAAGATAAAATTATTTCAACTAAAGATTATTTACTTTGTGAAGGAACTGCTCCTATTATGCTTGTTGCTCATATGGATACTGTGTTTACACATTTTCCTCAACAAATTTTTTATGATCAAAAACAATGTGTATTATGGTCTCCTCAAGGATTAGGAGCTGATGATAGGGCGGGTGTATTTGCTATTATGAAAATAATTCAAAGTGGATATCGTCCGCATATTTGTTTTACCACAGATGAAGAAATGGGCGGATTAGGAGCAAGAGCATTAATAAAATCAATTCCTTCTGCCCCCTTTGAAATAAAATATATAGTAGAATTAGACCGACAAGGTTTATCTGATTGTGTTTTTTATGAATGTGATAATGAAGATTTTCAAAACTTTGTCGAAGGGTATGGATTTTTAACTGAATGGGGTTCTTTCTCTGATATTAGTTATATTTGCCCTCAATGGAAAATTGCAGGAGTTAATTTATCAGTAGGATATTTTAATGAACATCAAAAAATAGAAACTTTATATACAAACGCTTTATATACAACAATTAATAAAGTTAAAAAAATGATTGATGATATTAATACATCTCCTTCTTTTAAATACATTCCTTCTTCTTATGAACACTATTGGTCAAGAATGTCTAAATATTGGGGTTGGGGATCTCCTGATGAAGATGATTATCTTTATGATTATGATAAATACCCAGTTTATTCAACAGGTCCTTATAAATGCTCTAAATGCGGAAGAAGTTTTACCGAAGATGATGTTTTTCTTGTAAAAACAAAAACTGGAGAAAAGAAATATTATTGTGTTGATTGTGTATCCTTTAATGTAAACTGGTGCGAAAATTGCGGAGAGCCTTTTGAAATAGAACGATCAAACGAAATTTATTGTTCTGATTGCGCAAAAGCAAGAAAAAATGAAAATAAATAAGGAGTCTTAATTTATAATGAATTATAAACTTGATATTGATGAAATAAAAAATCAAACAAAAAAAGTTATCGCATACTCTCAAAATATGCCTGAAGATTCAATTCAAATAGATAAAATTATAGACTCTTGGCTCTTAGCAAAAAAATATTTTATTGAACGCTTAGGTGGAAATTTAATTTATCAATCTGATCAATTAGTATCTTTTGAACTTGATGAAAAATCAAAAATTGAAAAATTAAGTCATTTTGCAGAAATGGTTTTTGTTCATTATAATAATGAAGCTTTAAGTAATTTTCTTTATAATCTACCAACAGAAGATTTTTATCACAATAAAACTAGCGAAGAGTTTAATTATTTTGATATTAAAGTTCCTAAAAATTTTAAGGTTGTAAAAGCCTTTAAATTTTTTGAGAGTAATCCTGACATTTTAAAAGAAATTCAAAATGAAGCAAGTCGAATTATTCAAGAAGATATTGTAACAGGATATCTTTGTTTTTCTGTTCATCCCTTGGATTTTCTTAGCGCCAGTGAAAATGTTCATAATTGGCGCTCTTGTCATGCTCTTGATGGAGATTATCGATCTGGCAACTTAAATTATTTAATGGATAATGATACAGTTATTTGTTATTTAAGAGCAGAAAGGGAAGCAACTCTTCCTCATTTTCCTGCTTCTATTCCTTGGAATTCTAAAAAATGGAGAACTTGGTTTCATTTTTCAGACGATAAGACTATGTTGTTTGCGGGAAGATCTTATCCTTTTACAAGTGAAGTAGGATTAGAATATGTGAAAAACATAATTTTACCAGAAATTGGGATGGGAAAATGGACAGATTTTCATCAAACAATGATTTCAAGTATGATTGATGTAAAAACTAATGAGAAATTCTTTTTTGATAAGTGTATTCCAGTAGGAAGAACCTTAAAACCTTTGAAAGATTTAGTTCTTAATGGTCATCAAACTCATATGTATAATGATGTTTTAGAATCATCTTGCTATAAACCATTATATGCTTATAAAGAAGAAGATAGTATTTTTCAAATAGCAACTGGACAAAGTTCTTCTTATTCAACAGTCTTTCATATTGGAGCAGCTTGTTTTTGTCCATTATGTGGGAAAAATAGAATTAATTATCCAGACCTTATGGTTTGTGAAGAGTGTGCAATGAAATATAGCCTTGAAGATAATGAAGACTATTATACTTGTGATATATGTGGAAATTCTACTAGAGAGCTTCATTATTTAAGTTATTCTGGTGTTGAAATATGTCCTCAATGTTACGAGAAAGAAACTGCGGAATGTCAAGTTTGTGGAGCAATTGATTTAAAAGAACAAATAACTGTTTTTAAAGGGCATTATTTATGTCCTTCTTGTAGAGAGAATGAAGCTATATATAAAAATCTTTAGGCAGAAGATTTAAACAAAGAAAAAACATCTGAAGATACAGATCTTTGTATATTTGATTGGGTTTAATTTTTTAAAATAGAAAGGAGAAAATATATGAAAGGCTAGATCGCAAAAGAAAAAGTTGCTAATATTATAAAAACCACTTTTACCAATGATTATATTGGTGAGTTTGACCGCAAGCATTATGTCTGGGCTGACGACGGAAATGGTCAAAGAGTTCAGATTGCTATTGCTTTAACTTGTCCAAAAGTTTTAAGAGGTATAGAAGAAACTTCTCCCACGGCTTTAAATTTCGATGATGATGAAAATTCCGCAATAGAAGCAGCTGCTTTTAAGCCAGCGGAAATCAGCCAAGAGGAACAAGATACACTAGCTGAACTAATGTCTAAATTAGGACTATAATTTTGGGCAGAGTAAATTAAAATTTTACTCTGCTTTTTTATAGTAAATTACAATAAAATCTTACTTTTTGATTTTTATAAAAAAATATTATATAATATATATAGAAAATGAAAAAGAAAGGATTTTAAAAATGATTGTAGTATGTCCTCGTTGTGGAGCTATTTATGAAATCGAAGAAAATGATCCTGATGTAATTATTGAGCCTGCCCCACATATAGAGTGTAAGCGGTGTGGAGGAACTTGGATTTTCCTATTTTAATATTATGAAGTGGCGGAATAGGTAGACGCAAATCGTGTCGAATAGAGAGAAGTCATCGCTAACCCTTGTTAGAATACGTTGCATTAACAAGCAACTTCGGCACTCTAACCAATAATTGGGATTGATAGGTATGACTATTATATAAGGTGCAAATCCTTATCTTCATAAATTTTTATATATGCTTACGTAGCCAAGTATGGTTTAAGGCAGCGGACTGCAACTCCGTGATCGTTGGTTCAAATCCAACCGTAAGCTCCATATGGGACATTAGCTTAGTTGGTTAAAGCCTCCGGCTCATAACCGGATGACCCAAGGTTCGAACCCTTGATGTCCCACCATTTTATTATAAGGAAGTTTTTTTATGAAAAAATATGTAAAACCAGAATTAGATATTGTTTCTTTTTCACTTAAAGATACAATATGTGCAAGTCCAGAAAATTTTAATAGCTATATTGATTCTAATCTTGATGATTGGGATGATCCTACTGTTGACCCCGATGAAGATATAGATTGGTAAGGAGTTTAAAAATGTATATTACAGTTATGAATAGAAATGAAGCTATTCAATATTGTCATCAAGCTCATAATGAGGAAAGTGTAATAATTTCAATATCTACTCCTTGTGAGGAATATCATGATGAACCTTTTATGAGCACTATTATTGGTAATGGTGTTTATGAAATCTGTAGAGTTGAATTTTTTGATATTGATGGTAATTATCCTATCTCCAGTGGTCGTATGACAGCTAATGATGCAGAAATTATAGCTGATGTAATTGAACGTAATCAAGATAAACACATTATTGTTCATTGCGATGCTGGACAAAGTCGTTCTGCAGGCGTAGCTGCGGCTTTAGCAAAATATTATAATAATAACGATGAAGAATATTTTAATAATACTCATATGGTGCCTAATATGTGGTGTTATCGTTTAATGTTAGTTGCACTTTATGGAGAAAATTATTCTGAAAGGAATGTAAAAAAATGAAAAAAATTACTATTTTATTCTTAGCCTTGTTTTTAATTTTTAACTTATGTATTTTTTCAACTTCTGCGGCTGAATCTCCGATTGCGGTAAACTATTATGCCATGCATGTGGCTATTGATGGTCATGGTCATGCAGAAGTAGATAAAGTGGATATTCCTGCTGAAAGCGATGAACTTGTTATTTTTACAGCTTTGCCCAAAGAAGGATATCACTTTGTAGGATGGAAAATTGAAGGAACTTATAATATTATTGAAGGTAATATTTATTCTCCTACTATTAAATTACGTCCTACTTCAGATATTTTTGCTATTGCTGTTTTTAATGATGGTAATGGAACTATCGCAACTATAGATACTTCTCCGATTTCACCTAAAACTGGGCAAAGTTCATTACCTGTATTTTTAGCTTTAGCAGCTCTTGTTTTAAGTACAGGATCAATTATGATGATAAATACAAAAAGATAAAAAGGTAAGAAAAACTTACCTTTTATGGTAACTTGATAGTAGCCTCCTCGTGGCGTTACTGGATTAAAACTAATGACTATCTCGACTGGAAGCATTTAAAAGTAATAGGAGTTTGCTTTTATAAAGACTGGCTTACGAGCTAGACTTGAGTTTTCATTAACCTATTTGAAAAAATGAGGAATCTATCTTTTTCCTCTAAAAGTCACAAATGATAGCGTTTTATCCACGTTACGGATGGCGTTGCGGCAATCTCACGTAAGGATTGCTTGTAGGTCTCCGTCGCCTTCAATAATTGAGGAATTGACTAACCTCGGACGGATTGTCAATGGATTTAGGGGCTGATAATAATCAGCCCTGATCTATACAAAAACATCTTATCTATCATTAGTAGATAGAAAAAGAAACGAGAACGCTATGTGCGGTCTTAGTTATAGGGATTAGTAAAATACTGGTTTATTTTTTTAGCATACCGCTGGTCAAAGTTAATAAAATTATTAATTATATTCTTTATAATACAATGAAAGGAAGTGTATTATAAATGCCAAAAATTAGTAAAGTTTATTAGGTATCAGACAATGAATTTCGTAAAATAGTAGCAGAATCAGACAGTTATTCTGATATTTTACGTTAGTTAGGGTTAAGTCCTAAAGGAGGTTCCTCAACAGATGTTGTAAAAAGACGTATTGCAGAATTACAATGCTCTATATCTCATTTTGGAACAAAAACATTAAAAATATCTCCAAATGTAAAATATTCTTTAGATGAAATTTTAATAGAAAATTCTTCTTATGCAAATATTTCACGTTTAAAAAAACGTTTGATTAAAGAAGAAAGACTGGAATATAAATGTGCGTGTTGTGGAATTTCTGAATGGTTAGGAAAACCTTTAACTTTATAGTTAGACCATATTAATGGAAAAAATAATGACCATCGTATTGAGAATTTAAGATTTCTTTGTCCAAATTGTCATTCTCAAACAGATACTTATGCAGGTAAAAATAAAGGGGAATCGTTCAGCGGCTAGGACCTTGGCCTCCAAAACCAATGACGGGAGTTCGAGTCTCTCTTCCCCTGCGGTCTTAGGCTCAAGCCTTCTCGTGGCAAGACTGTTTTACTAATTGAGCCATGCGCCCAATGGCAGTAGGCGTATTTAAAGTATCTGACCAAACTTGAACGAAAGTTCTCGAGTCCAAAAGCCTTGTTCATAAGACTGGGGTTGAACTGCAAGCCCATTACGAAAGGGAATAATAAGTATAGAAATATTTTAATCTATACGAAGTAGGTAAAAATGAACTGAAATACCTCTGGTAAAGCGTTCCTGCTTTAGTGGAATGTTTGTTTAGGAAACTACATTAAATAAGTATCCTATGGTGGATTAACTGCCCATCATTACATAAATAGCAGTCTATATGCACCTGTGGTGGAATGGCAGACACGCTAGGCTAAGGACCTAGTGCTCGTAAGGGCGTGCAGGTTCAAGTCCTGTCAGGTGCACCAAAACCTTGAAAACTATTTCCCAAAGCTTTCAAGTATCCCTTAGTGTCTCAAAAAATATTAAAGGAGAGTAGAAAAAATATGAAGAAATTACTAATCAAGGTTATTTGTTTAACAGTATTTTTAATTATATTAATAGGATTTTTTCCCGCTTGTAATAATTCTTCAAATTCAAATGCAGGCGATATAGAACCTAATGCTACAATGGGAATTATTAATATTACAGCGACAGAAGAAAGTCGAGTTTCATCTACTGTTAAATCTACTATTCATCCAACAGAAGCTCCAACAGAAAAACCTACAGTTATTTTTAGTTTTGAAGAGGTTGAGGAAGAAACTGTTCTTCCCACTCAACAAGCTGATAATTATGTTGAAAATGAAAATAGTTATGAATATATGAATTTTGAACCAGAAGAGGAATATGAAGATAAAGACTATTATTATGATTCTAAAAAAGAGTTTGAAACTAGTTCAACATCTTCTTCTATGACGTATACTCCTTCTGATTTTCAAGATATAGGTATAATTAATTGGGGTGATTGGACTTGGACTTATTATAGTGAAAAACTTTTGTCCGGAGAAGGACTGTATTTACCCGGAAGATATACAGATGATAATGGATATATTTGTGATGGTAATGGATATATTTGTATAGCATCATCTTCTTTAAAATGGGGAACTATTGTAAATACACCTTTTGGTAAGCAAGGTAGGGTTTATGATAGCGGATGTGCAAGTTATATTCTTGACGTTTATGTATCTTGGTAAGGAATATTTTTAAAGGTGTTTTTTTTATGCAGATTTATATTTCATATTTTTATCAAATTCGTTTTATGAAACCATATATGATTCCATTGTCTACTGCAGTATGGGATCCTTCTTGGTTCCATAAATCTAATGGACAAGATTATGTATGGAAAGATAAAAATGGGGTTTATAATGGCTTGCGCGCTCCGGTGTTTGCGCCCGGAGATATGTGCGCAGGACTTTGCCATGGTTTAGACCAATGCGAACAGAAAAATCCAGACTCTTGTTTATTTTTAAAAACCTATCGTTATCAATTAGATCAATTAGATTATAATGATATTATTTCTCGATGTGAAAAAATGGGCAATCATATTAAATCTATTGAAAACTTTTCTGAAGAACCAGTGATCATTTTAATCGTGTATGAAGCACCTACTAATTTTTGTTCTGAACGTAAACCAATTCAAGATTGGTTTATGGCTCATGGTAAGAAAGTAAAGGAGTGGACACCAAAATGAGAAAATTATCTGAAATTCTTGAAGAACTTACTGAAATTATTGATATGCTTATAGATGTAGGCATGTTAGATAGAGATGAAAAAATTATAAATAAAATTGAAAATATTGAACAAGAATTATATGATTATGTAAGAAAAGAAGAAGGTTAATTTTTAAATTAAAATGGAGAATAAAATAATGGATAATAAAATAATTTATCAAAAAATTACCGCAAGAGAAATTCTCAATATTATTGAAGAAATTTGTTTTAGTAAAGACTATACTAATTTTCGTATTAATCAAGGCTCTCGTGGACAGAGAGCCTTGATTATAGAAAAAATAAAAGAGAAATATGATATTAAATAATATTAATTTAAGGGATAAAGTATGAATTTAAAAATTTGTATCATTTCTTTTATAGTTTATATATTAATGAGTTTAATAGGTAATTATATAGAGAAAAAAAAATAATGAATTACCAGATACTTTAAATAGTCTACCAATATTATATGCTTCAATGTTTTATCATTTAGTAAATATTGGAGTAGGTATTATTTTTATAATATATCTTATTAGACTAATATTCAATTTCTAAGTAAAAAAGCTTTAATTGATTTTTATAAAAAAATATTATATAATATATATAGAAAATGAAAAAAGGAAAATGATATAAAACGAAAGAATGAATTAAGAATCATCGTTTTATTATTGCCTTAACTAAATAGTTATATATGCGGATGTAGCTCAATTGGCTAGAGTTCTTGCCTTCCAAGCAAGCTGTTGCGGGTTCGAGTCCCGTCATCCGCTCCAATTATACTAAATAAATTAAGATTCTTTGATTTTTATAAAAAAATATTATATAATATATGTAGAAAATGAAAAGAAAGGAATTTTAAAATGTTTGATGATTTTGATGACATTCAAATTGAAGATTTAATTCCTGAGGAATATGAACGAGCTATCATGGATGACGATTATCGTTGGTATTTAGAAGATTTCTATAATGAAAGAGAAGAAAATGAAATCTATTAAAAAAAGAAAAAGACCTTTTTATTCAAAAAAATATTTATCTATTGGCGGTGTTCTTTATCCTAAAAATGAAATTTTAGCAATAGGAAAAGTTACTTTGAATAATACTCTATATGTATATATTAAAACACAACGAACAATGTTTTATATTGATTTTGGTGATGATGAATCATATAATCATTACATTGTTGATTGTTGCATTAAAGATTTTTGTAAAGAGCTTAATAAATTTAAATAAAAAAATCACAAATTGATTTTTATAAAAAAATATAATATAATATATATAGAAAATAAAAAACAAGCGGATTAAGATAACAAATAGTGAAGCCAAAATGTTGCTCCGCAACTTCACAACAAAAGTGGAAAAATCAAAGGGTAGGAAAGTAACGTATGACTTTCTCTGGCGAATCCACATTTAATATCGTCCCTTGTAATTTGCGCGCGGGGGCAAATATAGTGCCGATTGGCGACGCGCTACTGGAAAAGCAAAAAATTCCAGAAAATCAATAAAATGTGCGGTTGCTCGACCTTAAGAGAAAGTCCGTCTTCAGGCATCGGATACTGTGTGGTAGGCCCTAGTCCACACTAATTGGAAGAGCAAAAGTTCCAGTAATCAACAGATGTGCGGTTAACTGACCTAAAGTTTTATATGGGGCTGTAGCTCAATCGGGAGAGCATTTGTTTTGCAAGCAAAAGGCAGAGGGATCGTAACCCTCCAGCTCCACCAGTATGGGAGATAGCAAGTATAACAAGTTTCTTAGAGGGCTATCGGATTAGGCTAATGAATTGGGTGACGCCTAAGAATATGGCTCCGTGGTCAAGCGGCTAAGACGCCGGTCTTTCACATCGGTAACGCAGGGTTCGATTCCCGCCGGAGCTACCATGTCCGAACTTTCGATGGATGAAGACAAAAACTACTGCCATCAAACAGGTATATTCCAGATACCTTGTAGCGAAAAAATCTGGCGTGAGACGTAATACGATAATGCTAGTCTGGGGTTGATAGTGACCTTCTGGGAGAGAGAGGAACTATTAGTATTTAACGGTATACTTTAGGATAGCTGTCTAACCGTTTATATGGCTCCTTCCTCTAATCGGTCTAGGAGGCTAGCCTCTCAAGCTAGTAATGTGGGTTCGAACCCCGCAGGAGTCAGGGAAGAAAAGATTAAGACCTTCACGCGGTTCTTCCTGTTTTAAACTAACATTAATCTAAAGATATAAAGCAGTAAGAGTCTGCTCAACATATAAGATGCCTAGCGGAATAGGGAAACCATAAGAACTCCTTCTTATATGTGTAGCGGCTATGAGCCGATTAATTAAGGGCTAGCGTGGGAACTACGACAGTGCTATATATCCTACCGTGGAGCAGTTGGTCAGCTCGTTTGCCTCATAAGCAAAAGGTCGGGGGTTCGAATCCCTCCGGTAGAACCAAATAAAGTCGCATACAGCAAAAATTTTCTTTGTAGCTCATTGGGTAGAGCGTCAGTCTGCGGAACTGAAGGCAGTGGGTTCAAATCCCACCTAAATTAATGCGACTTGTTTATATGGTGGTATAGTTCAGTAGGTTAGAACGCTTGTCTGTCACACAAGAGGTCGGGGATTCAAATTCCCCTATCACCGCCAAAGACTTGAGAGCTAGGGTCTATAAATAATAAGCTAACTGGTAGTCAAACCAAAGAAAACTATGATAGTCAATACTACTCGGGACTTGATTAGTAGTGGCGGATTGAAGTGAGTCCGAGAACAAAAGTGCATATGGCTTTTTCACTTATATATTCCCGTGTAGCTCAGTTGGTAGTAGCATGTGGCTGTTAACCACAGGGTCGGAGGTTCGAGCCCTCTCGCGGGAGCCATGGGGTTGATTTACCACCTTACCGATGTAAATCTGAAGTTGCTCAAGGTAACCGTTATGTGTTCGTTTGGGTGTTAAGAAGCGAAGGAGTTAATTTTAGTCGCTCAGAGTGCTAAACCTTTTGAGAGTGCGAGGATAGGTACTCTTGCTCATTCAGGCAAAAGTGAATAAGGGCGTATGGGCGTCCGTGCAGGGCAAAAGGAGTAGTAACCACCCATTTAATATGCTCTTTTGGTGGAATGCAAACACGCTAGGCTTAGGACCTAATTTGAAAGAAATCGTGGGGTTCGAGTCCCACCTTTGGAGCCAGCCCATAGTGGATAGTCGGGTTTCTCTCGTAGGCGGTTTAGGAGAGTAATACAACCACCCAATTCGAGGTATGGGATAATGAGTGCCACCTCAAAAGAGCCAGCTTCATTTATGTGCGTGTGACGCAGAGGTAGCGTAGCTGATAAAATTTTTGGTCATTTTAAAATAATTTATATATATTTTTCTTTATATAACCTTGGGAGTATAACTCAGATGGATAGAGTATCAAACTTTTAATTTGAGAGTCATGGGTTCGAATCCCATTACTCCCACCATTTTAAATATAAAGGAGAATATTTATGAATAGTAAAACTAAAGGCAATATAGGTGAAGCTATTGCTTTAGCAGAGTTTACCAAACGGAATATCCAAGTAGCAATTCCATTTGGAGATAATGCAAGGTATGATTTAATTGCAGAATTTAATGGTAAATTAAATAAAATTTAGGTAAAATATTGTAACTAGCTTCAAAATACTGGTTCTATATCTTGTCCTTGTGCTAGTAGCACTAACCATACTACAAATAAACATTATACTACCTATGAAAATGATATTGATTATTTTTGTTTTTATTTAGCTTGTTGGGATAAAATTATTTTAGTTTCAATTAATATTATAGGAACACATAAAACTTTATCTTTTAGGCTAGATAAACCAAAAAATAATCAAGGAAACATAAATTTAGTTTCAGACTATGAATTTGATAAAATAATTCATTAATCAAGGCGTCGTGGGTTCGAGACCCGCCACGCGCACCATAAATAGACACATTCAGCAATTATTTTTAAGCTATAATCTTTTAAATTATTTCGCTAAAAAAGTGTCTAGTTTTGTCGCGGTAGCCCAATGGCAGGAGGCGGTTGCCTTAGAAGCAATACAGTGTGGGTTCGAATCCCACCCGCGGCACCAATATAAAAATATACGGGGTTAATGCAGAGGTCAGCAGCGGAGCTTCATAAGCTACGAGTCATAGGTTCGAATCCTATACCCCGAACCATTATAATATGATAAAATAATTAAAAGCATTGGCGTGGTGCGGCAGCTGTGCCAAATTCTTGAAAAAGAATCCGAAATTGTGTCGTATATCATATTATATTTTAGAAATAAGGTGAAACGATATATCCTTATTTTGAAGTCGTCATTGAAACAATATATATGACGCCGGTAGGAGTCCACTTTAAGTCTATTCGCCGATTTAAGTAATAGCATAACTACATGGGAAAATGTGTGAAACATCAGTCAATTTAAGTGAATATTATTATGTTAAGTCAAATAAGAGAGGTAGTTTCTCTCTATCGTGTCTGATGGGAGTATATTTGATACTGACATAAGAAATAATAGACAAGTTATATTAGTTAAAAAAATTTGAGGCGATAATAAATATACCCCTTGTAGGTTTAAATATTTATTGGATGTGGTGTGGCTACGCAGACCAACTCGAAAGTGTCTAGGTGTAATGTAAAATTGGATTAACTAATTGCGCTTGTCTATTATTTTATGAAAAAATTGATTTTTATAAAATATTTTGTTATAATATATATAGAAAATAAAGAAAGAAAGAACTGTTGGCAGGATCCTAACCACATTTTTTGTGCAGGTTAGGCTACAGGGAATTGCTACTGCTGTATATCCCTCTCTTTGTAATAAAAGACTATTTTTCTGATAGGAGTCTTTTATAAAACTTGTAATCTTCGTTTTGATTTCCTTTCTTTGGCTTTTACGAAAACATCTTTTTCTATTTTCATTACAAGAAAATTTTTTACCTATCAGTTTTATATGCGGCTCTAGGCTAATGGAGAAACCGGAGGACTACGAATCCTTTATTATCCGTTCGAATCGGATGAGCCGTGCCATTTTAGTCGCGAGAGGTAATGGTTCAAAAATTCTCTCTGCAAATACACAATAGTTTTTGTATACACAAAAACCGCGATTATCCTGATGTCGATAGGCAAGCATTAAAAGCCGAGAAGAGAATATAGCCCATACGATGGAACAATAGGAGGATTGCACTCCGTGCCGATGTACTGGTATAAATAAAAGCTGAAATCCATCAGGGATGCGTGTGATTGAAACTGCACACTCGACAAGATAAATATTATCCAAAAGGCGAAATGGATGTAAAACCGGCAATGGGCAAGCCTTCGTAAGTGCGAAAAACCAAGACGCCATTTATATGCTCGGTTAGCTCAGTTGGGAGAGCGTCTGTCTTACAAACAGAGGGTCACTGGTTCGAGTCCAGTACGGAGCACCAGAAGGTATTGAGCATTAGCCTTCAATCAATGCTAAGTAAGATTGTAGTAGAAAAAATAGAGGCTCTCTACATTTGCGTGAAGTCGCTCTTCACATATGCAAAAGATATAAGGCAGACCTGAGTTCCTTATCAATCTTACGTTTATAATTATTTGAAGTAGGAAGATTCCGCGACGCCTATACGCCGATGGTATGACAAGATTGTTTATATTGTTACAATCTGAGAGATGCGGGAGAAAGTCGCACCCGCCAAATAATTATATATTTTTTATATCCTTCAGACACGCACAGCAAAAATTATATTCTGTAACATCAGGGTGTCGTCGGTTCGAATCCGACTTTTACTTCATTTTGTAAAATGGCGCAGTTGGCAACGTATTTGACCAAAGATTATAGTGTGTCTAGAAAAAAAGGAGATAATAATAATGGATGAAATTCTGTTGAAAGATGTAGGAAAATATATATATCCTTTTATTGGTAATACTGGATATAATGATAGTTATTATTTTGATGCTTTAGTAAAAAAGTATGGAAAGAAAACTGTTTTAGAAACTATTGCTTATATTCAAGAAAATGGGAGTTCATTTAATGTTTTTAAATAAAAGCAATAAAAATAATATATAAATAAAAAGAAATGGGGGAAGAAAAAATGCGAAAATTCTTTTCTAAGATAACTAATGAAATGAAAGAAGGTAATTTTTCTTTCTTCATTCTAATAGTAGGTATTATATAGATTGGTTTAATGATTGCAAATCTTTTTAACTAAGGAGATTTATTATGCTACATACTTTGAATAGAGCTTGGTTAGAAATTATGGCTAAGCAATTGGAAAAAGGAATTATAGAAGATTGTTTATGTGTATGCACTGATGAAGAATTTTCTATGATTCAAGAAGTTGTAAATAAATATAAGGTTAGTCGTAAGTTCTTTATTGTTTTTACAAATGAATTAGAACAAGCTATAAACATTTGCTCTTTCCTTAGAATTTCTCCGAATGAAAATCCTTCTATTATGCCAATTCCAGTAGATAGAATTTATGGTGATATCCTAATTTCACATGAAATGCATAATCCTATAATCATTGATTTTTTAAGTCGTCGTAGAAAAAGAAAATATTAATTTGTTCAAGTGATGGAACGGCATACATACTTGGCTCAAACCCAAGGTTTTGTGGGTTCAAATCCCACCTTGAACACCATATATATGCCAAAGTAGCTCAGTTGGTTAGAGCAACGTCTTCATAAGGCGAAGGTCACTGGTTCAAACCCAGTCTTTGGTACCATCATATGCTTGTGTAGCTTAAGCGGTCTGAGCGCTGGTCTGAAGAACCAGAGGATGAAGGTTCGACACCTTCCGCAAGCACCATTAACACTGTATTTAAGACCTGTAAAGTGAGATCCTGACGTATTTTACCTTTCTTTTGGAATATTCGCGTATTTAAAAAACTTTGTTATGATAATCACCTTTTTTAAGCAGTCAGGCTGCAGGTTGCTATCACTTTATATATAGTGTTATCTTCAGAAAAAATAAAACTCTTCGTAGAGAAAGTTTTTTAATTCTGGATAATTGTAATGGCAAGGAACAATTATTTCTTCTTTTTATTCTCTACTTTTTATTTATTTATGGTAGGTTAAGCCTAATTTGGTAAGGCAGGAGATTGCTAATCTCTGAGTAATCGAATTTATTTCGGTGTCTGGGTTCGAGTCCCAGACCTACCGCCAATTTTATATTAAGGAAAGATTATGAAAGATAATATTAAACAAATCATTATTTCTATTATAGGAATAATTTTAATTATATTAACTGCGTTTTTTGCTATAAAAGAAATAGGAAAAGAAAGCAACAAATATTCTCAAGGTTTTTATCAATACATGGTATATGTAGATCCAAAATCTAAAGAGCTATATATTTATGATCATGGTAAATTTGAACCTTTATTAGATTCATACGGTAATCAAATTATTGTGCAAGAGGAAAAGCAATATGAAGATTGAAGAAATTTATATGCGACAAGAAATTCGACAAATGCTCAATGAAGCAGGAATTACTAAAGATACTTTAAAAGATATGGTTAAGGAGGTTCTTAATGAAGAACTTAATAAAGCTTGTAAACAAGCTATGGCGGAATATAATGTGGAAGGTTCTGTTCAAGCCTATTTCGAAGATAATGCCGGTAGAGCTTTAAAAAATTGTCTTAGTTCAGAAGTTAGACAAATAATGCGTGAAAAACTTGATCGAATTGCTTTAAGAGTTTCTGTGGATGTAACAGAATCGCAGCTATTATAAAAATATGGTAGGCGTAGTGCAGATGGCTAGCATGTCAGATTGTGGCTCTGAAGATCGTGGGTTCGAATCCCACCGTTTACCCCACATGGAGCAGTAACCCTAATTGGTAAGGGAATAGTCTAGAAAACTGTTAGTAACCGTTTCGGCGGCGTGTGGGTTCGAGTCCCACCTGCTCCGCCAAAAAATAAAATTACTTAATCATTAAAAGAGTTAATTCTCTTTTAAAATTTTTATATAAAAGGGGAGAAAAGGAAATATGAATGATGTAAGACTTAAACTTTCTCCGCCTTGGATTACTTATATCAATTAGGTATAAGCACTTCTTGATGGAGATCCCAAAATCGCAATTAATATTAATGCAAGAAAGAATTCTTTAGTTATTGCAACAAATAACGGAAATAAAGCTACTGCATTAGTAAAATTGCTTCCATCTGAAAAAACATGGGGTAATATTACTTGGACAATTTCTGTTGATGGTCCTATGTCTAATAAAGCTTTTACAAGTAATAAAGAGCTATTTGAAACCGTCTTTGAGAAGAATCCAGCTTTCTCTTGTTGTGTTGCTCCTGTTCAAGATGGTTACCAATTCATTGATTTTACTTATATTATTTTTAAGAATTGTGTAGTTCAATTTTTTAATGACAATCTAAATGATGCTTTTGGTAATGTTAGCACTCTTTATCAAGATATTGCTCCTGAGGTATTTGAAAATACTCCTATTGGCGTTCATTATTGCACAGATGTTGAACGTGGTAATCTTGGAAAACCTCTTGGCGAGTGGCCGTAAGAATCTTTTTGTTCCGGGGAGAAGAAATTCTCCCCTTGGAATAAAAATTATAAATTGATTTTTATAAAAAAATATTATATAATATATATAGAAAATGAAAAGAAAATAAAAAGAGAAAAAAATAAATATAGGAATGTAGCTCAGATGGTTAGAGCGTTCGGCTGATAACCGAGAGGTCGTGGGTTCGATTCCTTCCATTCCTACCATATATCCGGGTATAGCTCAGTTTGGTAGAGCGCTTGATTTGGGTTCAAGAGGCCGTGGGTCCAAGTCCCACTACTCGGTCCACATAAAATTTAATAGACCTTATACAGCAATCTTTCATTATAATAAATGATAAAAAGACTGGTTGATATTAATATATCATTAGACGATTTTAGCCAAGCGATATGTAATTGATAGAGAGTTCAAACAAGGGTTACATTGATGGTTATACTTGTTAAAGAGCTTTAAGGTCTAGTTGAAAATAAAACAAATTGTTTTTTATAAAAAAAATTTGTTATAATATATATAGAAAATAAAGACCGATACAGCAATTATAGTTTTAAACTATACGTCGCAGGTTCGATTCCTGCTTTGTCAGCCAAAATTAATTTGACAAATAGATCAGTTGGGAGATCAATAGCTAAAAATATTCGGTCTTGATATATAGGGCTGTAGTTTAAGAGGTTAAAACATTGGACTTTGACTCCAATGATCCCAGTTCAAATCTGGGTGGCCCCGCCATGGCATCATGCTTAATAGCAAGTGTAAGACCAAAAGAGGTAGGATGTAGGATTAGAAGAGTCCAGCATTTAAAGATTGGTTTGCGGTCGCGAGGTAAGCCTTTGGGCAAGCGCCACACTACCAAGGTTCTCGATTAACCTTAAAATCGTTTCATGAGGTTGCGGGGCAACCCGAGAGGTAAGCAAGGTTTGATTCCCCACAGGATGGGTTCGACTCCCATTCGGATGGTTTAAAACCTCTCATATGGCATCAAGTAAGAAGCCTTCTCGTGGCGATGCTGTTTCCACTAATTTCTTACAAGAACTTTGAAAATTTGCGTAACTCAGTGCAGAGCAAATGCCATTGTGCTGAGGTATTTACCACACTAAGGTGCGGGCTAAACAACTTCAAAGGATACTTTGAAATATTGTGAAATTTCTTTTTAGTGATAAATTGAAATTGTTTTATAAAAGTAAAACGCCGAAGGTAAATAGCGCAAGTTATATTTTCTAAGCTAGGACGGTGTCTTATCGCCCTCATAATAGACGCCCCAGATGGGGAAGAATCCTTGTTAGGTAATAGGCTTAGCAACCTTTGCAAACCAAGGAAATGCTAATAAGAGGGTCTGCTGTGATGTCTTGGTAACAAGGCTATAAGGTAAGGTCAACGCGCGAGTAGCCCATAAGCAACGATTAATGGAAAATAGATAGCAGTTTATGAATAAAAACTTCTGAACGGCGGGTGAAAGTTGGAGGTAAACATTCCTCTCCGAGAATTGGTCCTTTGGGACTGGGGCAAGAAGTGTCGGGGTCGCTCCCCTAATGCTCAGACTTGTTTCCTCGGTAGTCTAACAAGCAGGAAATATAAAAATTGTAGAGCGAAGGTTCACGCAAATTTTTCAAATTCATTTTTATTTTTTGATTTAGTTAAGAAAAAAAGCAGATAAAGATCTTGTAAAAGATTTAATCTGCTAATATATGGGCAAAAACAGACAGGGTGTCTGTTGTATTTTTCAAGTAATAATGAAGGAGTTGATTACATTGTTATTTGAAACTAATAAAGATAAAGGTCGAGCTGGAATTTCAGCTGCGATTGCTTATTTCGGAATGAATGGATATACTGTTTGTATCCCATTAAATGATATTCAAGATTATGATTTAATTGTTGATGATGGAAATGATATTTTAAAAATTAGTTGTAAAGCAACTGGTTCTCATGCTTCATCAGGATATTCTGTAGTTAGTTTAAGAAATTGTGGGGGCACAAACGGTTCTGTCTATGGACGTGAAAAAGATAAAAATAATGATTATGTTTTTGTTCTTAATGAAAAAGGAGAAGAGTGGTTATTACCTCAAAATATATTAACTTCAAATGCTATGACATTAGGAGAAAAATATTCTCAATATAAAATTAAATAACCCACGGTATCCCGTATATGGAAGCTGTCCTGACTGTAAATCAGGTGTCGTAAGACTCACGTGGTTCGATTCCACGACGCGGGACCATGCGCTAAGCGAATGTAAACAACCTCCCCGTGGTGCTTGGTGGTTAATACTGATAGTTTACAATTAAATCCTTCATTATATTTAAACCTACGTAGGACATTGAAGGCTGGTAGAGCAGTAGTGAAGAAAAATACGACAGGGAATTAAAAAGGTTAGTTGTATATAAAGTAAAAAAGAAAGCTCTTCATTTCTTGTCTGTCGTCTTTATTTTGAAATTATACAATTAACGAATCTTCTGATATGAAAATAGTGAAAAGTTTTGACCGATGGTAAAAGGTTTTACAAAGTAATCTTTATACACTTGATGAAATGTAAAAAGAGGTAGGTATTTTAGTATATGGCAAGTTATATTGACTGGCGCATATAAAGTAGGTTCAAGTAACGATGTTTCATATCAGGGGATTTTTTTTTATTATATAATAATGACCGAACGGTTTGCTTGCGGCGCGAGCGCGCGTAAAAACCGTAAACCCAAAACAAAATCACTTTTCAAAATTTTTAAATAAAAAAGGTTTAATTGATTTTTATAAAAAAATATTATATAATATATATAGAAAATGAAAAGAAAATAAAAAAGAAAAAAGATACGGAGCCGGCGCAATAAATGGTTCCACCACCTAGTTCGTAGTAATTATGCGCTGAAAGACTGGGGAACTCTAGGAGAAAGTCTTCTACGGCGAAGGGTTGTGCCTTCGCAATATATGCTGAAGTCCCATAGTGGTCGATTGGAACGGTCTTGTAAGCCGTCGGCTTTGCCCGCGTGGGTTCGAATCCCACCTTCAGCTCGGTATCATAAGGAAGGCCTTCTCGTGGCGATACTGTTTTTACTAATTTCCTAAAAAAAAATAAAAAAGGAGCTGTTTAATTATAGCATACATTTATAAAATTACTAATGATATAAATTAGAAAATTTATATCGGTAAAACAGAATTTTCTATTGAAAAAAGATTTAAAGAACATTGTCGAGATGCTTTTAAAGAGCATAATGAAAAACGTCCTTTATATTCTGCTATGAAAAAATATGGAATTGAACATTTTCATATCGAACAAATAGAAGAAACAAACAATCCAGAAGAGAGAGAAAAATACTGGATTGAACATTATCGTTCTTTTAAAAATGGATATAATGCCACTTTAGGGGGCGATGGAAGAAAATATATTGATTATGATTTAGTAATTGCCACTTATAAAGAATTAGGTAGTGTTAAAGATGTAGCTTTAAAATTATCTATTGATCAAGGCACTATTTCTCGAATTTTACATAGTAATAATATTAAAGTAGCTTCAATTAAAGAAGTTCAAACTATGAAATATGGTAAAATTACAAATATGTATGATTTAGAAGGAAAATTTTTACATAGTTTTCCTTCTACCAACGAAGCCGCTCGTTATATGGTAAAACAAAAATTAACAGGTTGTAAACATACAACTATTAAACAACATATTACAGAAGTCTGTACGGGTCGTCGAAAAACAGCTGCTAAATATAAATGGCGATATGGATAATTTTGATTTATATAAAAATAGATATAAATACCAAAAGGTATAGCTTTTAAATGATGGGTGCGATTGAAAGTGATGCTTTCCCACTATACAAAATGGTGATAACTTGGTTTAGTTAGATGGCGCTAAGTAACTGCAGGTTATTAAGAATCAGCTGTAATTAATAACTAAATGCCATTATATTTGCGGCTGTGGCGCAATCGGCTAGCGCACGTGCTTGCCATGCATGAGACTGCGGGTTCGAATCCCGTCAGCCGCTCCAGATAATCGAGTAGTGAGTATAAAGCCATATGGATTATGCTACAACGTACAAACTATTTTATAAGCATCCGTACAATGCTAAAATAGTGTAGCAGAGATTAGGGTGATGGTGTAATAGGCTAGCATGCTGCCCAGAGAAGGGCGGAGGTGTAGGTTCGAATCTTACAATATCTCGACCAAAAAGAAAATCTCTTAAAAGTATGAAATATGAAAAAACAATACAAAAATATTTTAGAAAAAGACTGTTTAAGCCCACAGGTTAATTAGTAAAAGGCTTTCTAGTGCGGGACTGCGCAGACCTAACCTAGATATTGTTCCTATAGGTGAAAGTCCTATAGCTCGATTCTATATTTGCCTCGGTAGTTTAATTGGTAGAACGGCAGTTTAGTAATCTGCTAAAGGGGGTTCAAATCCGTCCCGAGGCTCCATTTTCATAAGACGTATACTGCAAATCTTTTTATTTATGATGCATTAATTTAGGGAATTAAAATAGCAAAATAAAAGCGTCTTGAGTCTTGAAAAGGAGTAAATATGTTTGATTTAGACCAATTTATTCAAAAAAGATGTATGATGTGTGGCTCACAAACCCAATTTGGTTAGAAGGATGTCTTTTATACCAAGAAATAATAGAAAATGAGAAAAAGGAGTATAATAAAAATGAAAAACAAGTATAAGTTTTATAACGATGGAAAAAATAAGATTGTAGCAGTATCTACTTACGCTGGCAAAACTGTAAGAGGTGTAGCTAAGTGTGACCCGAGAGACAATTTTGATATGGCTAAGGGTGAAGACCTTGCCATGGCTCGTTGCGCAGAGAAGATTGCTACAAAGCGTATGCATAGAGCTCAGAAAGAGCTTGCTAAGGCAGAGCGTGCGGCAGAAGCTGCTCAGCGTAGAGTTGATAAGATGAAGAGTTATGTTGCAGATTCTTCAGCTGCTTGGATGATTGCAACTGCTAATAGAGTAAATTTCGAGCGAGAATTTTAATCTCGCTCTATATATGCCGACTTAAGCCTAACTGGTAAGGCAGCGGCCTTGAAAACCGCCAGTAATCGTGTAAACGGTGTCCCGGTTCGAGTCCGGGAGTCGGCGCCAATTATTAAGAAAAAAAAGGAAAATGTAAATGATTATTCTTTGTGCAGCTTTAAAAATTAAAGAAACAGATGTAGTAATACCTTGTTGTCGTCATGGCGATGGTTTTTCAATACTTCATGATTTAGGAATTAAAATTGGTATGAGTCAAATTGAACAAGGTTTCATAAATACTAAAAATGAATTTCTTACAAGAGAAGAAGCATTTGAAGTTGCAATGAATAATGGTCAATTAAGCGCAGTTACTCGTCAATATAAACGTGATAAACACGAATATGAATTATATAGTGAAGATCTTTATTAATTTGATTTTCTTTATATAAAGAAATTGATAAATGTGAATTATTATGTGCAAATTGCTATGCTGAGGAGCATTATTCTTAATTTTTATTTGCGGTGGTAGCCTAAAGGATAGGCAGTAGATTTCTAATCTACCTTATGCGGGTTCGAGTCCTGCTCACCGTACCAGATATATTAGGTTATAATTCCTAATATATGTTAGTACTAGCGGGTTTTGGAAGCGGTCTTGAAAAGGCGGCGACCGGTGTTTCCCGAGATTAACACGAAAAACCCTTCTTACGCCAATAAGTTGGGAGCGTTGCCAGAGTTGACGCTCTGGCAACCAAAACTTGATTTTTATAAAAAAATTTGATATAATATATATAGAAAATAAGAGATATATATAATCCGGTGTTGCATAACGGTTAGTGCGGCGGTCTCTAAAACCGCATGTCTGGGTCCGACTCCCAGCACCGGCGCCAAACGACTCGACCAAAAAATAAATAAAAATATAATTTTTTGGTCGAGTTATTATAATTTTACCTCTTTAATCTTTAATTATTATAGAAGATAATAAAGGAGGAATTTTTATGGCTAATTCATATATAGAAAAATGTGATTTAGAATTATTAAAAAAATATGTTAAAGAAAGTAATTCTATTAAAGAATTACAATCAAAATTAGGATATAGTAATAATAGTAGACCAGCAAAAATAATTATTGAATATTGTAAAAAATAGAATATTTCATTAGAACATTTTTTACAACCAGAAAAGATAGAAAGAACAGAAAAAAATATTTTTATTAAAAATTCTACCGCTTCACAATCTGTATTAAGAAGATGGTATATAAAAGGAAATTATACTAAATATAAATGCGCAATATGTGGTTAGGAACCTTTTTGGAATGGTAAAGAATTAACTCTAACATTAGACCATATTAATGGAATAAATACTGATGATAGATTAGAAAATTTACGTTGGGTATGTCCAAATTGCGATAGGCAATTAGATACATTTTGTAGTAAAAATATAAAAAATAGACAAAAGAAAATTTATTTATGCTGTGATTGTGGAAAAGAAATTTCTCAAGGTGCTACTAGATGTATGAATTGTGAAAAAAAGAGAATTAGAAAAGTAAAAAACAGACCTTCTATAAAAGAATTAAAAGAAATTCTTTTATAGAATAAAGGAAATTTTTCTAAAGTTGGACTATTATTTAATGTATCAGATAACACTATTAGAAAATGGTGTAAAGGATATAATTTACCATTCCATAGTTCTGATTATAAAAATATCAATTGATTTTTATAAAAAAATAATATATAATATATATAGAAAATAAAAAATAATAAATAATAAAGACGGATACAGCAAATTTTCTTTCAAGAATATTATAGTGATTTGGTTTCACACTTTGTCTGGAAAATAAAGCGATTCGGTTCGATTCCGAAAAATATTTTGAGCCGTCTTGGAAAAGAAAATATGGGATGGTAGCCCAACGGCAGAGGCAATGGACTTTGATGTTAGCTCTACGATATCGTAGACTGGATAAAATCCAGAGAGTGCCTAAAGAGAAATCTTTAGAGTAGAAGTTGGCTAAAACGGCGAAGGCGCTAACAGAACGCCGTGCTAAGATTATAGAGGTAAAAATAAAGCTCTAAAATCTGAGTGTAGAGAGCATACACCGACTACCTAAATGAGGTCGTATTATCTGCGGCCGCACATGGTAAAGACGTGCTCCAGACTACAACGTAGCAATACGGCTATGGTGACATAGAGTAGTAAGAAAATCCATCAAGTGAGGGTTCGAATCCCTCTCATCCTACCATAACGATAAAGTTAATAATACTTTATCGTTTTTTTTATTTTAAAAATGATTAAATAATGCAAATAAAAAATCTTAAATTGATTTTTTAAAAAAAATATATTATAATATATATAGAAAATAAAAAAGTAATTAATTCCCCACTACTCTGAGTTTTCATTGTGCGGCATTCTTATTCATAGGGCTGTCGTTACGTGAGACGGGATGGGAGGTATACAAACATCACTTCACCAATTAAAGGACATAGGAAGTAAGTCTCCAAAGTTTTGTGTGAATATGGAAGGATATTATAAGAGGCCCCAATTACTTTTTTATTTTCTATATAAATCCTCTTGTCCAAGAGGAAGCAATAAAAAAAGGAGAAAATTATTATGAGTAATCGTTTTGTAACTGCTTTGGATAATAAGCAAAATCTCACCTATACTGAGAATTTAGCCTTAACCTATAAGTCAACTATGAATGGTTTGCTTGACTTGTTTGCTCTTGGCGCATCTTATCGCACAAGAAGCGATGTTGACTGTATCAATCTCTTTAAAAAAGCTTTTGAAGAGAATGAGACTTATGCGATGAAATGTCTTTTTTATATCGCAGATATTAGAGGAGGTCAAGGAGAAAGACGTTTTTTTCGTATAATTGCAAAATGGCTTGCGCATGAACATCCTGAAGTAATGCGTCGCAATCTCAAATATATTCCAGAATATCGGAGATGGGATGACCTTTATGTCTTTGTAGGGACTTCCCTTGAAAAGGACGCTTTTAAGATTATGAAAGACCAGTTGGCTCTTGATGTTCAAAGTAAGACCCCTTCTTTGCTTGCAAAGTGGTTGAAGTCTGAAAATACAAGTTCACTTGAATCACGTAGACTTGCAAATAAGACTCGCACTTATTTGAATATGAGTCATCGTGAATATCGTAAGACTTTGTCTATTCTTCGTGGACGTATTCGCGTTCTTGAGAAGCTTATGTCTGCTGGAAAGTGGGATGAAATCGAATTCGATAAGATTCCTTCTCGCGCAGGTATGATTTATCGAAACGCTTTTGCTCGTCATGACATTGAACGCATGAAGTCTGAGAAGGAAGTAGTTTCTTATGAAAACTTCGCAAAGGATAAGACCACTAAGGTTAACGCCAAGGCTCTTTATCCTTATGAAGTAACTAAGCAAGCTATGGCTTTTGGTCGCTGGGGTTATGGCTACGGCTATGGTGATAAAAGTCAAGATCTTGATAACGTCGAGCGTCTTATGATTAATAAATATTGGGAGAATCTTCATGATGTTATGAATGGTTATGCTTTCAATGGCATTGCCGTTGTAGATACTAGTGGAAGTATGTATGGAACTCCCATGGCGGTTGCTATTTCTCTTGGTATGTATTGTGCAGAATATAATTCAGGACCTTTTGCAAATCATTTCTTTACTTTTAGCAATCATCCTGATTTTATTAAAGTAGAAGGCGTTGATTTTGTAGATAAAGTAAATAGAATTGCTAAGGCTGATTGGGGTGGAAGCACTAACATTGAATCTGTATTTGATCAAATGCTTAACCTTGTAATTAAAAATCATATTCCTCAAGAAGATATACCTAAACAAGTTATTATTTTGAGTGATATGGAATTTAATAACTGCGTATGCGGCGGTCCTACTTCCTTTAACCGCTGGAGCTATGGTAGAGAGAATTGTGTTGCAAATGAGACACTTTTTGAAACTATTGAAAAACGTTGGCATAATGCAGGATATGAGATGCCAGGTATTACATTCTGGAATTTAGACGCACGTCAAGATAATATTCCAATGAAAGCTGAAGGTCATGTTCAGTTTATTTCTGGATTTAGTCAGAACCTTTTTGAACAAGTGATGCAAAATAAAAACGCTTTTACATTAATGTTTGATAAACTTAATGAAGAAAGATATTCCTGTATTTATTAAGTAAATTTTTAAGGGTAAAACAGATTAATGTTTTACCCTTAATTTTTATATCCTATAGAAAAATAAAAGGATGTGAAATTTTTAATGAATATTAATGATTTACCTACAATTACTTTAACCTCTAAAATGAAAGATTATTCTGGAGAAACTCGAGGATAGTTTATAATTTTAAAACCCGCAGAAATAAAAAATAAAAAAACTTATTGGTGGGCATAGTGTACATGTGGTACAATAGAAAAAATTCGTATAGATCAAAAACGTATTGCTTGCCTTGAATGTAGTAAAAAATTAAAATCTCAACATTTAAAAGGAAAAAAAATTAAAGATTTAACAAATTAGAAATTTGGTAAATTAACAGTTTTATATTTAATAAAACAACGAACTAAAGATGGAAATGCAATATGGCATTGTAAATGTGAATGTGGAAATGAATGTGACATTTGTTCAAAAAATTTAGTTCAAAACATAACTCAATCTTGTGGCTGTTTAAGAAAAGAAAATGCAAAAAAAATGGGAAAAAATACTTTTCATGATTTAACTAACCAAAGGTTTGGTTCATTAATAGCAATATCAAAAACAAATAAAAAACAAAATTCTAACTATATTTGGAAATGTAATTGTGATTGTGGCAATATTCATTATGTAGCAGGAGGACAATTAGTTTCTGGAAAAATAAAATCATGTGGTTGTAAAAGAATAGAAGCAATATCACAAGCTAAAACTATTAATATTATTAATCAAAGAATTGGAAAATTAATAGTTTTAAAACAAGCAGGAAAAGATTCTGATGGAAGTTATAATTATTTATGTCAATGCGATTGTGGAAATTAGAAAATTATTAATGGAGTTTCTTTAAGACGAGGTGTTACTAAATCTTGTGGTTGTATTAATTATTCTATTGGAGAAAAAAATATTCAAAAAATTTTACAAGATAATGATATAAAATTTCAACAAGAATATATTTTTTCAGATTTACCAAAAAAACGATATGATTTTGTTATAATAGAAAATAATCAAATTTCTCGTATTATTGAATTTGATGGTAGATAGCATTTTGAAGTTTGTAATAATATATGGGAAAAATCCTCTTCTCTTAAAGAAAGACAACAAAGAGATAAAGAAAAGAATGAATATGCTTTATCTCATAATATTCCATTAGTTCGTATCCCATATTGGGAAAGAGATAATATAACATTAGAAATGTTAATGAGTGATAAATATCTAGTTCGCGAAGCGAACTAATTAAATAATTTTAAGGGGTTAGATATTATTATTAATATCTAACCCCTTTTTTCTTTTTATCTGCTCGCAGCGCGGTTGGTAGAAAAAACCGTCTCATCAAATAAAGATTACCTTTCAATTTTTTCTTTCAAATTTGTTTGTTTTTATATATATAATATTTTTAATCTGAAGGTTCTGGATCTATTAATAAAGGTTCTTCTCCCCAAATTTCAAGAATAGCTTTTACATACTACTCTGGTAACTAATCAGCAATCTATTGTCTACCTAAAAAAGAATTACCAAAACAGATTCGGCTTCTTTCTAATTCATAAATTTTATTATTTAACTCAATAGTTTTTATAAAAATAATATTAACATTTTTTTCTGTTAATTGCTCTAAAACATAATTAATATTAAAATCCATTTCTAAAAAACCTCCTTTTATTGATATCTATATGTTAATGAGAACTGAATAATATCTTCTGTGTTTAAAAGATTTCCATCTAGTCTTTTAATTTCTAATACAGAAGTATTATCAATAAAACCTGTTGCTATAGAATATTTTATTTCATTATTAGAAGTAATCGTTTCACTTTTGTGAGCAGCAGCAACTGGTAAAGAATAGTAAACTTTATCCCAACCATTAACTAATTTAGCAGATCCATGTAAAAAACAAATATTTCCAATCAATTCATAAGAACCTGTTAAAGTATAGTTTGAATCATATTTATACCAAGCTAAATTGTTTTCTGCAATAAGACCAGATTCTATATTTGATTTATTAGTTAATAAATTATCAATCTATGGAATAGAATACATTTCAATTATATTATTATCTGGATTTGGATTTTCTCCAGATTTTTTAAAACTAACTCCAAAGTGTTTTGTGTCAGTTGTACGATATAGCTGTCTTCCTAATAATCTTTTATTTGAAGAATCAATTTCTACCATTAATGGTTCTGCATAATCTTTAATTTCCTGATTAACTTCTTGACTTGTATAAGCATCAATAATTCCATATCCTGCTAAAGTTGTTGCTTTATCTGCTTTTCCAGAAATGTCCTAATGAGAACTTAAAAAATCACTATCATTAATTAATTCAGATGTTTTTGTTGGTATTTCTTTTTTTTGAGCATATATTTTTTTAATTTTATTATTATAATAAGTTAAAGCTTTAGAATCAATATATTTATCCATATCAACCCTCCCTTTTTTTCATTTTATTCTTCAAAAAGCGTATCAATTTCTTGATTAGTAATAATATCGGGCTTATTAGTAATATTGCTCCAATCCAAAGAAGAAACCGAAAGCTTTCCATTTGAATCAATTGTTAATCCAAGACCTACTTTTATTCCACCTAAAGACTAATCATTTGCTATCGGTAAAGAATAGTTTTCTAAATTTTCTAATTTAGTTTTTAATGAAGTAGTAAAATTTTCTTCTGAGAGCTCTTTACCCTCTTCTTTATCTATTTTATTATTTAATAAAAGTAAAATTTTATTTACTAAATAAGCTGCTCCATTCTCATCTAAAAATTTTGCCATCTATTTTTTCATTCCTTTCTTTTTTTTATTAATTAAAAAGATCGTCAATATCGCTAGAATTTAAAATATTTCCATTATTTTGAAAGGAAATATTTTCTTCTTTCTAATTAAAATAATTATTAATATCTTCCTCTGAAATTGAATCTATTTCTTCAGAAGAAGATTCTCCAGAAGCAGAAATGCCAGTATCTTGTTCTCCTATAAACCAATTTCCATTTTGTCCAATATGAGGAGTAATTCCCTATAAACTATTTAGCCAATCTTGAACAGAACCTTTAAATCCATTTTCAACCGCTAAATCATAAGCCGTTTTAACGTTAAGAACAATACTATTTTTTAATCCTCCGCCACTTTTAAAAGGTGTATCATTATAATATATAGCTTCATGTGTTAAATGCGGAGTTTTATTACTAAAATAAATATTTCTAGACATAAAATTATTCTCTCCTTATTTTAAATAAAAAAAATAAGGAAGTATTAAAAATACTTCCTTATTCGATTTCATCCCAACCTGTTACACCTGGTTCCCAAACGTTACTGTCTATATTAGAAACCCAATGTTTTCCATTATGAGAACATTTATCTCCTTTTGCATATGCGTCGTGTGCGCCAGTTGGCTGCGTCCAATCAGGCCACTCCTCTAAACTAATTTCTTTAAATAAAGCAGGAACTATATCTGGAAGCCCATGTTGCTTGCGAATTATGCGCTTGAATTACTTTATATACTAAAGATTTTCTCCAATATCATATTTTACATTATTGTCATTCTAAAAAGGAAAAGCGGCTTTATTATTTAATAATTTTTCATCACTTGCGTCTTTAACTAAATCATTAATACTAACTCGGATGTTTTTAGCTTCTTCTAAATATTTATTCATTATTTTCATTCCTTCCTGTTATATAATCAAAATCTTCTGCTTTTTGAGATTGTTCATTATCTTCTTCTGATTGTGAAAGAACCATAGTAACAATTTCTTTTAAATTTGACAAATTAGGAATATCATTAATGGTATAAGTCTAATTTTTTATTAGTCTAACCCAAACCTAAACTAAAGCACTGTCTTTTGTATAGGTATAGCCTTTATCCTTATATCTATTACTTCATCTTAATCTTCTTTAAGATACTGAATCTACACCGTAAGTTAGAGTTCCCGTACCTTCGTTGTAGTTTGTAATTCCTGTAATAGCGTCGTACATACCAGCTCCGTTAGAATCGCTGACAGGATAGCCTTCATAAACAAGAGTATCGCCTTCCCAAATTTTCAATGAGTATATTTTCATATCTCCACTCTTATGTTCGAAGTTATCGTTCCAATACCCAGCAAAATACCACATTGGCTTAGAATTGAACTGGCGGCCTGCTACTATTCCGGTTGACCTAGTACCGTCTACATCTGCTATTGTAAATACTCTGTTGGTTATATCTCCAACAGCAGTAAACTTTTTGTCAAAAGATATAGTTGTTTGATTACTACCTGGTTGCGCTCCACCAGCTATAAACGAAACTGAATTAGCAACTGGTTGCCATTGACAAATTTTTGTGCTTGTCGACCCTATCAAATATGCGTAGGTAGTAGTAAAGTTGTGTACCTCTGCCACTAACTCTACTTTGGTCGTGCTTCTACTTGGTACATAACTTGTGCCAACCCAACAATCACCATCATTATGAATATATGCTCCTTCAACTGGAACAAATTGCGTTGCAACCGCTGTAATTACTATGTTGCCTGTTACGCTAGCAATGCTAATGGTGTTATCAATTACAGTCTGCTCCACACCACCCATAGTGCAAACGACGCTCATCATATGGTAACCCTGATTGGCGGAAATCGTAGCAGTATAGGAAGCACCTTCTTCTACAGATGTTGCTACGTTGGAATTTGTCGCATTTGTCAAATTATTCGTAACCGTGTAATAAACGGTTGGCTGGTCTTGTTCTGCAACTGCTGTGATAACTATATTACTAGTCACTTCCGCTATGTTAATACTATTATTAGTCACGGTCTGTTGTGCACCTCCCATAGTGCAGGTTACACTTGTTATATGGTAACCTGTATTTGCGGAAATTGTGGCAGTATATGAATCCCCTTGCGTTACGGATGTAGCCGCATTTGAGTTCGTTGCATTAGTCAAGTTATTAGTAACTGTGTAGGTAGTTGTTGGTTGGTCTGAAGAAGCTACAGCTGTTACAACTATATTGCCTGATACACTAGCAATAATAATGGTATTATTTGTTATTGTTTGGGCAACTCCTCCCATAGTGCAAGTTAAACTATCCAATGTATAATGTTCTAATGGAGAGATAGTTGCTGTATAAGCCTCTCCTGCTGATATTGAAGTGGCTGCATTTGTGCTTGTTGCATTAGTTAAATTATTTGTAATAGTATATGTTGTTGGGGTTGGGCTTCCTCCTACTGCTGTAATAGTTATATTTCCAGTTACACTAGCAATATTAATAACCCCTGCTTCAACTGGTTGAGATACTCCACCCATAGTACAAGTTACAGATGTTAATGAATATCCTGTTGTTGCTGAAATTATTGCTCTATATGGTTCTCCTTGCATTACTGATGCAAAACTGTTAGTAGATGTTGCATTTGTAAAGTTATAATATACATTGTATAGACCTTTATTAGTAGTAGTTGAAGGCAATTTTTGAATCCTTGGCATTGTAATTAATGATTGATAAATAAATTTTGCAACCTTCATTGAGCCTGCTTCACTTAAATGAACTCTATCGCCTGCAAAGTAAGTTTTTTTCATAACTTCTCTATACCAAGCAATTCCTGAGCCATACATTACATCAATATAAGAAAGTCCTAAATTATTATAACAAGTAATTAGTGCATCTCTGTAAGTTTTACTTTTTGTATATTGAGATGGCAATAATGGTATTATTGGAACAATTATACAATTTGGGTATTCTGCATTAATAGTATCAATATTATATCTAATAGAGTCCATTAAATTTGTTAATGTTTTAACATTAGTAGATTGTGCTTCAGCTTTAAACGTAGCTGACTCACTACCTATAGTTTTATTTTGCATAATATCGTTGTCAGCACAGAATATCATAATAATATCAGGTATAGGAGTATTATTATTATCTACATCATGTTTTAATTTATTAAATTGATTCCAAATAACATTACTTCCTACATTAGCATCTGTATTATCAGTTATATTATATTCAGTATTGTTTTTAAAAGTCCAAGTACAATAACCTCTACCATAACCTCTAAAGCTATTATATTCAGCAATATTTATAAATGATTCAGTCCAAGATGTTCCTCCTGATTGAGGATCTGTTAATGAATCTCCAAATACTACTATATTTTTATCTGCAAGAGGGCTAGTCCAATCACCTTCAATATTTATATTTCCACTACCCAATATTGATGTATTGTTTATTGTTTTTATATTTGTTCCACTAACTAAAGGTAACTGATAATCAGAACCGGAATTAGCAACACTAACTCCTCCATTATCATTTCCTTTTAATAAATTTCTAGTAATTGGAATTTTAACACTATTTCCTCCGCTACTCTCTACTTCTTTCCACTATTTTAAACTATTAAATACATAATTTTTTCCACTTTCAGCAACCTAAGCCTTGCTTCCAGGGGCACAATCAGTTCTTAAGTCCTTTACATCTGAATCAAAATCGCATAGGAATTCATATACCCCATATGCTTTTTTCTCCCGAAATTTTACTATGCTTATAGCCATTTTACTCAACTCCTTTTTTATTTTATAAAAAAAAATAAAATTATATTAACTATATTTGACCTTAATTGATTTTTATAAAAAAATATATTATAATATATATAGAAAATAAAAGGTTGTGATAATACTTATTATAGAATTATTATTTAATTATTTATATTTATAATAAAAAGAGGTGTTTTAATGGATAATATAACAGATTATGATATGTTAAAAATGGCTATAGACTATTATTCACCAAATCAACTTTCTCATGCTCTTCGAGTTGCTCAATATGCAGTTGAAGAAGCATCTTTTGCAAGTGATAGTGATAAACAATCTCTTTGGACGATTGGTTTATTGCATGATATTTTAAAAGATACTTCTTGTTCAACACCTTCACTAGCTTGTTGTTCTCAATTAAAAATTAATTCAATTAAATTATTGACTCAAGAAAAAGAAGATTCTTATGAAGAATATATTGTTAAAATTGCTTTAAGCAATAATGCATTTGCTAAAGTGGTAAAGAGAGCAGATATAAAAGACCATCTTTTGCATGACGAAACTCTTACAGAAGAATTAAAAAATAAATATTATTCTGTTATAAAATATCTTCTTTAAGGAGTAATAATATGAGTTCTTATTTAATAGATGAATTACAAATAGGTCTTGATGGAATTACCTTTAAAAAAGAATTTAGATATATTTCATGGAAACTAATTCTCACTAAAGAATGGAATTTTAATTTTAAAGAAAAATTTCTTTTTCTTTCGAGTAATTCAACAATACCTTTTTATTGGGTTGAATTAATACCTTCTAATCCTAATTTTATACCTATAAGAATTCATTTTCCTAAAGGACTTTCTCAACAAGAAGATTTTAAAAATTTAATTGCTTATTATCTTCTTAAAGAAAATAACTTATTAGAGACATTAGCTAATGATAATAATCAAAAAGCTAATGATTTTATAAAAAAAATATTCTCATAATAAAAAAAAAGAAAGGAAGTTGCGTATGAGCGACAATCAGAAAGATTTAGTTCTTTCTTCAAATGAATATAGTTACGTGCTTGATCAAACGAAAGGTTTTATTTCATGTTTGGTTGGACCTACTAAGATGTCTCTTTCTCAGAGCGATAGCTTAGTGACTTTTAATCCATCTACAAAAAGATTTGAACCTTGTTCATATGGTCAAGCTATTAAACTTTTAACGATTTGTCCAGAAAACTGGTATTGTATTCTTAAAAATCCTGCTAAAGATAATAAACATCCTAGTCCAGGTTCCTCTAATGTTTTACCTGATAATATTGAAATTGGTAAAAAAATTAATATTATGGGTCCAACTGCTTTTGCACTTTATCCGGGACAGATGGCTAAAGTTGTAAGAGGTCATGCTTTACGTTCTAACCAATATCTACTTGCGCGAGTCTATGAAGCTAATGCCGCAAATAGTTCTCGAGGAGAAGTGCGAAATGCAGAAGGAGAATTAGTTGAAAATAAGCAGACTAATTATGTGAATGGACAAATTCTTGTAATTAAAGGCACTGAAATTTCATTCTATATTCCTCCTACTGGTATTGAAGTTATCCCTGTTGAGAATGATGATTCTCTTGGATACATTCGAGAAGCAGTAACTCTAGAGCGTCTTGAGTATTGTATTTTAAAAGATGAAGATGGTAACAAGAGATATGAGCATGGTCCTCAGGTGGTATTCCCTAAGCCTACAGAAACTTTTGTTACAAGTCCAAGAGGCGGCTATATCTTTAGAGCTGTTGAACTTTCTAAAATTTCTGGTATTTATGTAAAAGTAATTGATGAATACAAGGAAAAAGTAGGAGATAAAACTATTACACATCCAGTAGGAGAAGAGCTCTTTATTACTGGTAAAGATCAAATGATTTATTATCCTCGTCCTGAGCATGCAATTATTACCTATGATGGTAAAATGATGCATCACGCTATTGCGATTCCAGAAGGCGAAGGTCGATATATTTTAAATCGTTTGACTGGTGTAATTAAGACTATTAAAGGTCCTCAGATGTATTTACCAGACCCTCGTTTTGAAGTTGTAGTAAAACGTAAGTTAAGTCGTCGTCAGTGTGAGTTAATGTATCCCGGCAACAAGGAAGCTCTTGCTTATAATGAACAGCTATCTGAGCAGATGGTTGAAAAACTTACTAAGAATATCAACACTTCGTATATGGACGCTATGAGCTTTAGCGCCGCAATTAATAGAGAAAAAGACAGTCTTGCATATCTTGAAACCAATGCTAATATCTCTCGTGGAACTAGCTATACCAAACCTCGCACTATTACTCTTGATAATAAGTTTGATGGAGTTGTAACAACTGACGTATGGACTGGATATGCTATTAATGTCATTTCTAAGGATGGAACCCGTAAGGTAGTTTGCGGTCCGCAGACTGTTATGCTGGAATATGACCAGACTCTTGAAGAGCTTCAACTTAGCACTGGTAGACCTAAAACTACTGATAACATGATTCATACTTGTTTCTTGCGTCATGAAAATAATAAGGTTAGTGATCTTATTAATGTTGAAACAAAAGACTTTGTTCGTTGTGTTGTAAAAGTTAGCTATTGTGTAGACTTTGATAAAGATTATCAAGATAAGTGGTTTAATGTAGATAATTATATTAAATTTATGTGCGACCGTGAGCGTTCTTTGATGAAGCAGGTTGCAAAGAAATACACTATTGAAGAGTTCTATCAGGATTATGTAAAAATCATTCGTGACGTCGCAATTGCTAGAGCTGATGACAGAGTTGAAAAAAGCGAGAAGAATACTCATGTAGGTCGTTTCTTCCCTGAGAACGGTATGTTTGTAAAAGATTGCGAAGTTCTTTCTATCTATATTGATGATAGTGAGATTAGCGAAATGTTTGAAGATCATCAGCAAGAAATGGTAAAGAAATCTCTTCAGTTGACTGCTGCGAAAAAGCGTGTTGAAGTTATTGAACAGCTTGCCGCTGCGGAAGAGAAAGAGATGGAGTTGAAGAACCAGAAGCTTATCAATCAAATGAATCTTCAGAGAGAAGAGGCTCTTCGTAGATTAGAAATTCAAACTGAAGTTAATCGCACTAAAGAAGCTGAAGAAGTTGTTTCTAAACAGGCTGAAAAAGACTTGCAGGGCATTATTGATCAGATCCATGATGCTGAGCTGGCAAGAAAGCAAAAAGATATTGACCAGAGTCTTAAAGAGAAGAAGTCTTATGCTGAGATTGATAAAGCTCAGAAGGAAGCGTATGCAAATACGGTTAAGACTATTATTGAGTCCATCAGCCCTGACCTTGCGGCTAGCTTGACTGCTAAGACTAACGCAGACATGGCTAATACGCTTGCTACAGCTATTGCTCCTTATAGCATTGCAAACGATGGAGAATCTATCGCTGACGTTACTAACAAGATGATGCGTGGATTACCTCTTGAAGAGGCTCTTAAGAAAATCTCTACAGTTAAAGATGAATAATTACAATTTAATATTTTAAAGGGTTGATTTAAATATCAACCCTTTTTTTGATTTTTACAAAAAAATATGATATAATATATATAAAGAAAAAATAATATTTAAAGGTGAAGAAAAATGATATGGAGTTTTGCGAGAGCAAACCAAATGGTAGACCATGATTTCACAGATGATGTTGCTATCACACTTGCATTTACTAAAAAACAAGCTATTAAAAAATTTAATAAATATTATGAAAATGTAACTGAAGATGAAGTAGTTAAATGTAAAATCACGCATATGCTTAAATACGGTGGCGTTGCTATACTGACTGATTATTGAGGTAATACTATGGTGAAAATTAAATCCGCAGCTATAAAGTATTTCAATCTTGATTTGAATGCTTGGCAGATTGCGACAGGTAAAACTCATGCAGAATGTTTCAAAAAGATGTATGAACAAGATATCAAATATGACAAATCAAGATATGAGCAAGGATTTGTAACCTCTCAGGGTGATGAACATTTTGTTAGTAGAACTGTTGCTGGATACATAGCATGGAAAGCTGGACAGATTAACGAAATACCAAGAAAGCCAAAAATGTGGTATTTATACTCTGAAAACATAGATTGGAGTGTATAAATATGGAGAACATTAATCATCCTGTGGCAACTACTGGACTAAGAATTAATTGTTTCTATGATAAAATTTTATATGATGAATTTAAAAAGAAATTTAAATTTGATTATCCAAAAGTTGAATTAAACAATATTAAAAATGAAAAGGAGTAATATAATATGACTAATAAAGAAATTGTCCTTGGCGTTATTAAAGAACATCCTTGCGTAACTGGCGCACAAATTCACAACTATGCTCTTCGTATGTTTAAAGAAAATATTACTCCACAGACTGCCGCAAGTATAATGCGAGCTTATGAAGCTAAAGGTCTTGCGGGAGGTTCTCGTCATCCTATGACTGGAAAAATGGTGTATTGGCTAACTGATCATGGAAAGGAGGAATTGTTATAATGAATGGATTATAAAATTTTAACTTTTTTTCACTGGTCAAAATTTTAACTTTTATTTAAAATATTTTTTATATATAAATGAAAGAAGGTTTGATATATAATGAAAAATGAAATTGGAAATAAATACGGTAAATTACTTGTTATTGAAAAAGCTCCTAGACCAGAAAATCGTCCAAAAGGAGCTTACTGGCTTTGTAAATGCAATTGCGGTAATTATAAAGTTATAAGAGGAGCAGATTTGCGAAGCGGTCATGTTAATAGTTGTGGCTGTCTTTATGGCTAGCATAGTGTAAAAAATGAAATTGGAAATAAATATGGTCGTTTAACAGTTATCGAAAGAGCAGAAAAACAAGGGTCTAGAGGCGTTTTATGGAAATGTTAGTGTGATTGTGGTAATATAGTTATAGTTTCTGGAGGAGATTTGCGTAGTGGGAGTGTGTAGAGTTGTGGCTGTTTAGTTAAAGAAAAGTCGAGAGAAGCAAATTTAAAAGATTTAACAGGGTAGCATTTTGGTAAATTAACTGTATTATCTTTAAATAAAAATGAAACTATAAAAAATAAAGCTGTATTTTGGAATTGTAAATGCGATTGTGGTAATAATAAAATAATAAGAGGATAGTCTTTAAAAGCTGGAGCAGTAAAATCTTGTGGATGTCTAAAAACAAGTTTTGCTGAAGAATAGATTGAGAAACTTTTAAAAGAAAATCATATTAATTATAAAAAAGAGTTTTGTTTTTCAAATCTTCGAACTCCTAAAAATGGAATTCCTAGATTTGATTTTGCTATTTTTAATAAAGAGGGAAAACTTTTAAAATTAATAGAGTATGATGGAGAATAGCATTATAAAGCTCTTAAAATATGGGGTGGAGAAAAAGCTTTTCAATATCGTTAGGAAATAGATAAACTAAAAACAGAATATTGTATATAGCATGATATAAAACTATTACGTATTCCATATACTTAGGATTTAAATAAATTAACTATTAATGATATTATTAAATAAATAATAAAGGGGATGATTTAGAGTGATTAATAGAGTATTAATCACTGGTTAGCGACTGTCACCGTAATTTTACTCGTTTTAAAAATTATAGTAAAGAAATCCAAAAGGATGTTAATACTGCTGTAATTATTCTAGGTGACGCTGGTATTAATGTTACTAATGATGAACATGATAATCAAATTAAAAATTTTTTAACTAAAAGATTTAATTTTCGTATTTATTGCGTTCGTGGTAATCATGAACTGCGGCCGCAGGATGTTTCCGGAATGAAACTGGTCTATGACGAAGATGTAGACGGCGAGGTTTATATGCAAGATAAGTGGCCCACTCTAAGATATTTTAAAGACTGGGGTATTTATACTATTAATGGATATAAAATAGCTGTTATTGGAGGAGCTTATTCTGTTGATAAGTATTATAGACTTCAGAGAGGAAGCTTTTGGAATGAATCTGAATTACTTACGGATGAGGAAATGCTTCAATGCACAATTGATTTAACAAATCAAAAAGTAGATTTTGTTTTTACTCATACTTGTCCTATCTGTTGGGAACCTACAGACCTATTTCTTAATAGTGTTGATCAAGATTCAGTAGATAAATCTATGGAATTGTTTTTAGAAGAAATAGCCCAATGCTTTGATTGGAAAATTTTCTGTTTTGGTCATTATCATGCTGATCGTATTGAACGTCCATATGTTGAACAATTTTTTCAAGATACTGAAGATGTTAATATAATATGGAATCGATGGATAAAATATTCTAAAACAAAAGAACTTGACTGGTGGTTAGATAAATCTCAAAATTTTTATCAAAAATCTTTTCTTCGGTCATCTTTAGATAAAGATAAAGAATAAAAATTTAATATAAAATGGTGGTTTAAACCACCATTTTATATTAAAGGAGTTGAAAATATGGGAAGTAAAACAGAAGTCCAAGTAGGTAAAAAATTTGGCTCATGGACAGTATTAAAAATTGAAGTTAAAAATCCTAATAGTCATGCTAAAAGAGTTAGAAAAGGAGCTTTATGTTAGTGCGACTGTGGAACTTTAAGATATATCGAATATAGAAGTTTATATGATGGTAGAACTACTAATTGTGGATGTATAAGTAGACCATTAGGATATCAAAAGCATATGAAAAAATTATCTACAAAACAAGGAGAAAAATTTGGGCATTTAACAATTATAGAAGATTGTGGTATAATAAATGGAATACATAAATCAAAATGTAAATGTGATTGTGGAAATATTATTTATGTAGCAAATAAACATTTAAAAACTGGACATACTCGATCTTGTGGATGTATAAAACTTTCATATGGAGCTGAAAAAATAAAAAATTTATTAAATAAAAATAATATCCCTTTTATTTAGGAATATACGTTTTCAGATTTATATTCTCCAAAAAATTGTAAATTACGTTTTGATTTTGCTATTTTTTAGAACCAAAAATTATATGAATTAATTGAATTTGATGGATTACAACATTTTTAGCCTGCTTCAGGCTATTATGAAGGAAAATTTTTACAAATATAGAGATATGATAAAATCAAAAATAATTATTGTAAAAAACATAATATTAAATTAATTCGTATTCCATATACCGAAATTAATAATATAAATTTAAAATTATTACAATTGGATGATTTTTTATTAGAGGAGAAAAAAAATGTTTTTTAAATCAATTGATTTTCAATATAAAGGTATAGATATTTATACAAACGAAATTGTTGAAGGATATTTAATACAAACAGATTTTGGATTAGCAATTGAAGAGAAGGAATCCAATGAAATAAATATCTTTAAAGAGAAGGATTCTTTTTATTTTAAAACTAAGATTCATTTAATAAATGAAGGTGTTGTATGTAAAAGATTCCCTGATGAAAAATATGATTTATATGCAGGAGATATTATTTATTTCAATTTTACTAAAGATATTGAAAAAATATTTAAAAGTCGTTCTTCTGGATATTATATTCTTGTATATGATTCTATTTATGGTTGGAGATTTGAACAAATCCATTATCAAAATGGAAAAATTCTTCAACGATTAAATAATATTGTAGATCCACTAACATTTTTAGAATATTTTGATAAAGAGCCAACAATAACAGAAAATTATCTTTTAAAAAGGAGTTAAAGATGAAATATTATGAAATTGATGAACAAGATTTAAAAAATCTTTTATATTAGGCACATAAATTAACGGCTTTAGAGTCTGGTGGCGTTGACAATTGGGGTTGGTGTGGAGAATCTATTTCTGAATTCTGTAAAGAAGTTAAAGAAGAGATTCCCACTTTAAAAGATAAACCAGAAGTATATCTTGAAGATATTGTAGATGAAAAAATTAAAAATTATAAAATTATAAGAGAAGAATAAGGGAGAATAAAAATTCTCCCTTTGATTTTTTTATAAAAATATAGTATAATATATATAGAAAAATAAAAAGGGATGATATTATGAAGAAAACACCTAAGTGGGTTTATAGATTAGAAAGTCAAAATCCAGAAAACGGATTATGGTATAATTTAAATAATGAATTAGTCTGGGGAATTGGTAAATTATCAGATTGTAAAACAAAAGATTTACCAATGGATTATGATGAAAGATATCATAAAGATGGGCGAAATTGGTTTAGTTCTTGCTCTAATAAAGAAGATTTATTACATTGGTATAGTTTACAAGATGCTTTAAACCTTATCGCAGAAGGCTTTGTCTTTACAAGATATTTAGCTACAGAATATATTGAATATGAGTTAGAAACAACTTTTATTAAAGAAACTGCGCTTAAACGAGAAATTATTGATATTGAAGAACTATTTAATTAAAGGAGCTTATTTATGTTAACTAGAACCTCAAATAATATAATTTTAAATATAGATGAAATTCTTTCTGTTGAAAAATCTATTAGGTGTAGTCTTCTTGTTTATTTTAAAGGTCGTAAAGAGCCTTGTTCATATATATTTTCCTCAAATGAAGAGCGTAATATTGCTTTCGAAAAAATTATAAAAGAAAGAGATTGATACTATGGATATTTATCTTGATTTTGAAGCCACACAATTTAAAGAAAATATTATTGCAATTGGAGCTTATTGCAGTCGAGGAAGTTTTGATTGTCTTGTAAAGCCTCCTAAAGGAGATAAAGTAACGAATTTTATTTCAAAATTAACTGGAATTACCTCAGAAATGGCAAAAAATGCTTTATCTATTGATGAAGCCTTTTATGACTTTTATGAATGGATTTTTAATATTACTCAAGATAATTTTGGAGGTCCAACTTTTTTTCATGTTTTTGGAAATATGGATAAAATCTTTTTAAAAAATACTGCTAATTTCTGTAAAACTACATTTATTAAAACTTTTATTGAAAATTTAGCAGAGTCTTTAATCGATGATTCAAAAGCTGTTTGTCAATATTTTCATATGAAAAATATTGGAGTTTATAAAGCTTTAAGATTTTTTGAACCAGATATCCCAGAACAAGACCATGACCCATTAAATGATGCTATTGCTTTACATAATTTAATGTTTCATATTAATTTTGCTAAACCATTAGAGGAATGTCCTTTTGAACAAAAGCCTACTGTTAAAGAACCCCCTAAAAGATTTCATATTATTGCAACAAAAAAGGGACAAGAAAAAAAGATTTTTACACTTCCAGATAAAGCTTATAATTGGGCTTATACTGAAGTATTAAAAACAAATCCTCAAGCAACAAGAAAAACAATTCATAAAAACTTAAAAAGAGCTCTTACTCATAACTCTAAATATTTGGGGTGGAAATGGCGTAAAGAATATATCTAGAAAGGAAGAAGAAAAAATGAGTGAGCATTGTGCTTATATCGTAAAAATTGATAATTTAATAAAACATCCTAATGCCCATTCTCTTCAAATTGCAACTATCTTTGGAGCATCCGTTATAGTTGATTTGAGTGTTAAAATAGATGATATAGGAATTTATTTTCCAATAGATTTACAATTAAGTGAAGAGTATTGTAACCAAAATAATCTTACTAAAAAGTTAGATTCAGAAGGTAATAATATCGGAGGATATTTAGATCCTAATAAACGTAATATTCGAGCCATGAGATTTAGAGGTTCTAAGTCTGAAGGACTTTATATGCCATTAGAATCTTTAAAATATACTGGCGAAACTAAGTTTGAAGTTGGTCAAAAGATTGACTCTTTAAAAGGACATGAGATTTGCCGTAAATATATACCTCGCGGTAGTAAATCTGCGACCGCGTTTAAACTAGGAAATAAAGCTAGAAAAAAGAAAGTTCCTATTGCGCCTCTATTTGCAGAACACGCAGATACTGAGCAACTTGCTTATAATCTCGGAGATTTTCAAATAGGAGATCTTGTTGAAATAACTTTAAAAATGCATGGTATTAGTTCAAGAATTGGATATCTCCCTGTTTTACAAGGCTATAAAAAAACATTATTAGATAGAATTCTCCGCAGAAAAGGAACTCCAATTTATAAATGGGATTATATTTCTGGAACTAGAAGATGTATATTGTCTTCTTTTGATGGTGGTTTTTATGGAAATAATCAATTTAGAAAACAATATGAAGATTTTTTCCGTGGAAAATTACATAAAGGCGAAGAAGTTTTTGGAGAAATTGTTGGATTTATAGATAAAGATTTACCTATAATGCCAAGCGTATCTAATGAAAAAACTAAGGATAAAGATTTTATAAAACAATATGGAAAAACTACAATTTTTTCATATGGTTGTTCTGATACGGGAGTTATTCTTCAAAGAGGCGAAGATTATGAAGGAACTTTTTATATTCCTAAAAAAGTTCCTCAATCAGACTTTTATGTATATAGAATGACTTATGTTAATGAAGATGGGGATACTATAGAATATCCACCTGATTATATGCGTTATAGATGTGAACAAATGGGTGCAAAATATGTTCCTTTATTATGGAGAGGAATAATTCCTAAAAATACTTGGGTTGATGTTCATTCTGCTGGTGAATGGATTAAAAATATAGCAGAAAATTATTATGATGGTCCAGATCCAATAGGTAAGACCCATGTGCGCGAGGGTGTGGTGGTTAGAATCGTTAATCGACCTAAATTTTGTGCTTTTAAATATAAAAATTGGTATTTTAAATGTATAGAAGGTATTATAAAAAACGATGCTGTTGAACCTGATATAGAAGAAGCGCAAGAGATTGAAATTGAAGAATAAGGAGGGATATAAATGATTGACAGTTTTTCTGGACAATATTACTTTTTAAGCAATTTTTATCCTTCTTGTATTTATCTTAAAGTTCAAGAAGACTGGATTGTTTGTCGTACTGTTGAACACGCTTTTCAAGCTAGTAAAACCATTTATCCTCGACAACAATTAGAAATTATCTCAGCTGAAACACCGGGCAAAGCAAAAAGATTAGGACGACAATTAATTCTTCGGAATGATTGGGAAGATATTAAAGTAAACGTTATGAAACAGCTTTTAATGCAAAAATTTGCTGATGTTGATTTGAGGGTTAAGCTTTTAGCAACAGGGGATGAAGAATTAGTAGAAGGCAATTATTGGCATGATAATTTTTGGGGTAATTGTTCATGCTTAAATTGTAAAAAAATTCAAGGAAAAAATATTCTTGGAACACTTCTTATGGAAGAAAGAGAACGAATTAAAAAGACTTTAAAGGGTGATTAAAAAAATCACCCTTTGATTTTTTATAAAAAATATGATATAATATATATAGAAAATGAAAAAGAAAATTATTAATAATAATACAATTCAAATTCCAATAAAATTAATCAAAGAAATAAATACTGATATAATTAAATCTGATTAAAAATAAGGAGTTGATACTATGAAAAATAAAATAAGAAAACATGAACAAAGAAAAATAAATCATTATGTAAGAATGTTAAACAAAAATATTCTTAATGACAATCTTTGGCGAGGTCGTTTTATTGTACGTCAAATTCAAGATTTTTGGGAGGCATTTGATGATGGTTCTGGTGGAGTTCTTACTGTTGTACTTGAAATAAGAGACCTTAAAACTGGAGTATATCAAGGATTTTTTATTGATAATTTTGATAAAGGTTGGAAACTTTTTGAAAAAGTTAATAAATTTATTGTAGAATACTCTGGAGTTTGGAATAATATCCAAGAGGTAAAAGATGATAAGACGGATTGGACTAAAGTAAAATGGATACCTAAAAAAAGATTGGGATATGGATGGTGATAAAAATGGCTAAACATTATGCAATAGCAGATATACATGGAATGTATAATATATATGAACAAGTTTGCGAAATCCTTAAACCTGATGATATTGTATACTTTCTTGGTGATGCAGCAGATCGAGGTTATGCTTGTTTTAAAACAATGAAAGCCATTTATAATAATCCTCAATGGTTTTATCTTAAGGGTAATCATGAAGATATGATGATTCATGCTTTACGACAACATCTTGGAGAAGAGTTTGACGCTTATTATAGCCCTATGGAACTATGGTTTAGTAATGGCGGAAATAAAACTTTTTATGAGTGGCTAGAAGACGGAGCTGATTTAGCTTGGGCAACTCATTTAAATAAATTACCTTTACAAGCCGAATATACTAATAAACAGGGTATTACTTTCCATATGTCTCACGCTGGCTTTACAGTTGGCACTTTCCCTTGGGGCGATGATCTTCTCTGGAGTCGCGCTCATTTTTATGAAAAATGGAACGAAGAAAAGTATCCAAATGATATTTGTATTCATGGTCATACTCCTATAGAATATCTTATAAGAAAAATATCTTATAAAGAAGAATATAATTCTACTAAACCTCAAGCAAAAATTTATTGTAATGGTCATAAAATTGATATTGATAACGGTGTTTTTTATACTGGCGCAACAGTATTATATGATCTTGATGAAATGATAGCAATTCCTATTTATGATAAAAATTTTATGAAGAAAAAAGAGGAGGAATAATCTTTTGGCTAAATCAACAAGAAAAAATTCAATTTCTAAATATGAAGATCACTCTTTTTATTGTTTAAATTGCGGTCATAAGGGAATTCCCATTTGGAGACATAGAGGACATTTGCATAGTAAAAATCATCGTAAAGCTCTTTATTGTCCTTATTGTAAAACAACCGTAAATCATATCGAAGTTAGAAATTTTGAAGAAGTAGAAAAATTTAAAGAGAATTTTAATAAAGGATTATATAAAGAAGAAGCTATGGAATCTATTATGTATATAAAAAATGAATCTTTAAAGGAGATAGTATGAAACATTTGTTTTTAATGTGCGGCGTAGCAGGAAGTGGAAAAAGTTCTTGGCTACAAAAAAACGTTTCAAATGCAATAGTTATTTCTAGGGATGAAATTCGTTTTAGCTTAATCGGAGATTTTGATGATTATTTTGCAAAAGAAGATGAAGTTTTTGCAACCTTTATTCAAAAAATCCAAAAGGCGATAGATAATGAAGAAGGTCCAAAAGAAATCTATTGCGATGCGACTCATTTAACAAAAAAGTCTAGAGATAAAGTATTAAATGCTTTAGATTTAACTAATGTTGAAAATATAACTGTTTTAGTTGTGCGCCCATCTTTAGCTGAAGCCTTAAAACGAAATGCTCAACGCTCAGGGCGAAAATATGTGCCAAATTATGTTATTAGACGAATGTGGTCACAATTTGAACGTCCAGAAGAGGATGAAAACAGAATTTTTGATGTAAAATATGTTGAGGTGCCAGAAGATGAATAATATTTATGTAACCTCAGATCTTCTGTAGGTCAAAAGTAAATAAAACATTTAAATTATTCTTCTATATTTATAAAGGAGGAATGTAAAAATGTTTTCAGTTTATAAAATTACAAATTTAATTAATAATAAAGTCTATATTGGGTCTAGCAATAACCCAGAAAGAAGATGGCGAGAACATAAAAGTAATTCTCAAAATAAAAATTCAATAACTTATAATTATCCTCTCTATTGTGCTTTTAGAAAATATGGTATTGAAAATTTTTATTTTGAAATAATTGCTACTAATTTTAAAACTCGATTTGATATGGAAGAATATGAAAAACAACAAATCCAAAAATATTAGTCTGATATTAAAGGCTATAATCAAAGTTGTGAAACACATAATGCTTTATCAGATGAAAATATTAGAAATAATCTAAAAACTAAAGTAGTAGCTATTAATATTAATGATTTATCTCAAACTATATACGATTCAGTTAGTGAAGCAGCTATTGCCTTAAAGACAGATAGAAGTTCTATTCATCAATGTATAAAAGGCAATAAAAGATATTCTAAAATTAAAGATTATATTATTCGTAAAATTGACAAAGATAATAATATAATTGAACCAGATTCTTTAACTAGTCAAGAAGTAATTAAAGAATATAATAATAAAAATCCAATCATAAATGGAGAACGACATAATATTACTGATTGGTGTAAAATTTATAATATTAGTAGAACAACTGTTTATAGAAGATTAAAAAATGGAATGAATGTAATAGATGCTATTACATCTAAAAAAAGGAGATGATGATATGTCAAATCTGAGCACACAAAAAAATATTTGGGTCACTTCAGATTTGCATTAGCCACTTCAGTCATAATCGTGGTTTTGTATATGAGCCTCGTGGTTTTAATAATATTGAAGATATGAATGATGCTATTGTTAAAAGGTGGAATTTAAAAGTGTTGTCAGAAGATGAAGTATATCTTCTTGGTGATGTTATGCTTAATGATAATGAAAAAGGTATTAAACTTCTTCAATCTTTAAATGGAAAAATTCATATTATCTTAGGAAATCATGACACTCCTACTCGAGAATCTCTTTATAGGGAATGTGAGAATGTGGTTGAGGTGGCGCTTGCCGCAAGGCTAAAATATAAAGGATATCATTTTTTTATGACGCATTATCCTTGTTTTACTGGAAATCTTGAAAAAGAGAGTCTAAAACAATGCACCTGTAATCTTTATGGACATACACACCAACAGACAAATTTTTATCAAGATATACCCTTTATGTTTCATGTGGGTGTAGACTCTCATAATTGCACCCCTGTTCATATTGATCAAATTATTGAAGATATGAATAAAAAAGTTAAAGAATGTAAGGAAATGCTTTAATGAAAAAACGTTTAAAGAAAAAGGCTAAATGGTATAATAATTATCAAAATATTAAACAAAAAAAATCTTTTCTTCAATATGGGTATAGAAGTAGATTTGATTTATATGATCTTTTAGAAAAAAAAATTTAAAGATACTTCTTTAAGTGATTTTAATATTTTAGATAATTTTGATATAATTAAAATTAAATAATAAAAGGAGAAATGTAAATGACAACTTATCTTCCCTACATTATCGGCGGAATAATTGCTATTTTAGTAATTATCTTATTTGCTACTGGCTATGTAAAAGCCCCACCGGATCAGGCGTATATTATTTCTGGTTTTAAGAAAAAGGGGCGAACCTTAATTGGACGAGCTGGTGTAAAAATTCCTTTCTTGGAACGTCTAGATAAATTGTATCTTGGTCAGATGACTGTAGATATTAAGACAGAACAGTCCGTTCCTACGAATGATTTTATCAATGTTAATGTAGACGCGGTTGCCAAAGTTCGTATCTTACCTACACCTGAAGGTATTTCTCTTGCGGCTAAGAACTTCCTAAATAAAAGTCCAGAAGGAATTACTTTAGATCTGCAAGACTCTTTACAGGGTAATATGCGTGAGATTATCGGCACATTGAGTTTGAAGAGCATTAATACCGATAGAGATTCTTTCTCTGACCAGGTAATGCAAAAAGCTTCAAAGGATATGGAAAGACTCGGTATTGAAATTTTGTCTTGTAATATTCAGAATGTTACAGATGATAATGGTCTTATTCGAGACCTTGGTGCTGACAATACTGCTCGCATTAAGAAAGATGCGGCGATTGCTAAAGCGCAGGCTGACCGAGATGTAGAAATCGCGCAGGCTGAAGCAGCCAAAGCTTCAAATGATGCTAAGGTTAAAGCTGCGGAAGAGATGGCTGAACGCAATAATGCTTTAGCTATTAAACAGGCTAATTTACAAAAAGAAGCTGATACTGAAAAAGCTCGCGCTGAAGCCGCAAAGAGTATTGAGGCTGAGAATCAGCGTAAGTTGAAAGATGTTGCAGAAACTAATGCAAACATCGCAAAGGCTGAGCGTGAAGCTGAGCTTAAGCAAAAAGAGATTGAATTAAAAGAGTATGAGCTTGATGCTATAGTTCGCAAACAGGCTGATGCTGAAAAGTATAAGGCTGAAAAGGAGGCTGAAGCAAAACTTGCGGCCCGTCAGAGAGAAGCAGAAGCTGAAAAGTATGAGCGTGAGCAAGAAGCAGAAGCTGCCCTGCTTGTAGCTCAAAAAGAAGCTGAAGCTCGTAAAGCTGCGGCTGATGCCGAAAGATATGCTGCTGAAGCTGAAGCTGCTGCTATTAAGGCTAAGGGTGATGCTGAAGCTGCTGCTATTAAGGCTAAGGGCGAAGCGGAAGCCGCAGGTATTGAGAAGAAAGCAGAAGCTCAAGCTAAAATGAAAGATGCTTCTATTGTAGAAATGCTTATGAAAGCACTTCCTGAAATGACTGCTGCTGCTTCTGCTCCTCTTGCAAATGTAGATTCTATTACCATGTATGGTGAAAATAATTCTTCTAAATTAGTTGGTGATATTACTACTACTGTTAGCAAGGTCATTCATGGCGTTAAGGATGCTACCGGTATTGATCTTGGGTCTATGCTGGCTGGTTATTTTGGTGGTAAAGCTGCCACCCCTCCGACTTCTGAATAAGAAGACTAAGAGAGTAGAGAGATCTACTCTCTTTTTTTTGTCCTTAGATTCCGCTAACGACCGTAGTTCGGTTCTTCCCGCCTATAGCAATTTTTTTTAGTAAAAGGGGGATATTTGCTTTTCAAATATTTTTTTGCTATAATATTTATAGAAAAAATATTAAAAGGAGAGAATTATTAAAATGAAAAGACCAATATTTAGTTGGGATCCAGAAGAAGGAACAGCCCTTTGTGTCATATAGGATAAAGAAAAAACTTACTATGGAATAGCGAATTGTTCTCCAGAAGACCGAGATATGATGAGTGAAAAAACTGGCTGTTTTATTGCTGAGAAACGAGCTTATATTATGGCATTACAAGATTTTCGTGATAAACTAAGAATTGAATTAAAAGCCTTAAAAAGATTTTATTACTCTATTAATACAAGTAAATATTTTAATTCAGAAAGTTATGAAGTTCGAAGATTAATAAGTCATATAGAAATGACAAAAAAAGATATTGAAGATACTAAAAAAGTATTAGAATATGAAAAACAACAGTTAAAAGATTACCTTAAAGATAAAGAAATTTTTTATAAAAAAATTAGACGCAATAGAGAGAAAAATAACCTATAGGTCAAAAATAAATAATTTTATTACTCATTTTTTCACATTATATGAAAACTAAAGCAGAAAGGATGATATTTATAAATATTATTATCGTTTTCCTTCTTGGAATTGTTTTTATTCAATGGATTTTTCCACTCATAGATGGACTAATAGGTTTATTTTTGACATAGTTTGAAGTTTGGAAAAACTATATGGCATTAAAAATTGCTAAAAGTCAACAGCAAATAGAAGAATTAAAAGAAAAAACTAATAGTAACAACAATCTTTCATAGATTGGATTTGCTGTATTAGAGGAAGAAGAGGAAGAAGAATCAAATGATTAAGTTTTATGATACAAGCAGTTTATTACTAATGGCTGAACAATTATTTGAAAATGAAAATGATACTATCGTAATTTCTTCTATTACATTACAAGAATTGGAGCATATAAAAGTTTCAATAAATAAAGATTCTCATACAAAATATATAGCTCGGAAATTATTACACGTTTTAGATGAAAACAATAGTAAGTTTATTTGTTATATTTATAAAGACCATATGATTAACTGCTTAAAAGAGTAGGATTTAGAAATAAATAATGATATGCGTATCCTTGGGTCCGCAATTGATTATCAAGAAAAATATAAAATAAAAGATTTTTATTTTTATACAAACGACCTTTCTTTAAAGATGATTGCAACTATCTTTTTAAAACCTTGTCAGATTTTAAGTGTTAATGAAGATAATGAAGATAGTTATTCTGGCTATTTAGAAATATAGCTTGAAGATGAAGAAATGGCAGATTTTTATTCAAATCCTGAAGAATATGGAGAAAAATTACAAATACTTATTAATCAATATTTAAATATTTATAATACTGATGGAGATAGAGTAGATACTTTATGTTGGACAGGAGAAAACTTCCGTCAATTATCATATAATCGAGTTTTTTCTTCTAAGCAATTAGGTGAAATTAAGCCTTTTAAAGGAGATATTTATCAAGCTATGGTTGCTGATAGTTTAACTCATAATAAAATTACCATTATAAAAGGTTCTGCGGGAACAGGAAAATCTCATTTAGCTTTAGGTTATTTATTTTCTTTATTAGAAAGAGGAAAAATTAATCAAATTGTTATCTTTTGTAATACAGTAGCTACTAGAAATTCTGCAAAACTTGGGTTAAAAAATGGATAAGGCTCAAGTATAAAACCACGTGAATTGCTGGAACTCCCTTAGAGTCTTATAAACTACAACGTCAATATGAAATAAAATTAAGCGTGAATGTTTAAAAATTATAAGAATTGGGTAATCAGCAGCCAAGTTTCGAATAGAAAAAGGTTCATCGACTATCGAACAGCATTTTATAAAAAAAATGAACTAAGTAGAGTAGGTATATATACCGAAGCGCGTGGATTCTAAACGAAAAGTTTTGGACAAAAAACGAAAAGTAAAATTAAAATTTTTCCATAATTATATAGAAAAAATAAAAGAGTTTTAAAAATATTATGGAAAATAAAATTATTGAAGAATATTTAAATGGTAAATCTATAAAAAAATTATCGTAGGAATACCCTTTTAGTTATTATCGAATTCAAAAAATCTTAACAAAAAATAATATTACTATTCGAGGCGGAAGAAAGAAAAAAGAATTATCAAAAAAATAGTTAATAGAATATGAAAAAGATTTAAAAAATGGTATTTCTGATATTGAATTATCTAAAAAATATCTTTTAGATAAAACAACTTTAAGAAGAATAAAAGAAGAACATGGTTTTGAAAGAAACTATAATAGAATTAATAAACGAATAAAAAATAATTATTTTTCAGAAATTAATTCACACGAAAAAGCCTATTGGCTAGGTTTTTTATATACAGATGGCAATATTGATCATTATCGTCATACAGGGAGAATTAGATTATAGTTATAGGAAAAAGATAAAGAAATATTAGAAAAATTTAAAGAATGTTTATAGATTGATTCTAAAATTATTTATGACAAAAGAATAAATAGCGTTTGTTGCTCTGTTGAATTTGTTAGCGAATAGATATATCAAGATTTAATTAATTTTGGAATTGTTCCTAATAAAACTTATCTTTCAAAACATATTCCTTTTGAAAAAATTCCAAAACAATATATTACATCTTTTTTATTAGGATTATTTGATGGTGATGGAAATTTTTATTGTTCTGAGAATTATTCTACTGATGTTACTTTTGGATTTACTTCATATTATGAATCTGTAGTAAAAGATTTTCAAAAAGAAATAGATAAGATTATTCATAAGAAAAAATCTAATAAAATATTTTTTACTTCTGCTTGGCATGCTGAATGGAGAGGTAGAAAATAGGTTTTATCTATTTTAAATATTTTATATAAAGATTGTCCAATTCATTTAAATAGAAAATATTAGCTTTATTTAAAATTAAAGCAAAGTTTAGAATAAGATATAGTCAGGTTTATATTGAAAAATATAATGTTATGTTTATCCAGGGTCTAAAGATGAAAAATTATTAGATTCTCAAATTGGTAATTTTTTAGCTAGTAAACTAGGAGGCACTATTGGAGTAGAACAATTGATTGATGAAAATAAATTAATTTTACTACCTATGAGTGATATTAGAGGTTACGATACTTCTGGTATGAACGCAGGTATTTATATAACAGAAGCTTAGAATTTAGATGTAGAATTATTAAAATTAGCTCTTCAAAGAGTTGGAGAAGATTCAATAGTTATTCTTGATGGAGATACCAAGAGTCAAGTTGATTTAATTGATTATGAAGGCTCTCGAAACGGTATGCGTAGAGCATCTTAGGTCTTTCGAGGTAAAGATATTTATGGTGAAATTGAATTAAAGAAAATTCATAGAAGTCGAATCGCTGAAATAGCGAACTTAATGTAAGTCTAGTAGTTTTAACTACTAGACTTTTATTTTTATAGTGAGGTGAATTATAATATGGCTAATATTAAAAATACAAAAGGTGTAGATGTTTCTGAATTTAATGGGGATGTTAGTTTTAAAACAATTAAAAACGCTGGCTTTGATTGGGTTATGATTCGATGTGGATACGGAGATGATATGACATCTCAAGATGATGAATATTTTGCTACTAATGTCGCAAAAGCAGAAGCGCTTGATATGCCTTGGGGAGTATATTTATTCTCATATGCTTGCTCTGAACAAGAAGCTAAAAGTGAATTAGCACACATTGATAGACTTCTTAGACAAGAAGCGAAAAAAGGACATTATCCAACTTTACCAATAGCATTAGATATTGAACCTTCTAACTATGTATCTAAAAACGGAGGCTGGAATAAAAGTAATTTAACAAAAGTATCAACTATTGTTCTTGATGGTCTAAAAGATTTAGAATATTATCCAATGATATACACTGGATACTCAGTTCTTGATAATATGGTTTCTGAACACATCCAAAAGGATTATGATTGTTGGTTTGCTCAATGGAGTTCTAGTCCTAGTTTATATAAATATAATAGATTAGGATTATGGCAATATGGTGGAGAAACTAATGTTCTTGAAAGCAATTCTATTTCTGGAATAGGAACTATTGATAAAAATAAAGCCTATATAGATTATCCATCAATTATTAATAAAAAAGAAACTGATTCTTCTACAAGTAATTCAACAATTATAAAAAATGAAATCAGTGAAGATACTGTAATTAAAACCGCTTATAGTTTATTAAATCATGATGAACATGGTAGCTGCTGTGATATTATGTATTGGTATGGTGGCTTTGATGATAGTATTAATGCCGTGGCTTGCTGCTGCGCTGGAATGATGTATTTATTCTATAAAGCAGGAGCTTTTGATTTAATTCCAGGAGGAAAAGTAGCTGATTGCGGCTCGTTATGTAAAAATTTTTATAATGCAGGACAATTATATGGCCCAGACGATGTGCAACCAGGAGACTTGGTAATTTTCTCTTGGAGTAAAGAACGTTCTTCTTACTGGCCAGCCAGTTCTCTTGGTTATAATACTCTTGACCATGTTGAGCTTTGCGTAGCTGTAAATAATGATGGAACTATTACTTGTATTGGAGCTAATAATGGCGGAACAGAATGTGATGATTTTCAATTAAAGACTCGTTATAAATCTAATATTTCTTGTTGCTGTCGTCCAAAGTATGGACAATCATCTTCTTCAGATGAAACACCTTCTTATGATTATAATGACGAAGGAGACCCCTCTATTGCAGAAGTTCAAAGATGGCTTAATAATAATTATAACACTGGTCTTTCTATTGATGGACAATATGGTCCTTTAACTAAAGCTGCTTTAGTAAAAGCTTTACAAACTGAACTTAATGAACAATTTGGAGCTGGACTTGCGGTTGATGGACAATATGGAAATTTAACTAATAATGCAATAGTAAATATTCAATACGGAGATTGGGGAAATATTACTAAAACTTTACAAGGTCTTTTAATTTGTAATGGTTATTCAACAAATGGATTTGATGGAATCTTTGGAGGAGGAACTAAATCTGCGGTTTAGTCTTATCAAAACAGTAAAGGCTTATATGCAGATGGTATTGCAGGGAAAAACACTTTCTCAGCTTTATGTAAATAATTAATAGAATAAAGGATTAGAATAATTCAATTTTAAATTTGTTTTATTCTAATCCTTTTATTTTTTTTCTCTTGATTTTTATTAAATTTTTTAATATAATAATAATATAAAAGTAAATATGTATTTTTAAACTCTAAAAATATTATATTAAAAATTTTAATAAAAAGACAATTAATTTGGAGGAAAAAAATGGATATACAAGAATTAAATTTTAATAAAGACAAGGATATTATATTAATATAGTTCTCTGAAAATGAAGATGTAGAATTAATAAAAAATCCTCTTGATGCTATTTATGAAACTTTTATTAATGGTTCTAATAGAGTGTTAGCAATCTCAGATGATATAAAAATATCTATTGTTCATATAAAAGACGAAAAGAAAAAGGAGGATTTTCCTTTCTAATGATTTGTTATACTGATGGAAGTTGTCAAGGTAATCCCGGTCCAGGAGGATTTGGAGTTGTTGTCTTAGATGATAATGAAAAACCTATCACTTATTATAGTGAACGAAGTAAAAACACAACTAATAATAGAGAAGAACTAAAAGCTATTTTATGGGCTTTTTTAAAATATGGAGAACCTGCGGCCGCAGGTCAAAAACCTCTCACAGTCTACTCTGATAGCGCATATTGCGTAAATACTTTAACTAATTGGATGTTCTCTTGGGAAAAAAGAGGCTGGTTAAAATCTGATAACCAAACTCCAGAAAATTTAGATTTAATTATTCCGTTTTTTAAACATCTACAAAATGGAAATCAAATAGAAATATATAAAGTAAAAGGACATAATAATATCATATGGAATGAAGTAGCAGATTAGTTAGCTACAGGAAGGAGAAAGTGAATGGAAAAATATATTTTAGAAACAATTAATATTAAACCTAATGATATTGTTTTAGTAAAGCCACAAATCGAAAATTTTGACTTAGAAGAAATAGAAAAGATTCATACTGATTTAAAGGAACTCTTTCCTAATAACGCAGTTTTTACCGTTCCACAGGGATTAGAAATACAGCTTAAAGATTGGGAAAAAGTATATAATTATTTGTTATCTATAAAACCAGAAAAATAACTTGCATTTAATATAAAAAAATGTTATAATATAAATATAAAAACAAGGAGAAAAAAATGAAAAGCTTAGAAACTATTTTTTATCCTAATAATGTTATTTTAATTAAAGAGCCTTTTAAATCAGATGGTAATTCAGTTTTTCCATCTGATAAAGTATGTCGATATATGAAAGTTATACAAAATGAATTTAAAGAATGTGAAATATTAGGATTAGCATATACTGAAGGAATGGTTATTAATTAGGAAGAAATAGATTTAAAAATAGAAAATAATGAATATTAAAGGAGAAATAAAATGATACAAGATAAAACTTTATATAATGAAGAAAGTATCGAATCTCTTTCACCTCTAGAGTTTACTCGTCTTAGACCAGGGGTCTACGCAGGAGATACCACTTATTCTACATAGTTATTAGTAGAAATATTTTCTAATGCTGTAGATGAATTTAGACTAGGACATGGTAATAAAATTAAAATAGATATTGCTGATAAAGTTTGTATCGTAGAAGATAATGGACAAGGTTTTATTCCAAATAGCTTTCGAGATGATGGAAAAACAATTCTTGAAGCTGCTTTTAGCGTATTAAATACATCAGGAAAATATCGTGAAGATGGAACCTATGAAGGAACTTCTTTAGGTTCTTTTGGTATTGGTAGTAAAATTACAACCTTTTTAAGTCATTGGCTTGAAGTAATTACTTATCGAGATGGACAATATGAGCATTTATGGTTTAAAGAAGGAGTTTTTTAGAAAAGAGAATCTGGAGCTTGGGAAAATAATACTACTGGAACTTTAGTTCAGTGGCAACCAAGTGAAGAATTTTTTACTAATCCAAAAGTAAATATTCAAGAAGTAAAAAATCTTTTTAAAACTATCGCTTGTCTTTGCCCAGGTCTAACTATTGAATTAAATAATTCTGGCGAAAAAACAACTTATTTTTCAGAAAAAGGATTAAATGATTTAGTAGATGACGCTGTTGCAAATAAAGAATTAATTGGATATGATAATCGTTTTAATTTAAATTATCAAAATGGTAAAAATAAAATTGATATGGTTATGACTTATACATCTAATTATTCAATGACAATGGTTCCATATGTTAATACAGGTTTAACTTCTGTTGGACCTCATATTACTCAGATTAAAGCTCTTTTAACAAGAGAATTTAATAGATTTTTTAAAGAGAAAAAATGGTTAAAAGATAGTGATGGAAATCTTTCTGGTGATGATATCCAAGAAGGATTGTATATTGTATTTAATATCACTGCGCCAAATGTTGCATATGATGCTCAGGTAAAAACTCGTATTACTAAACTTGAAATGACACCATATACAGCGGCAATTGCAGAAGAGCTTCGTATATGGTTGGCAGCAAATGAAAAAGATATTAAGATAATCGCAGATAAAGCAAAAATGGCTAAAAAGGCTCGCGAAGCGGCAGCAAAAGCTAGAGATGCAATTCGTGAGAAACAAAATAAAAAAGAAAAAGCATTAAAATTTGATTCTAAACTGGCAGATTGTTTTAGTAAAGATCGTAAAAAATGTGAAATATATATAACTGAGGGTAAGTGAAAACTATTGCCCTAATCCTTTTTACCGCTTTATCAGCGGGGTTTGTGGAAAAAGAAAAATTCCTAGGAATTTTTGATAAACCGCAGGCTAACGGGGAAACCTTACCGTTATACATATATGTCAAAATATGTTTAGGCGAAGGCAATCCCGTGGCAAGATTTTATATCTTTAGGACAAAACCAGTAAATCGTATCAGTATCTCCTTTATATCTTAATGAAGGGAGAGAGTGATATGATAGGAATTTATAAATATGAAAATAAAATAAATCATAAATGTTATATTGGATAGAGTATTGATATAGAAAGACGTCAATATAATCATAAATCTTCTGTTTATAATGATAAAGCAAATGACTATAATAGTCAATTTCATCAAGCAGTAAGAAAATATGGTTTTGATAATTTTAATTATGAAATTATCGCAACATTATCTCCAGAAGAATATTCTAAAGAACTTCTTGATTAGATGGAAAAATTCTTTATAAATTATTATAATTCTTATACCAATGGATATAATGCTACTCCAGGTGGAGATGAAAATCCAAATAGGAGTTAGATTGGTTCAAAAAATGGTCGAGCATTATTGAATGAGGAAGATGTAAGATATATTAGAGAATGTTATAATGCTCATATTCCATTCAAAATAGTTTATGAAGAATACAAAGATAAAATTTCAAAAAGAGGTCTTTAGAAGGTTTGGTGGTTTGATACTTGGAAAAATATTTATCCAGAGTATCATACTGAAGAAAATAAATACTGGCATTCTCATAATGCAAAGGCAAATTCTTCTGAGGTAGCCGCAAATAATAAAAAATGTTTTACCGAAGAACAAGTAAAACAAATGAGATATGATTATGATAATGGTATTAGTCCTAAATAGATTTGGCAAAAATATGCTCCAGATAGAGCCTGGAGCACCGTATATAATGCCATAACGAGAAAAACCTATAAAGATATAAAATAAGCTGTATCGACTATCTCCGGTGAGACGGAGAGTACAATTACTATTGATACGTGATTGGAAATAGAGGACACGATGATGGCTTGACAAACCGGAGTGAAGAGTTAGTCAGTGCTTATAGAAATATAAGATAAACACGGATAGTGCTTCAGGTAACCTAAAACAAGCACGTAATAATGAATATCAAGCAGTTCTTCCAGTAAGAGGAAAAATACTAAATTGTTATAAAGCAACCGTTGATAAAATTCAAAAGAACGCTGAAATTATGACTATGATTGACGCTTTTGGATTAGATATTGATTTAAAGACAATGAAAGTTGTTTATGATAAAGATAAAATAAGATATGGAAAAATTATTATTATGAGTGATGCTGATTCTGATGGAGCGCATATCAAAAATCTATTTTACACTTTTATTTGGAGTTTCTGCCCACAATTAATTGAAGATGGCTTTATCTATGCGGGCGTTCCTCCGCTCTATAAAATAACTACTTCAAAAGGTTATCAATATCTTAAAGATGATATTGCATTAGATAAATATAGAAAAGAAAATTTCGGTAAAAAATATGTTGTGAATAGATTTAAAGGATTAGGAGAATTAGATGTTGATGAAACAGAAGAAACATTAGCTGATCCAGAACAGAGAATTATTAAGCAGGTTACAATTAGTGATGCAACTGCTGCTAAAAAGCTATTTGATAATTTAATGGGAACTGCGGTTACCCCAAGAAAGATATACATTAAAGAACATAGTGAGGAGGCAACTTATAATGCCGAATGAGATTTTAACTGATTTAGTTGATGAACTTGGAACAAATTTTATAGAATATGCGGTTGCTGTTAATACTGACCGTTCTATTCCAGATGCAAAAACTGGTTTAAAACCAGTAGCAAAAAGAATTCTCTATGACGCATATGATGAAGGCTTTAGTTCTAAAAAACCTCATGTCAAATGCGCTAATATTGTTGGTAATACTATGGCAAACTGGCATCCGCACGGTAGAACTGTTGCCGTGGGTAAATCGCGGAATTAAGCGGGAAAGCTGAAATGTTAACCCGAACCGAAGGCTATACAAAGTATAGTCAGGGGCAACGCATAGGTAGTGAAAAGATATAATCTACCCACGAGGCCGCGATAATTTGGTCAAAAATTTTAAAAATATTTATAATAATTTCCAGTATTAGTGAGGATGTAAAAACATCCATATTAATATTGGAGGAATTATCATGAAAGAATATAATAGGCATATTTTTGATACTATAGATTCTGCGGAAAAAGCTTATTGGTTAGGTTTTATTATCGCAGATGGATATTTGAATATAGACAGAAGAATGTTGCGAATTAAACTTGGAAATAAAGATAAGCATCATTTAGAAAAATTTATTAATTTTTTAGGTGGAGATTTAACTATGCTAAAAAGTGAAATTCATAATACAACTGGAAATATTCAGTGGTATGTATCAACATATTCAATAGAAATAAAAAATGCCTTGATAAAATTAAATGTAGAACAATCTAAAAGTGGAAAAGAGCATATTCCACCCATAGATAAAATTTATTATAGAGATTTTATTAGAGGTTTATGGGATGGAGATGGATTTATTAGAGAAAACTTAAATGGAATTGGTTTAGTAGGTTCTTTTGAATGTTTATCTTTTGTATAGAATTATTTTCAAGAACAATTAAATATTAAACCTTTAAAAATATATTCTCATTATAATACTTTTAAAATTGAATATCGTTCTACAAAAGATGCTATTCCAAAAATAATATCTCATTTATATCAAGATAATGATGTTGCATTAGATAGAAAAATGGAATTAGCAAACCAAATTAAAAAGATATGCTGAACTTATACAAATAAAAGTATAAGAAGTAAAAGATAAAAAACTTTTACGATAACAAAAAAATGGATAGTTCTATTTATGGAACTTTAGTTAGACTTTCACAAGAATGGGTAATGCGCTATCCTTTAATTGATTTTCATGGTTCTAAAGGAAATCGAGATGGTGATGGTCCTGCGGCTTATCGTTATACTGAAGCAAGATTAAGTCGTTTAGTAGAAGATGGTATGTTGGTAGGAATGAAAAAAGGAGTAGTAGATACTGTTCCTAATTATTCTGAAACTAAAGATGAGCCAGTGACTTTACCTTCTTATTTTCCTAACTTATTATGTAATCCAAACGCAGGCATAGGCGTTGCTATGGCTTGTAATTGGGCACCACATAATCTTAGAGAAGTAGCGCAAGCTATTTTTGATTATATAGATGGTAAAGAACCTATGTTACCTGGTCCTGATTTTCCAACAGGTGGATTGATTATTAATAAAGATATTATTCCAACTATTATGCGTACTGGTCATGGTAGTATTAAGCTTCGTGGTAAATATGATATTGAAGGAAATAATATTATATTTTATGAAATTCCATATGGTGTAGGAACTGAATCTCTTATGGAACAAATTGGAAAAGCCTGTGATGCTGGGGATGTAAGTGGAATTAAACATATCCGAAATGAAAGTACTCGTAAAAAAGGATTTAGATTAGTCCTTGAATGTGAAAAAGATGCTAATCTAAATAAAACTATTTTTCAATTATTTAAAAATACTGATTTACAAACATCTTTTTCTTATAATATGGTTGGATTGGTCGGTAAAACTCCTACTGAATTAAATTTAAAAGATTGTTGTAAAATTTACGTTGAACATAACAATGAATGTATCCGCAGAGAAACTGAATATGATTTAAATAAAACTAAAGCAAAGCTTGAAATTAATGAAGGTTTATTAAAAGCATTAGAAGATATAGATAATATTATTGCGTTAATTAAACAATCAAAGTCTGCGGCAGCCGCTCGTCAAGAACTTTGCGCGAAATATAAATTCTCTGAAGCGCAATCTCAAGCCATTACAGATATGAAGCTTGGTAAATTAGCAAACCTTGAAAAGATTGAATTAAATGAAGAAATTCAAGGGTTGAAAGAACAAATTAAACACTTTAATGCGATTTTAACAAATCCATTAGATGAATTGAAAAAAAGACTTCAAAATATTGTAGATAAATATGGTGATGATAGAAGAACGGAGTTGACACAACTTGCCGAGCCAAAAGACAATGAGGAGAAAAAGATTGCTGCCATACCACCAGAAAAATGTGTTGTGGTCCTCACGGACGGGGGTAGCATTAAAAGAATTAAGTCAACGTCTTTCAGAACTCAGAGACGCGGTGGAAAAGGAATAAAAACGCAAGATGATATTACTTCAATGGTTCTTCGAACAAATACAGTAGATAGTTTAATGATATTTACAAATAAAGGAAATATGTATCGATTAATTGTTGATGATATTCCAGAAGGAACTAATACATCTAAAGGAACTCCTGTTAGAGCATTAGTTTCTATGGAACAAGGAGAAAGACCTGAAGTTATTTACTCAATCTATAGAGATACAGATGCTAAATATGTAATATTTGTAACTAAAAACGGATATGTAAAAAGAAGTTCTTTAGAGGAATATGTTGGAACTAAGAAAAAGGGCGGTATAAAAGCTTTAAATCTTCATGAAGGAGATAGTATTGCTTCGGTCTTTTTAGCAAATGAAGAAAATATTATTATTTTATCTAAAAATGGATATGCCATTAGATGTAAGGGGTTAGATTTCCCTGCTTCTGGAAGAGTAACTATGGGATATAAAGGTATTAATCTTCACGATGATGATGAAGTTATTGCGGCTTTACCAATTCGTGATATTAATGATTCAATTGCATTTTTCTCTAGAAGTGGGTTGGCACGTAGAGTTAAATTGTCTGCATTTCCAGTTCAAGCTAGAAATGGACGAGGAACAATATATGCTAAAGATGCAGATACTGCGGGAGCTTGCTTAGTTTCAGATGGAGATATAATTTTAGTTTGTGGAGATAAGAGTTCTCTTTGTGTAAAAGCTGAAGATTTACCACCAGAAACAGCTTCTAAAACTACTATGGGAAATATTGTTATAAAAGGAAATGTTGTTACGGGGGTAAGCAAAGTATGAAAAATTTATTGATTTCTGTTGGAGAATATCAATTTTTTGATGAACCTTCTAATAAAAATGGATTAATTGGCGGTAAAATTATCGCCAATAATCCTGATACTAAAGAAGAATTTTTTCGAACCTATAAGAGATATCATACTGGCAAAACAGATAAATATAATGTTTTAGCAAAATTAATTACTGAATTAGTTCCTCCAGAGAAGAAAGATGAAGAAGATGAACCTAAAGAAGAATAGGTTTGACAATGAAAAAATTTTTTAGTATAATAATTAAGGAGATTATTTCAAATGATAGATACTTCATATATGGGTGATTCAACTTTTGAAAAAATGCGTTATATGACAGATAAGTTGAATTATTGGACAAAAAAATATGATGAAGGAAATCCAGAAGTAAGTGACAAAAAATGGGATGATATGTATTTCACTCTTTTAGACTTTGAAACTACAATGGATTTTGCTTATGAAGATTCTCCCACTCGAAAAGTTAACTATCAAGTTGTTAATCAACTTGATAAAGTAAAACATAATCACAAAATGCTTTCTCTTGAAAAAACCAAGAGTCTTGATAGTGTGGTTGCGTTTTCTAATAATCGACGAATGGTAGCTATGGCAAAAGTTGATGGGTTAACTTGTTCGTTAAGATATATAAATGGCAAATTAGTTTCTGCTGAGACTAGAGGGGATGGCATTATTGGAGAAGATATTTTACATAATGCGTTAGTAATCCCTTCTATTCCACACAGAATAAATTATGAAAAAGAACTTGTTGTTGATGGTGAAATAGTCTGTTTAACAAAAGACTTTTAGGATTTTAAGAAAGAATATAAAAATTCTCGTAATTTTGCGGCAGGTAGTATTAGATTATTAGATTCTAAAGAATGTGAAAAAAGAAAATTAACTTTTATAGCGTGGGAAGTTATAAAAGGTTTTGAAGATAGTGCTAGTAATAGTTTTTTCAATAAACTTTATAAACTTTCTGATTTAGGATTTAAAATTGTTCCCTGTGATAGTGTAACTCCAGAACGAGATTTAGAAGAGGTTGTTCAAATAATAACCAGTCTTTCTTATGAAGAATCTATTCCAATAGATGGAATAGTCTTTAAATTTAATGATATTGCATATGGTAAAAGTTTGGGAGAAACTTCTCACCATTTTAAAAATGCAATAGCTTATAAGTTTTATGATGAAGCTTATGAGACAAAATTACAAGATATCGAATGGAGCATGGGTAGAACTGGTCAAATTTGTCCAATTGCTATATTTGAACCTTTAGATATAGATGGAAGTGAAATTTCTCGTGCATCACTTCATAATTTAAAAATTATGAAAGAATTATTAGGTGAACGTCCATTTAAAGGACAAATAATTTATGTAACAAAGAAAAATCAAATAATTCCTCAAATAACTAAAGCGAAGGATGAAAATGGACAATGGATTTAGACATTATAAAAAAAGAGTTTCCAGAAAAATCTGTAGGAAGAGCAGAAAATTTAACTGGTAAAAAATTTGGAAAATGGACTGTTTTATATAGAACTATAAATGATAATGGAAATAAACCTAAATGGGTTTGTTAGTGTGATTGTAAAAATCATACTGTAAAAGCGGTTTCAGCAAGAACATTAAAAAATGGAACTTCAACCAATTGTGGATGTTCACGATTAGAAACAATTAGAAAAAAATCTTCTCAATTTCGATTGATTGATTCAGATGGAAATATTACTCATAAAAGATGTTATAGTTGTAAACAAATGTTACCAATTATTAATTTTTGGAAAAATTCTGCTTAGTTAGATGGTTATACCAACAAGTGTAAGAAATGTAATGATTACAATATAAAAGAAAATAAATATGCCTATTATAAAAAAAATGCTAAAAGGCGTAATTTATCTTTTAAATTAACTAAAGACGAATTTTATGCTATTATTAAATAGCCTTGCTATTATTGTGGAGATATTTCTTAGAATTCTCGGGGTATTGATAGAGTAAATTCCAAAGAAGGATATTTTTTTGAAAATTGCGTATCATGTTGTGAGTTTTGTAATAAAATGAAATTAGATTATTCTATAGATTTTTGGATAAATCATATGAAAAAAATACTAAAGAATTATGGAGATAAAAAATGAAATATATTTATTTTGAAATTCCAAAAGTGTGTCCAGTGTGTGGAGAAAAAACTATTATAAATTCTTCTAATCAATTATATTGTCCAAATCAAGATTGTAGTGGTAAATTTATTAATCGTCTAAATCATTTCTGTAGCAAAAAAGGATTAGACATTAAAGGTTTATCTTTAGCCACTTTAGAAAAATTAATGGAATGGAATTGGGTAAATAATATTATTGATCTTTATTCTTTAAGTCAACATAAAGAAGAATGGATTGTTAAACCAGGTTTTGGGAAAAAATCAGTAGATAATATTTTACAATCAATTAAAGATAGTTAGGAATGTAGCTTAGAGGCTTTTTTATCTGCGCTTGGAATTCCTCTTATAGGTAGAAATGTTGCAAAAGAAATAACCAAGTATTTTTCTACATATGAAGATTTTCGAAATGCTGTTAAAGAAGGATTTGATTTTACAACTCTTTATGGATTTGCTGAAGAAAAATCAAAAGCTATTTTAAATTTTGATTATACTGAAGCAGATAATTTAGTAGAGAAATTTTTAACTATTTAGAAAGTGGAAAAAGAAGAAAATGAATTGCCATTAAAAGATAGAAAATATGTAATTACTGGAACTGTAAAGCAATTCAAGAACAGAGCCGAATTACAAAAATTTATTGAAAATCGTGGAGGCAAAATTGTTTCTGCAATTTCAAAAAATGTCAATTATTTAATTAATAATGACTCAGCTTCAACCTCGGTCAAAAGTGTTGCAGCAAAAAAGATAGGAATTCCTATCATCACAGAAGCGGAATTTTTAGAAGAATTAAGTTGACAAAATAAAAAAAATTTCGTATAATGAAATTGTAAAAATTAAGGATGAAAATTTTAAATGTTAATGACTAAACGAGAATTACGAAAGTTAGCTAAAAGAATAGCTGATTTAGAAAAAGTAATTCAAGCTAATGAAAATCAAGAAAAAGTAACTAAAGCTTAGAGAAAAATTTATAATTTAAGTTCAAAAATCAGTGATCCAGAGGATATGTTTCTATTAGATGAGCTTATTCAACAGGAGCTTGAATCTTGACTTAAAAAAAATTTTTTGATATAATTTTTACAGGTAAAAAAAAATAATTACCAAAAAAGAAAAAAATATTATTTATAAGGAGAAAAATTATTATGGCTATGAAAGAAAATTCTAAGAAAGTACTCAATTATTTAAAGACTATTAACGGTCAAGATGTTACCGCTGCTGATGTTGCTGAGGCTCTCGGTCTTGAGAAGCGCTCTGTTGATGGCATCTTTACTTCTGCTATTCAAAGAAAAGGTCTTGGTGTTCGTACTCCTGCTGAAATCGAGCTTGAGGATGGTACCCATAAGGCAGTTAAGTTCCTTTCTTTGACAGACGCTGGTATGGCATTTGATCCCGATGCTGACGCTGAATAATTAAGTATATGCGTGGGATGGATTAATTTCCATCCCACTTTTTTTGTATTATGACAATATTTTTAATACTTTTATTATTTATTTTTGGTCTTGGATTAGGTGGACTTATAATATATCTAGTCTGTAGACCAACTATGAAAAATATAATTTAGTAGAATTAGAAAACTTTACAAGAAAATGATCAGATTGAATCAAACAATAAATAGTTAATTTATCAAAATTAGATTTTAAAAACAAAGGAAGATGAGTTAAAGGGATAGGTTGCTAATATTCAATCTGAATATGATACAATTTCTGCTAAAAGAGATGAAGTTAAAAACAGCCTCGATGATTTAGAAAAATAGTCTGCGCAAGCAGCTGAAAAGTTCTACGAGGCTGCGCGCCAAGCCGCACAAATTTCATTTGACCAAGAGGTTGAAAATATTAGTATTGCTCTTGAACAAGATAGAGAATAGACAAAATAGATTTATCTTGAAACAGCTCAAGAGTGTGTTTTAGAATTTTAGAAAGAAATTAATTCTAAACAACAAGAATTAGCACAAGTTCAGACTATTTTAGAGCAAGAACGAAAAAATGTTAATGTAGCTGTTGAAGCGGCTAAACGACGCCAAGAGATAGAAAATCAACAAGATTTTTATCGTTTAATATTAACTGATGAAGATATTGCTGAGATAAAACGTTTGCGTGAAGTATTACCTTATTTAAGAGATAAAACTCCTTTAAATAAGGTAATTTATAAAGTCTATTATGAAAAACCTTTAACTGATATGATTGGTAGAGTAGTTGGAACTGGTATTCATACTGGTATTTATAAAATTACTCATATAGATAGCGGAAAATGTTATATAGGGCAAAGTGCCAATATAGCCGAGCGTTGGAAATAGCATTGTAAACGTGGTGTTGGCGCAGAAGACTGGACACGTAATAAACTTTATCCTGCTATGTATTCTCTTGGTGTTGAAAATTTTTCTTTTGAAATTGTTGAAGAGTGTGAACGTTCTAAATTAAATGAGCGAGAAGATTATTGGTAGGAATTTTTTCATGCAAAAGACTTTGGATATAGTATAAAATAAGGAGAGATTAATGTGGATATCGTTAGTAATGTAAAAATCTATGATTTAGAAGAATCTCTTATTGCTTCTGGTTATCCTATGAGAACAGAAGTTGGTATGCGTGAAGTAGAAAAAAAAGATATTGAGCGTGGAACCAAATTAGTTAATGCCACTAAAACTGGTAATACTGCACATCACTAGTTTTTAACTGGAATTAGAGTTAATTTTGATTTAACTTGCTCTAATAAAATGTGGGTAGAAGCAGAGCGTTATCGTTTTCTTGAGTTTGTATCTTCACAATCTACAATGCATCGTATTACTAAATTTGATTTAAATAAATGCTATAATGAATATGTTGATCCAAGAGTTATAGAAATAATGAAAGAAAAAATTGCAGAATATAATAAGCTTGTTGATGAAATAAACTATAATGAAGAAGCTTTACAAAATATTCCAATTCCATATTCAAAAGCAATATTTAAAAAAGAACATATAGAAAATGTAAAAAACAAGATAAAACAATTAAGAGAATAGGCTAAAGAAAAATATTTAGAAATTCTTTATACAAATCCCGCAGGATTTATACTGACTGCAAGAATGACAACAAATTATCGTTGTCTTAGAAATATATATATCTAGCGTCATGATCATCGTTTGCCAGAATGGTAGGAATTTTGTCATTGGATTGAAACTCTTCCATATGCTAAAGAATTTTTAACTAATTAATTTTTATTAAAAACAGGCCACTTTTATTTAATTTTATAGCTAATACTTTTATAAATAAATAGAGGTGATAAAATTAATGTGTGGAATATATAAAATTAAAAATTTAATAAATAATAAAATATATATTGGACAATCATTAGATATAAAAGCAAGATGGGAAAAACATAAAAGAAGTAAAGACAATTGTGCTATTCATCAAGCTTTTAAAAAATATGGATTAAATAATTTTTCTTTTGAAGTAATAGAAGAATGTCCTCCAGAATTATTAAACGAAAGAGAAATTTTTTGGATTAAAGAATATAATTCTTATGAAGAAGGATATAATATGACTTTAGGAGGAGAAGGAAGTTTAAAAAGAGCGGTTCAATCCTTTAATGAATTAGGAGAATTTGTTAAAGAGTATGATTCAATTGTAGAAGCTGCTTTAGATACTAATACTTCTAGTGAAAAAATAATTAGCGTATGTTAGCATTACCCAAAAAGATTTTATGCTGGAGATTATCAATGGAAATATGCAGATGATAATACAATTATTTTACCTAAAGAAAAACAAAAATCTAAAGATATATATCAATTTGATTTAAACGGAAATTTTATACAAAAATTTTCTTCTTTAACAGAAGCCGCAAATAAATTAAATATAGATAAATCTAAAATTTGCGCTTGCTGTAAAGGAAGACAAAAAACAGCATATGGATATTATTGGAGTTATTCCTCCACAATAGAAAAAATAAAATATAAACCGCCTTATAGAGTTGTTTAGCAATTTTCTAAAGATGGAAAATTTATAAAAGAATTTAAAAGTATATCTGAAGCAGCTAGAGCACTTAAAACTACTCCAGGTAATATATGCTCTGTTTGTTAGGGACGTTCAAAAAGTTGTAAAGGATATATTTTTAGATATAAAGAATAAAATAAAATAAGATAAAAAGATTGACTTTCAAATAAAAATATTATATAATATATATAGAAAATGAAAATTAAGGAGTTTATAAAAAAAATGTCATTAAAACAAGATTTTATTAATTATGTAGAAAGTAACTTTGAAAGAAACCCTATGCCAGAAAACTTAAATGAGTATTGGGAAAAATTTAAAGGCGGAGCGGATAAAGGAGAAAAACCTTTATTCACTGAAAATGGAAAACTTATTTTAACTTTTTTACAGCAACACCCAGAAACTAATACATGGAAAGCAAAAGATATTGCCGAAGGAATGTTTATTTCTTCTAGAACGGTATCTGGATCTATCCGTAAACTAGTTAATGATGGTTTTGTAGAAAAAGTTGGTCAAGACCCGGTGATATACAGTATTACACAACAAGGAAAAGATATAAAAATTATTTAAAAATTGGTCAAAATCCATTATTTTATCTTTTTATTTTTTTATATTCTTATGAAAAAGAAATAAAATAATGGAGGTAATTTTATGGTAAATATATAGGAAATTTCAATAAAAGATTATTTATCAATGACAGAGGAATAGAAAAAAAAATTTTATGATTCTATTTTAATTAATAATAAAAAAGTATAGAAAAATACTCATTATTTAACTGTTATTAATCCTGCAAAATAGGCAAAAATTCCAGAATTTTTAGAAAAATAGAAAAATGGATATCTTACTTATGTAGCACCTTTACGAAGAGCTAATCGAACAACAAGTGGAGGTTTATCATTTTTAACCGTTTGTGATTGTAATAATTGGCATATTTTAGACGCTATAGATTTTAGAAAAGAAAAATAGCAAATGTGTCCATTTTGTAAAATAAAAAATACAACAACGATGAAAGATATATCTGGGGAGATTTTTGGACAATTACAAGCTTTATTTCCATCTGAAAAAAGAGGAAAAGATGGCTCTGTTTATTGGGTATGTTCATGTATTGATTGCGGAAATATTCAAGAAGTAATCAAATATAATTTAACCAGAAAAAATGGGCATTTATGTTCTGTCTGTGGAGAAAAATCAAAAGGAGAGTATAAAATTGCTTAGTTATTAAAAAAACATAATATACCTTTTGAAAAAGAAAAAACTTTTAAAGATTGTTTTTTTTCAGATACAAAAAATTATGCTCGTTTTGATTTTTTTGTAAATAATCAATATATTATTGAAGTAGATGGATAGCATCATTTTTTTCCGGTAAAGTATGGAGAAAACATTAGTGATGAAAAAGCAAAAACTTTATATGAAAAAGTAATATAGCATGACAAATATAAAAATTAGTATTGTATTAAACATAATATTCCAATAATAAGAATTCCTTATATTTCAATAGATAATTTAACATATCAAGATATAATAGTTGAAAAAAGTAAATTTTTATTGTATAATTAATATATAGATATTTTAAAGGAGAGAAAAAAAAATATGAAATCAAACATTATTAATTCGACCCATTTGGAGGGTCTTGTTTATGAACATGCTCTTGAACTTCGTACTTCTGGTGAAAATTCTAAGCACCCTGGAACATAGTTCATTATGGGTAATTTAAATATTGCTACTGATAGTGATTGTGTCAATATTGTTCCTGTGCATTTTACTTATGTAACTGCTACAACTTCAAAAGGTAATGCTAATGCTACTTTTGGAGTTCTTAAAGATATTATTGATGGTAAAATTGGCACTGTTATGACTAACGGAAAAGATAAGGCAGGAAAAGTTCGTATTGATTCTGCAATTGGTTTAAACGAGTTTTATTCTGATCGTAATGGTACTGAAGAGTTAGTATCTGTAAAGAGAAATGAGGGTGGATTTGTTCATATCACAAACACTCTTGCTCCAGATGAGAAAACTCATAATACTTTTACTGCCGATATGTTGATTACTTCTGTAACCCAAATTGATGGTGATGAAGAGAAAGGAACAAAAGATAAGGCAATCGTTCGTGGTTGTATCTTTGATTTCCGTAAGGCAATTCTTCCAGTAGAGTTTTCTGTAACTAATAGTCGTGGAATGGATTATTTCCTTGGTCTTGGAGCTTCTACTAAAGAGCCTGTTTTCACTAAAGTTTGGGGCCGTCAGATTTCTCAAACTACTATGGATAAAACAATTGAAGAGTCTGCTTGGGGTGAAACTTTAGTAAGAGAAACTCCTCGCACTCGTCGTGATTGGGTTATTACTGGTTCTAATCCTGAACCTTATGTTTGGGATGAAGAGGGATCTATTACTGCAGCTGAATTAACTGAAGCAATGGCTGATCGTGAAACTTATCTTGCTTCTATTAAAAAGCGTCAAGATGAGTATAAGGCTTCTAAAGCTGCTGCCGCAGCAGTTCCTCCAGCTGCAACTCAAGAAAAGGGAAGTTTCGTATTTTAATAAAGAAATAAATCTATGGAATTAAGCATCGATTTAGATGAAGTAAAAAAATTTTATTGAAGATAGTAAATTTACACAATTTTTATTAAATAATACAACAGATATAAACGTGCCGGCATTTATTTTGTCGGCCGTTTATGAAAAAAGTGAGAAAGAAGGAACTGAATAATGGCTATAGATTTATTAAATATACAACCTCATAAGGTATCTCGTGATTTATCTGGATATTTAACTTTTATATATGGACCTGCAAAGGTTGGTAAAACAACTTTTGGCGCTCATATGCCAGGACATCTGATTCTTGCTTTTGAAAAAGGTTATAATGCTTTGCCAGGAGCAATGATTTAGGATGTCGCAACGTGGGGAGTTTTTAAATAGGTTGTTCGTGAATTAAAAAAACCACAAATTAAAGAAAAATATCAAAGCTTGATTATCGATACAGTAGATTTTGCGGCTGACGCTTGCTAGAAATATATTTGCAACTAGCTTGGAATTGATAATATCGGTGATGGTGGTTGGACCAATAATGGTTGGACTAAATACAAGAAGGAATTTGAAGGGACTTTTAGAGAATTAACTTAGCTTGGATATGCTATTGTTTTTATATCCCATGATAAGGAAAAGACAATTAAACCACAAAATGGTCAAGAATATCAGCAAATTGGTTCGTCCCTTTAGTCTTCAGCGTTGAGCATTGTTGAAAATATGTGTGATATTATTGGCTATGCTCATCCAGTAGGAGATATTAGCACAGGAAGACGTGTTTTAACTTTACGTTCAAATGATAATAGTATTCGTTGCGGATGTAGATTTAAATATATGGCTACTGAGATTCCTTTTACTTATGAAGCTCTTGAAAAAGCTTTAAATGATGCTATTGATGCAGAAGCTAAAGAAACTTCTGGGGCTTTTGTTACTGACCAACGTCAAGTAGCAGTTGACGAACCTCAATTTGATCATGCTGCTTTAATGGAAGAATTTAATAACTTAGTTCAAAAATTAATGCTTGAAAATCAATCTAATGCGGCTAAGATTGTTGTTATTGTAGATAAGTATTTGGGCAAAGGTAAAAAGGTTTCAGATACTACTCCTGCTCAAGCAGAATTAGTTTCATTAATTGTTGATGAAATTAAAACTGATCTTGTAAAATGATATTATAGCCCTGAGGATATTTTCCTCGGGGCTTGATTTTTTTATAAAAATATAGTATAATATAAAAGGAAAAACATGGATAAAATTAAATTAATTTTTAATATTATTGAAAAATATATGACCGAAGGATAGAAAAAATATCCAGTTTGGACAGAACATGATATTTTAGGATTTAATGTTGATTATGAAAAAATTTCTAAAGAAGATTTAGAAGCTTTGAAGTTATTAGACGTCATTTTTGGCGGAGATTATGATGGATTATATATTTTTACTTAAGGAGTTTACATGGATTTAAATGATGCGATTATTCACTGTGAAGAAGTTTCAAAAACTTGTTCTAATAAAAAGTGCGCAGAAGAACATAAATAGCTAGCAAACTGGCTAAAAGAATTAAAGGAAAGACGTGACGCAGATGGCTCATTATGTCACTTGTTCAATTTGTAAAAAGAGATTTGACAGAGATAAATATCCTGCCGTATTAACAAGTTCTCGTCGATATGCTCACGCCCTTTGTGCAGGAGTATTATCCGAAGAAGAAAAAAAGAAAGAAGAAGAACGAATAGCGTTAGAAACTTATATTATTAAATTATTTAATTTAGAACATATGGACGGAAAAATTACTTTATAGATAAAAAGATATTTACAAGAACATCCAGAATATACTTATTCGGGTATTCGTCGTTCTTTAGAATATTTTTATGAAATAAAAAAGAATCCAATAGATAAAGCCAATGGTGGAATTGGTATGTAACAATGCCTGTAAAACCTTTACCCTTTCATCAAGGGGGTTTTACCTGCGGCTGCAGGTAAAGCTAACGGGGAAGCCTAAACTTTAAAAGCATGGTAATCCCGTGGCAAGTTTAATTAATTGTCTTGCTTGTTTATTCATATATAAACGAGGTGAGGATTTATGAATAAGCAAGAAATTAAAAGAGGAATTTATTCCATTAATTTTTCCAATAAAAAAAGATATATTGGAATGAGTAATAATATTAAAGATAGAATAAAAGAACATAAAATAGATGCGAGAAATAATGATTTATTACCTGTTCATTGTGCTATGAGAAAATACAATTATGAAGTAAAAATTTTAGAAGATTGTTAGAATTGTTCCAGAAAAGAAATGGCAGATAAAGAAAGATATTGGATAAAATATTACGATACTTTTAATAATAAAGAAAAAGGATATAATTTGACTGCCGGCGGAGACGGAGCCGCTCTAGGAGTATATAATTCATCAGCTAAATTAAACAAAAAAACATTATCTGAAGTATATGATTTATTAATAAATCATACTGAATTATATATATATGAAATAGCTTCAAAATACAATATGTCTCCAGAAGCAATTAGTGAAATTAATTTAGGAAAAAGATATTATAATGAGTTTTTAAACTATCCATTGAGAAAACCTCCTAAACCGAAAGGGGCAGGAAGTGGAATTAACAATTATTCTGCAAAATTTACATCTAACCAATCTTTAAAAGAGGTATATGTTGATTTAGAAGAAAATATTTTATCTTTAGAAGAAATTGCCAAAAAATACAATGTGAGTTATACTACTATTTCAAAAATAAATAGAGGAATAACTTATATTTAGAAAGATTACTCTTATCCTATTCGCAAAAAAAGAAAAAAGACTTCAACAGATTATAATTCTATTATTCAATTATTATTAACAACGAAATTATCTTTTACTGATATTGGAAAAAAATTTAATCTTTCTACAAGCACGATAGGAAGGATTAATAGTGGAAAAATTCATCATATAGATAATTTAAATTATCCCATTAGACAATAATGATTAATAATGCTGTATCGACTATCTCCGGATCGGGAGAGTAGGGCTACTATTGATACGTAGTTCGAAACAGGTTTTATAAATTAATATATTTAATTTATTAAGATATAGTCAGTGCTTATGAAAACATAAGAGTATCACGATTGTTCCATGGATATATGAAGAAGCTAAAAGATATTATTATAATAAATGGCTATTAAGCCAAAAGAATAAAGAAAAAGATATTTCTGCATATGTTCCAAAAGTAAGGGAAATTATTATATAGCCTCCAAAAAGAGAGCCTATAAGAAGAAAAAGATTTACATTTTTAGATCAAGAGGAGGTCGAAGCCCGTGGCAAGCAAATACATTGATACAACCGCAATTATCCAAGTAATAGGAAATGTTTTTAATAATCCACAGCTTCTGGACTTGACAGACAAATATGTTGTAAATGAAGAAGATTTCCCAGATAAATTTCATAAAATTGCTTTTGGAGCTATATATAAATTACATGAATTAGGTGTAGAAAAAATTGATTTAAAAGCTATTTCAGATTTTTTATCTTCAAGACCAAAAAGCGAAGCAATCTTTAAGCAAGAAAAAGGCGAAGAGTGGTTATTAAAAATAGCTGAAAATTCAAATTCAGCCGCTTTTGATTATTACTATAATAGATTAAAAAAATTCACTTTATTAAGAATGTATGATGCCTATGGAGTTTCTGTAACAGACATATATGATCCAGATGATATCTTAGATACTAAAAAAAGATAGCTTCAAGAAGATAGACTAGATAATATGTCTTTAGTTCAAATAGCAGATACTATTGATCAAAAGATTGAAAAAATTAGGATGACATATGTTGATGATGTAGCAGATGAAGCTTAGCAAGCTGGTGAAGGAATTTTAGAATTAATTCAAGGGTTTAAAGAAAATCCTGAAGCTGGAGTTCCTCTATATGGTCCACTTATTAATACAGTTACTAGAGGTGCTAGACTTAAAAAATTCTATTTGCGCTCAGCCGCAACAGGTGTCGGAAAGACAAGATCTATGATAGCAGATGCCTGCTATATTGGCTGTAATAAAATGTATGATGAAATTTTTGGTTGGATAAAGACAGGTCCAGCTTAGCCAACATTATATATTGCAACTGAACAAGAAATGAGCGAAGTTCAAACAATGATGTTAGCATTTTTATCTAACGTAGATGAAGGACATATCTTAGATGGAAGATATGAAGGAGATGAAGAGGAGCGTGTCATTATAGCCGCAGAAGTTTTAAAAGAATCTTCTTTATATGTAGAGTTATTACCAGATTTTTCTTTATAGGATATCGAAAATAAAATAAAGAAAAATATTCGTGAACATTAGATTTAGTATGTCTTCAACCCGAAAAGGGTGTGGGAGAATGAAACACTTTACTGTTTTATCAACGGGGTCTTATTTATAACTATAAATAAGGCTAACGGGGAAGCCTAAACTATAAAATAGCATGGTAATCCCGTGGGAAACTTATATTTATCCATTCTCTTTCAATTGAATAAATATTTGAACCTGTATCGACTATCCCTTTTGCCTTCTGGGCGAGGGAGTAGAAATGCTATTGATACGCATTTCGAAAAGGTGTCCTTGTGGTTGCGACCGCAAGTAAGAGTTAGTCAGCGCCTTTAGAAATAAAGGAAGAACGTGTCATGATTATATACATACTTCTATGAAAATTCTTGAAGAAATTACTCGTAGAAGTGGAGGAATAAAACTTCGTGAAGATAATATTTTATTTATGTTATCTAATAGATTAAAAGATATTTGTAATCGAGAAGGTATTTTTATTATGTCTGCTACACAATTAAATGGAGATTATTAGACAAGTGAAACACCTGATCAAAATTTACTTCGAGGTGCAAAAAGTATTGCAGATAAGATTGACTTTGGAGCTATTCTTTTAATGGCAAAAGAAGATGATTATACTGGATTAGAAAAAATTTTAGCAACAGGCACCTTTGATAAACCTACAATTAAAATATCAGTTTATAAAAATAGACGAGGTAGATATAAAGGAATTTATTTATGGTGTAAAGCAGATTTAGGAGTATGCAGAATTCGTCCTTTATTTGCAACGGGATGGGATTATGAATTAATTCCAATTGATGATACTCGTATACATATAGCAAGTGCATTTCCAGATGATGAAGATGAAGATTAAAAACAATTTTAAAGGAGAATAATAATTATGGGAAAAGAAAAATTATTAAAACCAGGTGCTGTAGAATATAGAATGCCAGAAGCAATGGCAGAAGACCTTATTAAGTTAAGTGGAAAAAATAAAAAGCATTTAAATATCCAACAGTATCTTATTGATTATGTAAATCGTGAATGTGGTTTAAAAAATAATTGCACGAAGGTGACTCTTTACTAATGTTAATTTTTGATAAACAAGAAATAAGGGAAAGTTTATCAATTAATGAAGTATATGATTTACTTGAAGAATGGGGTGGTGAGCCAGAGTATTGTCCTACTGGGCTCATCGCCCGAACTATATGTCATAACAGATTAAATGATGGAGCTTCCCGTAAATTATATTATTATGAAAATACTGGTCTATTTAGATGTTATACAGGCTGTGAAGACCCTGTATTTGATATTTTTTAGTTATGTATAAAAGTTATGGATTTATAGCATAATATTAAATATGACTTAAATGATGCTGTAAGATGGATAGCTAGACGTTTTGGAAGAGCAGGTAGAGAAGAAGATAGTCCAAAAGAAAAAGGGCTAGAAGATTGGAAAATTTTAGCGAATTATTCTCGTATTCAAGATATTCAGGCTGGAACTCCTCATGTCATATTAGAAGAATATGATAAATCTATTTTAGATAGATTTAATTATAAAATAAAATTAACCCCTTGGTTAGAAGAAGGTATATCTCAAGAAGTATTAAACCGAGCTAAAATTGGATATTATCCAGGAGGAGAATAGATTACTATTCCACATTATGATAAAGATAATCGTTTTATAGGATTACGTGGACGTAATTTTGTTGAAGAAGATATTGAATTATATGGTAAGTATAGACCAATTAAAGTAAATGGAATTTTATATAATCATCCTCTTGGTTTAAATTTATATAATTTTAACAATAGTCGTTGTATTATTCCAAAAATTAAAAAAGCAATAGTATTTGAAGGTGAAAAAAGTTCTCTTAAATACCAAAGCTATTTTGGAATAGATAATGATATTTCAGTAGCCTGTTGCGGCAGTAGTTTTTCTGCATATCAAGCTTAGCTCCTAATTGATGCTGGTGCGCAAGAAATAATTATTGCCTTTGATAGGTAGTTTCAAAATTTAGGCGATGATGAATTTATCCATTTAATTAAAAATTTAAAAAAAATTACAAAAAAATATAAGAATTATGTTAACATATCTTGTATTATTGATAAACATAAAATTACAGATTATAAATCTGCGCCGATAGACCATGGATAGGAAGTATTTTTAAAATTATTTAAAGAAAGAGTGAAATTATATTAATGTATGGTATTATATGGTATTATAATAAAGAAAAAGGAAAAAGTCGATTACAACAATTAGTAGATGATTATGCAAAAAATAATATAAGAATAGATAAAATTTTTTCATATCCAGATAAAATCGTTTTTCAAAATGGCGATATATGGAAACTTTTAAAAATTGATGATAATTCTAGAGGACATGGATGTAATATATCTTTAGTTGAACGAAATGTTTCTATTGAAGATTTTAATACTTTTGTACGTCCTGCTACTAAATTTTGTCCATATCAAGCCTATGATTTTTATGGTGAAGGAGAATTAGAAGGAGAGTTTGGCACATGGAATATAAACTTATGAAACCTGAAATTCCAATAGATTAGTCAGATCTTAAAGCTATCGAATGGGTTTTCGTTAATAGAGGAATTAAACCCGATGAAATTGAAAGATATTTACTTACTTGTAAAGAAGATATTTTAGACCCCTCCTATCTTGATAATATGCAACAAGGCGCAGAAATGCTTATTAAGCATTTAGTAGCTGGTGATAAAATTTTTATATAGGTAGATAGCGATGTAGATGGCTATACATCGGCGGCCGCACTTATTAACTATATAAATATGTTTGCGCCAGGTCATGCCCAGTAGAATATTTCTTATCGTATTCACGATGGTAAAGAGCATGGTCTTATTGTAGAAACTATTCCAGAAGATGTTAAATTAGTAATTGCCCCAGACTCAAGTAGCAATGATTATGAACAACATAAATAGCTAAGAGAAAAGGGTATTGATGTATTGGTATTAGATCATCACGAAGCAGAAAAAGTTTCAGAAAATGCTTGTATTATTAATAATCAATTAAGTGATTACCCTAACAAAAGTTTATCTGGTGTTGGTATTGTTTATAAATTTTGCTAGTATATTGATTCACTGCTACCACCAGAAAAGCGTTGTGCAAATCATTTATTAGATTTAGTCGCAGTAGGGCTAAAAGTAAACTGGCCTAATATATCTTTTCCTTTTATCAGAGGGGTCAATTTTAATTAATTGGCTAACGAGGAAGTCTAAATATAATAGAAGACATGATGACATGATGAATTTCTATTATACATGATAATCTCGTGGGAATCATTTTTAAACTGAAAGAAAGGAAAAAAATTATATGATTTATAAAGTTTCTCAATTATAGCCTAATATGGCTTGTATTTACAAAATTAATTATCCAAATAATAAAATTTATATAGGCTGCACTATAGATTTAAAAAGAAGAATGAAAGAGCATAATCATAATTCTCATTAGAAATTATATCCTTGTGATCTTGCTATTAAAAAATACGGAAAGATTACTAAGGTTGAAGTATTAGAATTTATAAATAATTTATCTATTATGGAAGAACGAGAAAAGTATTGGATTAGTTTTTATAATTCTAACAATAAATAGATTGGATATAATTTAACTAAAGGCGGAGATGCTTGTAATCAAAACGGAGAAAATAATTCAAGAGCGGTTTTTACTAATAAAGAAGTTTTAGATATTAGAAAAAGACGTTTTTTAAAAGAGCGAAAAAAAGATGTTTATCAAGATTATAAAAATCATCCGTTTGGAAGTTTTGAAAAAGTATGGCTTGGGCATGGCTATCCTAATATAGGAGCAGAATATCTTATCCCGACTAATAGTAAAACTAGAGCAGAATATTCTTCAGAGGCTAATCAAGGGGTTAAAAATGGAAGAGCCAAATGCTCTAGAGAACAAGTTCTTGATATTCGAAAAAGATATAATAATGGAGAAAGTTTTGTAGATATACAAAAAATATATAATTTTTTATCCAAATCTACAGTAAGAAGAATTGCTTTAAAAGAAAGTTATTCTTCTATAAAATGAAGCCTGTATCGACTATCCCTTATGTTGAAATGCAGGGGAGTAGGGCTATTATTGATACATAGTAATGTTTTAGGAAACGAAGCATTTGAAAACCGAAAGAGATATAATATTATTTTTATAATATTAAAAAATAGTCAGCGCCAGTGGAAACACTGGATTTTCGTGAGTAGCAGATATGATGGATTTAAGAAATTTAGAAACTAGAGAATTGATCACTCTTGGAACAAGTAAAAATAATATAAAGAACCCCTTTATTTCTGCTTTTGTCGAAGAGTAGGCTTATTCTCTTAGAGGAGAAGTAACACCATTTGGAATTTCATTCTATATAGCGCCATATATTAATGCAACTATTAGAGTCGGCAGTTTAGATGAAAAAATGCTTTTATTTGAGTCTATGTTAGATTTTAAAGCATATGAATTAATACCCTCTAATAAAAGGGGAGCAAAAGGTTAGCTAGAACCTAGAATCGATTAGGCTTGCAGAAATTGTAAAAATATTAAAAATAGATAGACAAGAGTTAGAGATTATAATTTAACAGTTATTGAGGAATTAATTCAATAGAATAATTTGTTAGAACATCCTATAATTATTGTGCAATTAGAAGAACCTGTTTCAGAAAATTTAACTGGTTTAATTGCAAATTAGATTATGGGTAAATATATGCGACCAGTTTTGATTCTTAATCGTCATATAGAAGTTGATGAAAATACTGGCGAAGTATTGTCTTATTCTTGGCGAGGGTCTGGTCGTAATGCTACTTATTCTAAATTAGAAAATATGAGAGAATTTTTAGCCAATAGTAATTTAGTAGAATATGCTTAGGGGCATGCAAGTGCCTTTGGTATTAGTATTTTAGATAAAAATTTAGAAGCCTTTAAAGAATATATAGATAGAGAATTAAAAGATTTTGATTTTACTAATTGTTATAGAGTAGATTTTATTTGGTCTGCAGGAGAAGTAGGATTATATAAAGAAGATATTATGAATTTAGGAGGACTTGCAAGTTATTGGGGACAAGGCTTACCAGAACCTCAAGTCGCTATAGAAAATATTTCAGTTCATAAAGATAATTTAATATTAATGTCACCAGATAAAAGACCGACACTAAAAATTATTTTACCTGGCAATTTAACATTAATTAAATTTAATTCAAGTCAAGATGAGTTTAATAGGTTATATTCTGAAACAGGACATAAAACAATTAATGTTGTTGGAACTTGTAATTTAAATGAATGGAATGGAAATTTTAGTCCTTAGATTATTATTGAGGAATATGAAATTACAAATGAATTTAATTATTATTTTTAAAAGGGGAAGATAAAGATGCTTTCTACCTCTGAAGTTGTAGAAGTTTTATCTAATATATCTCAAAAAAGTGCTGTAAGTATGCAAGAAATTTCTTAGGGATTAAATAGAGTTAGTGAAGCTTTATCTAAGATGAATATTTCTTTATTTACACCTAATGGAGAATTTAGAGAAATAAAAGAAGTTTTTAAAGATATTGATTCTAATTCTATTTTATTAAATAAAGAAGAAAAAGAGCTGCTCCGATCGGAAACGATTGAAAAACCCGAGAAATCAAATGAAAATGGTGTTTTCGATTTTTTAAATGAAAATGCCTATGACTATATTGATAATTTTTTTATATCTAATAAATAAAAGATGCTTTTTTAGTTGAATTAATATAAAGAATATGATATAATATATATAGAAAAATGTAAAAAGGAGTTTTATATGAGTTCTGAAGATAGATATAAAAGAACTGCTCGTTCACAATACATTAAAAATAAACAATGTGAAAATTTAGTTTCTGAAGATTTTATATATAATATAGAATGTTTAGATAAGCATAATTTTAGTAATTTTATAACTGAAGGCAGAAGTTTAGTAAATTTAGTTGAAACAATAGAAAATGAATATGATAGACGTTTTAAAGACATTTATGGTATTTATATGTTTGATAATTTAGAAATTGATGATATAGTGGATTATTTTTCTAGTCGATATACCATTCAATTTCAACCTTATATAGATTGGGTGGTGAGAAAAGAAGATGGTCCTTACTCGGAAACAAGAAGACGCAATCTTACTGGCTAAACCTTTTGGACAAAGCCACTAAATTTTTCTTTTTATAAAAAATATATATAATAGAAAAATATAAAAGGAGAAAATTTATTATGATAAAATAGTGTGTTATTTGTCACAAAGATTTTGAATGTAAAAAAAATACGGCTAAATATTGTAGTCGTCATTGCGAAAATGAGGCTCGTAAATTACGTATCTTATAGAAAAAGGAAATGAAAGATGTTCATAAAACTTGTTTAATTTGTGGAAAAGAATTTTAGCCAAAGAGTTCTTCTGCAAATCAACGAACTTGTTGTTATGAGTGTATGCCAGAAGGATAGTAGTTAAAAAGAGGAGATTTTTTAGCCAAAATTAAACAATAGCGTGGTGGATATTGCCAAAAATGTGGATATGACAAATGTTTAAAGGCTTTAGAATTTCATCATTTAAACCCTTCTCAAAAAGATTTTACTATTAGTAATGATCATTTTCGATTAAAAGACGCAGTAGAAGAAAGTAAAAAATGTATTTTAATTTGTGCGAATTGTCATAGAGAATTGCATGATGGATTATGGAAAATAGAAGATATAATAAGAGAGGAGGAAGTAAATCTTGGAATTAACTCATAAATAGGAAGAAGGTTTACGTATTGCTTTAGCCAGATATAAAGCAGGAGAAAAATATACTTGCATATCTGGCTATGCTTAAGGCAGGTACAGGAAAATCAACTCTAATAAAATTTATTATTGCGGCAATGGAGTTAGATGAATCAGAAGTCCGATATGTAGCTTACACTGGAAAAGCTGCAAATGTTTTAAAAAATAAAGGATGTCCTGGTTCAATGACAGCGCATAAATTATTATATCATGCAAAGTTAATGCCAAGTGGTAAATATGCCTTCACTCCTAAAAAGCCTTTTGAGATAGACTTAAAAATTAAAGTTGTAGTAGTAGATGAAATATCAATGCTTCCAAAAAAAATGTGGGATTTATTATGTAGTCATAACTTCTATATTCTTGCTTGCGGAGACCCTGAACAGTTGCCGCCAATATGGAATAAAACATCTATGGAAGAAGATCCAAATAATCATGTCTTAGACAATCCTCATATCTTTTTAGATGAGATTATGCGTCAAGCCCAAGAGAGTGAAATTATTCGTTTATCTATGCATGTAAGAGAAGGAAAACCAATTATGGCTTTTCCATGTGCTAAAGAACAGGTTATGATTATTCCTCGCGGAGAAGTTTCTGTTTCAATGATGACTTGGGCGGATTAGATATTATGTGCAACAAGACAAACTAAAAATTCATTAAATCAACAAGTTAGAGCATCTTATGGATTTGATCCAAATCAGCCTCAAGTTGGAGATAAAGTTATCAATTTACATAACGAATGGGAAATATTATCAAATCATGAGAATCCTTTAACTAATGGAGTTATTGGTTCTATTAAAGAATTTAATGTCGAAAATTGGAATTATCCTTTTTGGTTAAGAAAAGAAGATCTTTCAGTTCCAGTTTTAACTACTACTATATACGGAGATGAAGAAGGCGAAGAATTTGAAGGGCTATGTGCTGATTATTCAGAACTTTTTACTGGAAAGCCTTCTTTGACAAGTAAAGAAGAATATATTATATATAAACAGATAAAAGATAAAAGAATACCGTTACACTTTAATTTTGGATATGCAATTACCGTTTGGAAAGCTCAAGGTAGCGAATGGAATAAAGTTTTACTATTCCAAGAGCCCGGATGGCCTAGAGATCCAGATGAACGTCGTAAATATATGTATACTGGAGTTACTCGTGCAATAGATCGACTCGTTGTTGTGGCTTGACTTTTATAAAAATATATTTTATAATATAAAAAGAATAAAAAAGAAAGGGCGGAAAAAGAGAATATGCAGTCTTATTTTGGTTGTCATAATCATACAATTTATAGTAATATTCGCTTAATAGATAGTATTAATCAGCCCGAAGGTTTAATTGATAAAGCAATAGAGTTAGGTTTATCTGGTATTGCTATAACAGATCACGAATGTTTATCTGCTCATGTAAGAGCGGAAAAACATATGAAGTCTATTTAGAAAGAACATCCTAATTTTAAACTTGCGCTTGGGAATGAGATTTATTTAACAGAATCTCGAGATAGAGGTCAAAAATATTATCACTTTATTTTAGTTGCGAAAGATGCCATTGGTCATAGAGCACTTAGAGAATTAAGCTCAAGGGCATGGATAAATTCTTATGTAGATCGTAAAATTGAACGTGTTCCTACTTTAAAAACAGAATTAAAAGAGATTGTAAATAAATTTTCTGGTCATTTAATTGCAACATCTGCATGTATAGGAGGAGAACTTCCTTAGAATATATTATTATATTTAATGGCTAGAAAAATTAATGATGATAATAATGCTATGATTTATTATCAAAAAATTCATAATTTCCTTTTATTTTGTAAAGATTTATTTAAAGATGATTTTTATCTTGAGTGTGCGCCGGGCACTTCATCTGATCAAATTTCAGTTAATCAAGCTTTATTAAAAATATCGAAAGCATATGATATTAAATTGGTGGTAGGCACAGACGCACATTATTTAACAAAACAAGAAAGACAAGTCCATAAAGCATATTTAAATTCAAAAGAAGGCGACCGAGAAGTAGATGCCTTTTATGAATTTACTTATTTAATGAATTATTCAGAAGTATTTGATTTATTAAAAAATAGTTATCCTATTGAAGATTGTCAGTGGATATTAAAAAATACATTAGATATACAAAATAAAATAAAGCCTTATTCATTATTTCATAAACAAGACATTCCTTCTGTAGAAGTTAAAGATTATCCTAAATCAGCATGGTGGAGTGTTAATAATGATTATGCCGATGATATGACTAACTATCCGACATTAAAAAAATTATTTACATCAGATGATATTCAAGATAGATATTGGGTAAATCAGTGTTGGGAAAAATTAGATGAAATTGGTCATGGTTGGAATAATTATAATGAAACTGGTGAATCTAAGTATATAGATGAATTAGAAGAAGAAGCAAGAGTAAAAAGTATTATTAGTGAAAAATTAGAAACAAATATGTTTCGTTATCCTAATACTTTACAACATTATATTGATTTAATATGGGATTCAGGATCTATGGTTGGCGCAGGTAGAGGTTCTTCTTGCGCTGCGTTAAACCATTATCTTATGGGAATAACTCAATTAGATCCAATAGAATGGGAGCTTCCTTTCTTTAGATATTTAAATGATGAGAGAATCGAACTCGGTAGTCTAATATTGATATTGCCGAGTTGTAAAAAAAGAGTGTGAACTCTGCTAAGAGGTGTTTGTGGCTTACCAAAAATTCCTGTCAAAAATTGGTAAAGCACAAGCTAACGGTATCAGCAAAATAAGATATTATATATATTTTATAATATGCGAATCAGCTGACTAAGAGAGCGAGTGGTCCTGAAAAGGCTAGACACGTAATACCGTGCTTTAATAAAAACTATATAAAAATCTTGGTCAATGTCTGTCAAAGTCAATATCACTTTAATCATATAATAATGAAAGGGTGATAATATGAAACAACATTATATTTATTTAACAACAAATCTTTTAACTGGTAAAAAATACATCGGAAAACACTACGGAGAATTAGATGATAAATACTTAGGTAGTGGAACTAAGTTAAAAGAAGATATAAAAAAAATAGGCATAGAATATTTTAAAAAAGAAATTCTTTTTATTTCATCTAATGAAGAAGAAAATTTTAATAAAGAAAGAGAATTTATTTCTGCTTTTAACGCAGTTCAAGATGAAAATTTTTATAATATTCACGAAGGCGGAAATGGTGGTAATACAAGAGCTGGATGGAGTAAAGAAGAAAAAGAAAAATATTCACAAAAAATGAGTAATAAATATAAAGGAAAAAATAATCCTAGATATGGTATTCATTTGACAGAAGAGACTAAAGAAAAAATTCGTAAAAATAGAGATACATCTTATATGAAAACTGAAGAATATCGTAAAACTATGTCAGAGGCTACTAAAGGAGCAAAAAATGGAATGTATGGAAAACATCATACTGAAGAATCTAAAAAATTAATGTCTGAACATAGTAAAGGAAAAACTTCAGGAGTAAAAAATGGAATGTATGGAAAAAGTAAAAATAATGCTATTAATGGTAAAAAAGTTTATATGTATGATAAAGATTATAATTTAATAAAAATTTTTAATGCTAAAACAGCAGTATTAGATTTTTTAAATATGAAAGGTCATACAGGTTTAGATAAAGCCATTAAAAATAAAACATTATATAAAGGTTTTTATTGGAGTGTAGAGACTAATATAGAGGAATAGAGATAAGCACTATTCCGTAGCGCACTCTTACAATAAATGAAGTAATTATTCTCAGTAGTTTATTGTAAAAGATATAGTCCAATAATAAAAGGATATTGATATAGATATATGTCCATCTAAATGTAATTTAATTCTTCAAAAAATTGCAACTGAACGCAGTAAAATGTTTAATAATGATGTTCCAGAATGGGCAAAAGAAATTTTTGGTTGTGCTCGTATTTCTACTTTTGGGACAGAAGGTTCTAAGTCTGCTGTTTTAACCGCATGTAGAGGTTATCGTAGTGAAGAGTATCCAGATGGTATCGATGTTGACCAAGCCCAGTATATGGCTTCTTTAATTCCACAAGAACGAGGATTTTTATGGAGTATTAAAGATGTTGTACATGGTAATGAAGAAAAACATAGAAAACCTGTAAAAACTTTTATTTATGAAGTAAATAATTACCCCGGATTATTAGATATTATTTTAGCTATTGAAGGAACAATAAATAAAAGAAGTTCTCATGCTTCTGGAATTGTTTTATTTGATGGTGATCCATTTGAACATAGTGCTTTTATGAAAACTCCAAAAGGCAAAATTATTACTCAATATGATTTACATGATGCCGAATATATGGGATTAACAAAATATGATTTTCTTGTAACTGAAGCACAAGATAAAATTGTTCAAACAATTCAATTTCTTCAAGAAGACGGTGAAATTGAAAAAGATTTATCTCTTCGAGAAATTTATAATAAATATCTTCATCCAAATGTTCTTCCAATAGAAACTGATAAAAAAATATGGGAAGCATTAGGAAAGATGTCTGTTATTAATACCTTCCAATTTGAAGGCACAGAGGGTGTAAAAACCGCTAAACTTCTTAAACCTCAATCTATTCTTGAAATGGCTGATGCAAATGGATTAATGAGATTGATGGGTGAAGAAGGCGAAGAACGTCCTATAGATAAATATTATCGTTATAAAAATGATATTTCTTTATGGTATAAAGAAATGGATGATTTTGGTTTAACTAAAACTGAACAAAAAATATTAGAACCATATTTTAAATAGTCATATGGAGTTCCACCAAGCCAAGAGCAGCTTATGAAAATGTTAATGGATCCTAATATTTGTAATTTTAGTTTAGGAGATGCTAACAAAGCTCGTAAAGTGGTTGGTAAAAAATTGATGGATAAAATTCCTGAATTAAGAGATAAGGTTTTGCGGCAAGCTAAAAGTGAAAAATTAGGTCAATATGTTTGGCGTTACGGAGCTGGACCTCAGATGGGTTATTCATTTAGCGTTGTAATGGCGCTTACACACTTAACCCGCTCATCACGGGGGTAATTATTTTGATAATTTATTTGGCAAATAAATAAAATAATTGCTAACGAGGGTAAAATCTCGTGACAAATCTATTTAAAAGAGATATTATATTTTTCAAATATCCATGAGAGGAGTGAAAAAAGATGACTTATATTTATAAATTTACAAATAAAATAAATGGACATTGTTATATTGGACAAACGAATAATTTACAAAAAAGATATAATGGACATAAAAGTGAATCATTTAATGAAAAAGCTTTTGGCTATTGGCTTCCTTTTCATTGCGCAATTAGAAAATATGGCATAGAAAATTTTGATTATGAAGTTTTAGAAGAGATTGCAGACGAAGAAAGTCAAGATTTTATAAATGAAAGAGAAAAATTTTTTATTGCTTATTATCATTCTTTAAAAGATGAAAATGGATATAATGTAACTATTGGTGGAGAGGGATGTCCAAAGCCTCCTTTAAGCTATGAAGAAAAATTAAAACGCTCAAAATTATTTACAGAGAATGAGATTAAAGATATTCAAAAAAGATTGTTAAATGATGAAGAATATGATGATATTGAGAATTTGTATTCTCCAAAGTTAAAAAGAACTTTTTTAGTAAATATCAATACAGGAACTAATTTTTTTAATCCTGACTTTGATTATCCTTTAAAGAAAAATGCTAAAAGTAAATTTTCTCAAAAAGAAATTAAAGAAATTAAAAAAAGAATAAAATCTGGAGAAAAATATAGTTCTATTCAAAAAGATTTTAATATAAAAAGCGCTGGATTTTTATCTATGATAAATACAGGAAAATATTTTTATGATAAAGAAGAAAAATATCCTCTTTGTAATAAAGGCTGTAGAAAACAAGATAATGAAATTTGGGTAAAAGGAATTATTAAAGATATTTTAACTTCTGATATATCATTAAAAAAAATTGCTGATAAATGGGGAAAATCTTATTCTACTGTAAAAAATATTAATTCTGGACGTTCGCATAAACAAAAAGAATATCAATATCCTTTAAGAAATAAATAATATAATAAACCTTTTAAATAAGAAATGTTGTATCGACTATCTCTGGTTAGACAGAGAGTACTGATGCTATTGATACGCATTGGGAAACAGTGTGCAGGTAAGAAGTTTTGCCAACTTCACTACAACACCTGTAAAAAATAGTCAGTAATAAATTAATTATGCATACACGCTTTAGCATATAGTTTTGTTGGAGCGCAAACTTTATATTTAGGAACTCATTGGAATCCTATATATTGGGATACGGCTTGCTTAGTTGTAAACAGTGGTTCATTAGAAGAAGATGACGATGATGAAAATGTATTAGAATCAGAAGAAAATGAAACTCAAAAAAAAGCAGCAAGTACTGATTATGGTAAAGTTGCAAAAGCTTTGAATGAAATTATTAATGCAGGTATTAATGTTAGTCTAGTAAATATTAATACTTCTGATTTTGGATTTAAACCTGATGTAGAAAACAATCGAATTCTTTTTGGAATGAAAGCTTTATTAAATGTAAACGATGATTTTGTGAATCAGATTATTAAAAATCGTCCATATAGTTCAATAAAAGATTTCTATCAAAAAGTAAAACCAAAAAAACAACCTATGATATCATTAATTAAAGCGGGAGCTTTTGATGAAATGATGGATAGAAAAAAAGCTATGGCTTGGTATATATGGGAAACTTGTGATAAAAAAGCTAGATTAACATTACAAAATTTTCCAACTTTATTAAAACAAGACTTAGTTCCATTAGATACAGAAGAAAGAAAATTAGCTTTTAGAGTTTATGAATTTAATAGATATTTAAAAGCTATATGTAAAGTAAAGAATGATTCAGTATGTTATCATGTTGATAATCGAGCAATTGATTTTTTAGTAGAAATAGAAGTCGCTAATTTAATTAACTCAGATAATACGTTAAATATGAAAAAATGGGATAAAATATATCAATCTTATATGGATGTTTTTAGAGAATGGCTTGCGCAAGATGGACAAGAAATTTTATCTGAATTAAATACTCGAATATTTAAAGCAGATTGGGATAAATATGCGGGAAAGGCGAATTTATCTGCTTGGGAAATGGAAGTTCTTTGCTTCTATAAACATGAACATGAATTAGCAAAGGTTGATTTTGAAAGATATGGTTTAAAAAATTTTTATAATTTACCTGAAGAACCTGAAATAGAGAAAACCTTTTATAAAAAGAATAAGCCTATTCATATCTTTAAACTTTGTCGTATTTGTGGAACTTGTATTGCTAAAAATAAGACAAAAGGTACAGTAACAATTTTAACGACTAACGGAGTTGTTAATGTAAAATTCAGAAAAGAATATTTTGCATTATTTGATAAACAAATTTCAGAAAAAGGATTAGACGGAGTTAAACATGTAATAGAAAAAAGTTTTTTTAATAGAGGTAATATGATTATGGTGCAAGGAATTAGACTTGGAGATACTTTTGTAACTAAAAAATATGCTTCTTCTGTTGGGCATCAATTATATCATATTTTAGAAGTTAATGATGATGGTAGTTTAATTCTTTAGAGTGAAAGATATAAAGGAGAGAATGGAGAATAATGACAATTCAACAATTAGTAGATCAATATCATTATAAACCTTTACCGAAAGAATTATCTATAAAACAAAGAAGACAATACGAAAAAGAACTTCCGTCTTGTTTCTCTTTGAACGGAAATCTTAATTGTAAAATATATGATAAATATGGTCATTTTTTAGCTAAAGGATATTCTCGTGTTGTTATTGGTGATTATGGTGCTTATATAGAAATTCCTTTAGAAAAAATGATATTAAAAAATATAATTATTAAGCCTGGACAAGAATATCGTTTTTTACCAGAATTTAAAAATGTAAAATATCATTGGTATTGTTTAAATAACAATCTTGATATAAAAATTTATTATTAGAAAAGAACTGTTTTATATGCAGACTATAAACCAGAAATGTTTTATATATCTCCATATGAATTAATAATTTCAACAGAGGAGTAAATATACAATGATAATTCAAAATGATAATGTAAATCATCCTCGTCATTACAACGAGGGTGGAATTGAATGTATAGAAGCCCTCAAGGCTGCAACAATAGGTCTTGAGGGAATAGAATCTTTCTGTACAGCAAATGCAATTAAGTATTTGTGGCGATGGAAATATAAAAATGGTGTAGAAGATTTAAAAAAAGCAATTTGGTATATTAACTATCTCATTGCGGATTAGGACAACAATAGTTAAAAATTCAATCCAAAACACCATATATATTGATAGAGTTTTTTAGTAAAACACAATATTTTGTATAAGGAGTGAATTTTTATGATTAATGTAGAAAAAAGAGATAAAACTCTTGTTACATTTGATAAACAAAAAATTATAGATGCCATTAATGCTGCTTTTCTTGAAGTAGATGGAAAACTCTATGAAGAAGATACTGCTAAAGATATTGCAGATGAAATTGAAGATTATTTTAAATCTCAAGATAATGACCTCTGCACAATTGAAAAAATTCAAGATTTAGTAGAAGAATATTTAATGCGCTCTGAGCGTCTTGATGTGGCTCGTGCATATATTCGATATCGTTATAAAAAAGAGGTAGCTCGTAATTATCAACATGATTTTATTGATGCTATTAGAGAAAAGCTAGATGCAAAAAACATTCAAAAGCAAAATGCTAATGTAGATGAGAACTCTTTTGGAGGAAGAACTGGCGAAGCAATGGATGTTGTAGCTAAAAAATTAGCTTTAGATTTTATTATATCTGATAAAGCTTGTTACAATCATATTAATAATAGAAACTATATCCATGATTTAGGTAGTTATTATGTTGGATCTCATAACTGTTTAAGTATTCCTTTTGATGATTTGTTAGCAGAAGGATTTAACACTCGTCAAACGGATGTTCGAACTGCTGGAGCATTAGAAACTGCTTTCCAATTGGTTGCGGTTATTTTCTAGTTACAAAGCTTACAATAGTTTGGTGGAGTTTCTGCAACTCATTTAGATTGGACAATGGTTCCATATGTGCGTAAAAGTTTTGTAAAGCACTATATAGATGGTTGGGAATTCCTTGAAGATAAAAATTGGTCTCAAGCCGATTATGAAATTGTCAATATGGCAAAAAATGCGAAAGATTATAGCATTGATGATCCAGAATGGAAAGCATATAATGAGCGAGTATATAATTTTGCGATTAAAATGACTAAAAGAGAAGCCCACCAAGCTGCAGAAGGTATGTATCATAATTTAAATACTCTACAGTCCAGAAGTGGAAATCAACTTCCATTTACTTCTATTAATTATGGAACTTGCACTAGTTCAGAAGGTCGAATGGTAATTAAAGCTTTATTAGATGTGTCTATTGAAGGATTAGGAAAACATTATAGAACTTCAATTTTCCCTTGTGGAATTTTCCAATGTATGAAGGGAGTTAATCGTAAACCGGGAGACCCCAATTACGATTTATATCAATTAGCTTTACAATCTACTGCTAAGAGATTATATCCAAATTATGCTAATGTTGATTGGTCTGGTAATGCTGGATATGATCGAAATGACCCAAGAACTTATTTCTCAACGATGGGTAAGTGGAAACTATAGCTCATCTAAAACCTTTTGAACCTCGCCTGAGGGTGTGCGGCCGCAAATAATGTGACTGCGCTAACGGTTAGGTCCCATGCGGATGAGACCGTGGGAAGTTTAATCTTTATCATCTTAAAAAGAGAAGGTGATAAAATGTATAGTTTATATAAAATTACAAATTTATTAAATAATAAAAATTATATAGGTATTACAAATAGAAATCCATATGAACGATTCGCAGAACATAAAAAACCAAGTTCTAAATCATTTATAGGAAAAGCAATATAGGCAAATGGAATTGAAAATTTTTCTTTTGAAATACTTTTAACAAATATAAAAGATAATGAAATATCAAAAATAGAACGTGAATATATTCAAAAGTATAATTCTTTACTACCAAATGGATATAATGCTGATCTAGGCGGTATTGAATATCATAAACATTCTGATTATATTAAAGAAATTATTTCAGAAAAAGGAAAAGGTAATAAAAATTCTAAATATGTTGCTGATGTTTTAATGTATAATAAAAATGGACAATTATTAAAAAGATTCCAAACAGCAAGAGAAGCAGCTAGATTTTTAGGAAATGAATCTAAAAATGTTGGAATTAATTATTGTTTAAATAATAAACAAAAAACAGCTTATGGATATATTTGGAAATATGATAAAGATTAAAAACCTGTATCGACTATCCCTGATGAATGTAAGGGAGTAGAATATGAGATAGGCACATATTCGAAGCGGAAGGCTATCTTAATAAAAAGATAGAAGATATAGTCAGTGCTAATGGCAACATTAGGTAAACATGTGTAGAACTGCAAATGGTTGGGATATTAATGGTTTTGGTCAGTTAAAAGATGGTAGAGGAAATATTTGTCCTGTTACAATTATCCTTCCTACTTTAGCAATGGAAGCAAAAGAAGTTTTTGACAGTGAATATGATGATGATATTGTAGAAGTATTTTTAAAGATTTTGGATCAAGCTATTTTTGATGCAAAAGATTCTTTACTTGAACGTTTTGAATGGATTTGTTCTCAAAATCCAAATTCTGCTAAATTTATGTATGAAAATCATACTATGGCAGGTTACATTCCAGAAGAGGGTATACGTTCTGCTCTTAAACATGGAACTTTGGCAGTGGGTTAAAGCCTAACACTGGCCCACTATAAATGTCCTAAATTGCGGGAACACCCTTAGAGCCTTAACAACCAAGCTTATATAGGAATATATAAGTGGCAAGGTTAGCGACCAAGATATGGTAAAATCGTTAAGGATTGGGCAACCAGACGCAGCGAAGCCTCTAGAACAGAGGAACGTTCAACGACTATAATGGACAAAATTGAAAAATGCGATTGTCCCAGTTTTCATAATAATATGAAAAAGTAAAAAAGGAGCAATTATTTTTATGAGAACTGGTTTAATTTATAAATTTACTAATAAAATTAATGGAAAAATTTATATTGGTTAGACTACCTGTAGATTACAAGATAGAATTAATAAACATTTATAGGATACCAAAAATGATGAATTGTATTTTCATCGAGCTTTAAAAAAATATGGAATTGATAATTTTTCAATAGAGGTTGTAGAAGATTTTATTCCATTAGAAAAATTAGATGAAAGAGAAATTTATCAAATAAAAATAACTGATGCATATTATACTTCTGGAAAAGGATATAATATGACTAAAGGAGGAAAACGAAGCACCTCTAAACAATTAATATGCGGTTCTGCTGAAATGGAAATTAAAGACTTGTTAAAAAATAGTAATATAACATTTCAAACAATTGCAAATGATTTTGGAGTAAGTCTCACTTGTATTAGTGATATTAATAGAGGGCGAAGTTTTTATGAAGCTAATTTAGATTATCCAATAAGAAAAACCCCAAATCATACTAAATTAAATAATGATTTAGTTAAAAAGATTATAGATATGTTAAAAAATGATTTAAATTTATCTATTGTAGATATCGGTTTAACTTTAGGTATAAGTAATTATACTGTTGGGGAAATAAACAGGGGAAAAAACAGCTGGTGTCCTAAGGATTTAAATTATCCTATTAGAAAAAATATAAAAAAGAATGTTTATTAGAATAAATTATCTGAATTAGAAGTCCAAAATATTTGTTATTAGCTTATATTTACTAGTAATACTTTATAGGAAATTGCTAATTCTTATAACATAGGAAAAAATACTGTAGGAGATATTTCTAGAGGAGTTACATGGAAAGAAATTACTAATCAATTTAAACTACCAATAAGAAAAAATAAATTAGACAATCAAGAAATTTATAAATCAATTTATGGTATAGTCTAATCCCTTTAAATATTCTGAAAAGAAGGGTATAAAAAATGCAGTTAGGTCTCGCAGAGACTCTTTAGATCTTAGTTGGTTGCGATCATACCACAAAAAAAGGTATGGAAGTTGCTAAAAGAATTGAAGAGTTATTTAAAAAGCGTTGCGCTGAATTCAAAGAGCAATATTCTCTTAACTTCGGAGTTTATTATACCCCAGCAGAAAATCTATGTTATACAGCATTGAAAAAATTTAGAGAAAAATATGGAATTATTAAAAATGTTTCTGATAAAGAGTTCTTTACTAATAGTATCCATGTTCCAGTTTGGTATTCTATTAGCCCATTTGATAAGATTGACATTGAAAGTCAATTAACTCCATACTCTTCTGCAGGTTGTATCACTTATGTAGAATTAGATGCGTCTGCCGTTCATAATACAAAAGCCTTAGAACAAATAGTTAACTATGCTATGGACAAAGATATTCCTTATTTTGCAATAAATGTTCCTTCTGATAAATGTTTAGATTGCGATTGGGAAGGTGAAATTAATGATACTTGTCCTCGCTGCGGTGGAACTCATATAGAACAACTTCGTAGAGTAACAGGTTAATTAAATAGCCGTTTAAAAAAGAAATTTTTTAAAATATTATTGGGCAAAATCGGTGAAAGCTACTGATTAAATTTTCAAGTCTTAATAGAAAAACCAGTAAAGGAGTTTTTTATATTATGACGGATAGAGACAAAAAAATTATTGATTTATATTTAAATCATCCAGAAATATCAACTCAAGATATAGCAAAATAGTTTAATATTAGCACATCAACAATTAGTCGAATCGCGAGAATAAATAATCTCCCTAGAAGAATAGGTGCTAAAATTAAAAATGTTTTAACAAAAGAATAGGAAGAAGAAATTAAAAAACGTTATATGAATTATGAGCCTTTAATAAAATTGTAGAAAGAATATAGTATTAGTTATGAAAGAATAAAAAAAATTGTGAAAGATTGTGAAAATATTTCTTCTTCAAAAAGAAAAAACCCTGATTTAAATGAAAATTATTTTGAAAATATTGACTCTCCAGAAAAAGCTTATTGGCTCGGATGGATTATTAGTGATGGTTCAATTACTAATTAGCCAGAAAAAAGCAAGTTTTAGTTAGAATTAACGTTAAAACAAGAAGATGAAGATATCTTACACTTATTAGAACAAGATTTAGGAGTTGTTAATAAAGTATATACAAGTAATAAAAATTATAAACGATTTAGCTTAGGGTGTAAAAAAATAATTTTAGATTTAGAAAAAATGGGAATTACTCAAAAGAAAACTTTTTCTGTGCAAGTTCCAATTTTTAATTCTAAATACAATTCATCTTTTTTAAGAGGTCTTTTTGATGGAGATGGAGGTTTTACAACATATATTCGATCTTCTGGTCAAAAATGTTGTGAAATAAGTTTTTGTGGAAATGAAAATATTATATCTTGGGTTTAGAAAAATCTTTTTAAAGCTTTACCTTCTTTAAATAAAAATAATATTACTAAAGAAGGTTCTATAAAAAGAATTAGATGGTCTAGTCAAAAAGATATAGTTTTATTACGAAATTATTTATATAAAAATCATAATAATCATTATCTTAAAAGAAAATATAATTTAATTTATGCTAATACCGAGGTAACTTCTTTGATTGCGAAAGGCAAAGAAGTACCGTAGAGCGTAGAAGGTGAATAAATATAATCCTTCCAAGAGTGTCCAACATCTAAACGTAAAGTCGTAGATGAAAATGTACGCCGAACTTATAGGAAACTATAAGAACTATAGGATAAAAAGCCTGTAGGATAACAAAATTGTATTTAACTGGTAATTACACCGAAGCATTTAATCTCGGAAAACAAGACGAAGTCCATAATAGAGCTAAACACGTGGGGGTAATGGAATGAGATATGCCGGTATTATAAAAAATGATATTGCTGCAGGTGAAGGAGTTAATGTTAGCTTCTTCACCTAGGGCTGTCCTATTCATTGCCCTGGTTGTCAGAATCCTTAGACTTGGGATTTTAATGGCGGAAAAGAATTCACTCCAGAAGTTTTATAGGAAATTATCGAAGCTTTACATGCCAATGGGGTTCAAAGAAATTTAAGTATTATGGGTGGAGAACCTCTTTGTGGAGAAAATGTTTTTTTAACAGCGATGATTATCACAGAAGTAAGAAAGGTTTATCCTAATATAAAAATTTATGTTTGGACAGGCTATACCTATGAGCAATTATAGGAATTAATTGAGAAGATAGAACCTAAAATAGATATGGTTTTTGACAACATAGATTATTTAATTGAAGGACCTTTTTTACTATCTGAAAGAGATATTACCCTCGCTATGCGCGGAAGCCGCAATCAAAGAATTTTAAATATGAAGGAAATAAGAGAAAATGAAAAAAAAGAACATTAAAAATAAAGTAAAAGGACAAGGAAATATCAATATGTCTTTGTATGAAATAAATCAAAGTATAATTAGTTAGTTACCTGCATATGATGAATCTCAAATAGAAGACTTAAAAGCTCGTATCAACGAATGGGAAAAGAAATATTTTGAAGGACACTTTTATATGCTTTTATGTAGAGAAATTAATTATTATACTGTTTTTCAACATAGAAAACCTACTAGGGCAGAATTTGATACTTTTGGAAATGCTGTTATTTCTATTTTATTAGAAACGGGTTGGACAATCCATTCCGATGAAATTGAAGAAGATTCTGAGCATTGTGAAATTTGGGCAAAAAATGAAACGACTGGTCAAGAAGCTCATGCTTTCATGTTATTCCCATATGACGAAGGAGTTGTAACTTATGTCTAAACATTTAATAGTAGATTTTAATTTATTTGATGGAGATCAAAGTATTTACTTAGTAGAAGATAGTGGAAAAGTTTTATCACAATCTTCTAAACCAGTAGATTTAATTCCTGAAGAATTAACTTATTTAATGAACTAGCACGAAGATATTGATGGTATAGATTTAAGAGGTTATGAGTCATATTTAAAAGAATTTGGATCACACCTTTTAAATTCATTAATGACAAAATATTCAAATAATAAAGAAATGAGGATTTATATTAATGGTAAAATATTTAATTAATGACGTTACTACTTATAGAGTAGCAACAGTAAAAGAAGTTGAAGATTTACATCAAGAATTATTAACAGATCCAACTTTTGAGCTTACTGCTTTTAGTTATACTACTAAATATATTAAAGTAAAAGGTGAAATCGTAGATGAATATCAGGTTGTAAAGGCTAAAAAGGTTTTTAATAATGAAAAAGAACCTGATAGATCTATTGATGTAAAATATGAGGTGACTTTTTAATGAGTTTAGCATATCCTAAATTTGAATTAATATCAAAATATCCTGATAGTTCTTTATTACCCAAAAGAGCAACTGCAGATAGCGCAGGATATGATTTTGTTGTTGCCGAAGATACAATTGTTCCAAGTTATTTTAAAAATGTCTAGAATTTATCTAAATATGGTTTAATTAGAGATAGATATTTATTTGACTTAGATGAAGTAAAAGAAATAACTAAAAAATATAATTTTAAGCCGACTCTAGTTCCTACTGGAGTTAAAGCTTATATTCCAAAAAATCAATATTTGCAATTATCTGTTCGAAGTTCTTGTCCTTTAAAAAATTGGCTCATTCTCGCAAATGGAGTCGGTAGACTTTTTTCCTAACTATAAAAAGTTTGGTCAAAAATCTTCTAATAAAATATTAACTTCTTTCATATATAAGTGAAAGGATGTGAATATATGGATTTTGGCACTAATGAAGAATTTATTAAAAATTATCAAAAATTAAAAAGTTCTAGAAAAATGGCAGAATTGTATAATTGTAGTAAAACTTCAATTCTTAATCATGCTAAAAAAATTAACTATGATAATAGTAAAAATAAAAAAATAAAAATTATAAATATTCCAATTGAACAGGTAATTAAAGATTATGAAGAATTATTAAGTTGTCAAAAAGTAGGTGAAAAATATAATTGTAGCCCAACAGCCGTTGCAAATTATTTAAAATCACATGGTTATATTCTTAAAAACCATAATAACAAATTAGATAATATAAAATTAGAGGATTTTATTAAAGATTATAAAATATTAAAAAATGCATAGGCAATGGGCAAAAAATACAATTGTAGTTCAACAGCGATTTTAAATTATGCTAAAAAATATAATTATGATGTTTATGAAAATAAAGAATATAAACTATCTAAAGAAGATAAATAGTATATTATAGATTCTTATAATACAAAAACATCTAATCAATTAGCTAGAGAACTTAATGTTTCTAGAGGAATGATTACTAAAATTTGGTATGATAATCATTTATCAGGAAAAGAAATAATATCTTCTAAAACCAACGAAAAAGATATCTCTGGACAGACTTTTGGAATGTGGCACGTTTTATATAAAACAAATAAAAGAAGTGCCGGAGGAGCTATCTATTGGCGCTGTAAATGTAACTGCGGCATTGAAAGAGACGTTTTAGGAATTAGTCTACGACAAGGATTAACTCTTAGCTGTGGACAACATAGTAATATTTCAAAAGGAAATGAAAAAATTAAACAATTATTATTTTCTAATAATATTCCTTTTGAAATTGAAAAAAAATTTAAAACCTGCAAAGATAAAACATTATTACCTTTTGATTTTTATATAAATAATAAATATTTAATTGAATTTGATGGAATACAGCATTTTTAGGAAACTATTTTTAATTATGAATATACTCATAGGCATGATTTAATCAAAAACGAATGGTGTAAAGAAAATCATATTCCCTTAATTCGTATCCCCTATACGCAATTAAAGGATTTAAAAATAGAAGATTTATTATTAGAAACAAGTAATTTTATAGTGACAAATAATGCCGACTAAAAATTGAGCAAAATCGGTGAAATCCTCCAAAAAAAAAGGACAATACCGAGGTAATCTCTTCGATTGCGAAAGGCGAAGAGACACCGTAGAGCGTAGGGGGTGAATAAATATAATCCCTCCAAGAGTGTTCAACATTTTTTATTTAAAAATGAAAATGTACGCCGAACTTATATGATGGAAAAATATAAGAACTGTAGGATAAAAAGCCTATAGGATAACAAATGATTATTGATTCTGATTATTATAATAATCCCGACAATGAAGGACATATTTATTTTCAAATAATTAATTTATTTCCTCAAGATATAATTTTGCAAAAAGGTGATAAAATAGGCTAGGGTGTTTTCTTGAATTATAAAACAGTTGAAGAAGATGCCACTTTTGAATGGACAAACGCCAAACGCACGGGAGGTTTTGGCAGTACTTCCAAATAATTTGGAAGTACTGGTCAAAATTTTCAAATTTATTTACTTTATTTTCCATATTCTTATGAAAGGCAGGTAAGTAAATAAAAATGAATAGTTATAAAATTTATTGTCATACTAATAAAATTAATGGTAAAAAATATATTGGGTAGACGAAACAAACTCTTTAGGCTCGTTGGGGAAAAAATGGATTAGAATATATAAGAAAACAACCTAATAGTCATTTTAGTTTAGCTATTTTAAAATATGGATGGGATAATTTTAACCATGAAGTATTATATACTAATTTAACAAAAGAAGAAGCAAATTAGAAAGAACAAGAATTAATAGCTAAATATAATACACAACATCCAAAGTATGGCTATAATATTACTGCAGGTGGAAATACAAATACTTTAACTGATGAGCAAAAAGAAAAACGACGTGAATTAAATTATTAGATGTGGAATGATGGTACTTTTAAAAAAATTATTAATAAACCTGTCTATTGTGTTGAACTAGATTTAACTTTTGAAAGTGCTTTAAGCGCAGAGCGTGCAACTGGTATTGATAATAGTACAATTCAAAAAGTCTGTAAAAATAAATTAAAATATGCTGGTTTTATGCCAAATGGATAGCCTATACATTGGTTATATTTAGATTAGGTAAATCAAGAAAAAATTAATAATTTAAAAAACAGGACTGAAATTTTAAAAGGTATAAAGATACCTTTATATTGCATTGAATTAAATGAATTTTTTAATTCAACATCAGAAGTAGAAAAAAAATACGGTTTTTCTTCAAGCAATATTCGAGCATGTATTAGAGGAAAAAATAAAAGTGCAGGAAAACATCCTATTACTAAAGAACCTTTACATTGGAAAGAATGTCCTGAACTAATTAGTACAAAAAATAAACTAACAGAAGAACAAGTAAAGGAGTTAGTAAAATGAGAATTTTAGCATTAGATTAGTCCAGTAGAATAACTGGTTGGGCACTTTTTGATGGAAATGAATTAATAGAATATGGAAAATTTGACCTAAGTGAAGAGCCAAATATTGGTGAAAGATTACATCAAGCTCGATGTTTAGTTCAAGATATAATCAATAAATTAAATGTAGATAAAGTTATTTTAGAAGATATATATATGGATGGATAGCGAGTAAATAATGTATAGACTTTTAAAATTCTCGCAGAGGTTTTTGGAGTCTTATATGAATTATGTATTGATATGAATATTCCAGTAGAAGCTGTATTAGCAGGAACTTGGAAATCTACTCTTGGAATTAAAGGTAAAACACGACCCGAACAGAAACGTGCGGCTTAGGCATGGGTAGCAGAAAATTATGGAATTAAAGCTACTCAAGATGAAGTTGATGCTATTTGTATTGGGGCCCATATTATTTATTAGAATATTAATAATTGGGGAGAATAAAAAAAAGGGCGATAGTCTTAATTGACTATCGCCCTTTTTTTTATTCTGATTTACTTTTCTATCTATCATATTTTGCAACAACTCTAGCATGAAGAGCATCTCCTTTGTGATTACCTCCTAAGCTTTTATAAATATCATATTCTGCTTCAAAGTCTTCATATTCTTCAACAGTAATATAATCTTGTGTTAAAAGCTCTTCACAAAGTTCTCTAAATTGCTTTCCTTGGATGGATAAGATACCTGATTCAATAGTATCTACTTCTGTATTAATTTTATCTAACTCATTATGAATCAATGCATCTTCTTCTGAAGATTTTTTTTCTACTTCACTAATTTTTGTATCAAAAGTAGTAATTATTTTTCCACACATATTTTTTTCTTTATCTTTCCACTTTTCTTCTAATAACTCTTTCTATACTTTAACATGATGTTTAGCTAAAAACGTCAATACAATACCAATTAAACAAAAGAGCCATTCCACCCAATGAGTTCCTATCCATTGTAGAACTTCTTCCATAAAGCTATGCCCCTCCTATCTTTTTAATTATCTATTTATTTTTAAATTTTATAATAAAAATTTTAACAAAAATTGACCCTAAAAAGATAGGAGGGGCGAAAATATTCGCCCCACGCCAATTCTATATTATTTATTAATTTTTACTTGCTCTTCAATTTTATTTTTAATATAAGAATCAAGATCTCCAATTGCTTCATTCAGATAAATTACAGCATCTTCAGTTAAAGAACTTTTTACAGTTTCAAGAACTTTATTAAAAGCTTTCTATTGCGCTTCTTCAGTAAAGATATCTTGTTCTTTGAGAGAATCAACATATGTTTGATTGACTGCTATTACAGTAGTTGAAATAGTTTCATTTAACATATCAATATATTTTTTTAATACTGTATTATCTGTTTTTGCTTTAATTTCATTTGCTTTAGCATTAAGCCATTTTACAGCAACGGTAGTTAAAGCTGCAAGAAGTGGTATAATGACTACTTCAAAAATAATAGGTAAAATTGTTTTAAAATCCATATTTTTTCCTCCTTTCTTTTTCTAATTAAAAATTACTTATTCAAAACCCATACTATTTTCTCCTACCCTTTCACTTATTCTCTGTCTTTATTATAGCAAAAAATTTTTTAAAATGCAACCTCCTGACGCCTTTTACCAAAAATTCCCGGAAAAATTTGGACAAAGTGGGAAAATTATTAGAAAATAAAAATTAAAGAATAATGCGGAAAGGGAAAAATTTCCGTGAATTTTTGGTAAAAAGGAGGTTTAGCAAATGCCATATCAACCAACACAAAATTATTATTATTAGACTCCAGCTCCTTCTACTCGATCTCCTTTATTAGGATTAAAAGGACGTCCAGTGACCGGGTTAGAAGAAGTTCGAGCAGCCGCAATTGATTTTGATGGGACTGTTTCATTTTTTCCCGATTTGGCCAACGGGAGAATTTATACAAAACAATGTAATGTAGATGGGACAGCAGCTCTTAATATGTATGAATTAAAAGAGATTCCCATGAGTCCAGAAGTAAATTCAAATGCTTTTGTCACAAGAGATGAATTTGATTAGGCAATTGCAGCATTGAAACAGATATTGGCGCAAGCTAATCTTGTAATGGAGAGTCATGATCAAACTCAGCCTCAACAAACTTCTGTTCCAGAATTCAAGTTTTAATGAAGGAGAGGTTTTTTAAATGGCAAATTCTATAATGCAATTTATACAAATGATGCGGAGTGGTAATAACCCTCAAGAAATGATAATGAATATGCTCCAGTAGCAAGCAGGTAATACGCCTGTCGGTCAGAACTTGCTTAGAATGGCTCAAAACAATGATGGAAAGGGGATAGAACAATTCGCCCGAAATTTGTGTGCACAAAGAGGCCTCGACTTCGACAAAGAATTCTCTGCATTTAAGCAGAAATTAGGATTATGAAGGAGGACAATTTAAATGTTTAACACAAGTGACGGTTATAGCTTATCTGACATCGCCGCAGTAAGCGGTAACAACAATGGATTCGGCGGAGATAATGGTTGGTGGATTATTCTTTTATTTTTATTCGGTTTCGGTGGCTGGGGCAATGGCTTTGGCGGCTGGGGAAACAATGGTGCAGGAAATGTAACCGCAGATATTGGTTACAATTTTGATATGCACGATGTTTCTAGTGGAGTTAGAGATTTAGCTTCTAGCACAGCTAATGGTTTTTATAATTTAAATACAAGTCTTTTGAATGGTTTTTCTGGAACTCAATCTTAGATTTGTAATTCTGGTTTTGAAACTATTCAAGCTATTAATGCTAATACAGTTAGCGGTTTACAGAATACTAATATGCTTTCTAGCGAATTAGCTTCTCACACTGCCGCAGAACAATTAGCAAATTGCCAAACTAATAATAGAATTGATTCTAATTTTGCAACTTTAAATTACAATCTTGCAACTGAAGCATGCGCTGATAGAGCAGCTATTACCACTGGCGCAAGAGATATTATTGATAATGCAAATAATAATACTCGTCAAATTCTTGATTTCTTAGTTCAAGATCGTATCTCAGCCCTTACTTCTGAGAATCAGGCTCTTAAAGGTCAAATTTCTCAAAGTGAGCAAAATGCCTATCTTATTAATGCTCTTCGTCCTGCGGCAGAGCCAGCTTATATTGTTGCTAATCCATATACTGGTGTTTTTGGCACCTATGGTTATAACGCAATGTATGGCGGTCCTTTATGTAATGGATTTGCTGGTTAATAGAAAGGAGAGAATTTAAAGATGGAAATAACTGCTAATGCGGCTCAAGTAGTAGCCGTAAATTAGGCTGTTCTTTTTAATGAAACTGCAGTTCCAGGTAACTGCTCAATGATTCATAGAGAAGGCAGCGGATTGGTTGGCTTGCGCGGATTGCCAAATGGACAATGTCGTGCGAGATTCCTCGTTGAATTTGGTGCTAATATTGCGGTGCCTACTGATGAAACAGTAGGCCCCGTAAGTCTTGCCATAGCAATCAACGGAGAACCAGTAGTCACCTCTAGTATGATTTCAACTCCTGCGGCGGTTGATCAATATAATAATGTTGGTGCTAGTATTTATGTAGACGTTCCTATTGGATGTTGCAGTCAAATAAGTATAGAAAATACAAGTACTATACCTGTAAGCGTTCAAAACGCTAATCTTATTATTGAGAGGGTGGCATAATGGTAGAACAATTAAAAACAATAAAGGATTAGTTAATCGCTCAAGTCTAGGCACAAATGAGCGATTTAAAATGTGTAGATGCTAAAGAACTTGGAGAAGTAGTAGATATGATAAAAGACTTAGCTGAAGCAGTCTATTATTGCGAAATCTATGATCAAATGAAAAGCTCTGAAGAAAGCCGCAAAGAAGAAATGATGATGCGAGGTTCTAATAATTACTATTATACCGAGCGTTATTATCCTGCATATGACCGTGACATGGATCGTGATTTAGGAAGGATGTATTACTCTTCCAACTCGGGGACTGGAACCAGCTCGTCCAATAATGGAGGCAATTCCAGCTCAACTTCCAGTTCCTCAAACTCAATGGGAGAAGCTGGCCGCAGTTACTACACCGAAAGAGATTATCCAATATATATTCGCGATGAGCGCGAAGGACGCAGTCCAATGAAACGAAAAATGTATATGGAAAGTAAATCTACTGGACAGGAAAGATCTAAAACTATAAAAGAGTTAGAAAATTATATGCAAGATTTAACTTCTGATATGATGGAACTTTTAGATAAAGCTTCTCCAGAAGAAAAAGCAATCGTTTAGAAAAAAATAAATACTTTAGCTGCAAAAATCCAAAATGTTTAATATAAATGGGGTTGATTGGGGGATAAAATTAGTTTCCCCTAATCACCCTAAAATTTAGCGAACTAATGGAACATATGCACTTGGGGCATGTGATGATAATACTAAATTAATTTATATTAGCGAGTTAGTATCTAACCAAAAATTAAAAAAAGTATTATGTCACGAAATAACTCATGCTGCTATGTTTAGCTATGGTATTAATTTAACAATTGATTAGGAAGAACTCATAGCCGATTTAATCGCCTCATATGGCGAAGAAATAATTGAAATTACAAATAAAATATTTAATAAAATAAAAGGGTAAGGAATTTATTTCCTTACCCTTTTTTTTGTTTATTATCTTACACGAATCCAAATTCGTCCATTTACAGGAATATTTTTATTTCCTTCAGACCAAACTCCATAAGTAGGAATTTCAGAAACAGTTCCAAGAATGCGGCTTGGATACATTCTTTCTTCTTCTTCAGTCATTTGAGATACAGTTCCATTCTCTCCGGCGCAAACAGGCGCACCAATCTCAAAAGTAGAAGCATCTTTATCAGGATAAGCAAGAACTCTACCAGTTAAAGCAATTGGAAGATCAGCAGTATCATCTTTACCAATAGCAAGACTATAGGTATCAGAAACAATTTCACAACCACGAGCTAAACGTTCAGAAGCAATCTTTAAAGTGCCATCTCCGACTTCTTGCACGACTCTACCTGGAAGAATACTTCCTTGACCAACTCTAAATTCTACTAAATCATTTCCTTCAGAAATAATAGCAAATTCGCCATCTTTATCTGGTAAAAGATATTCTCTATAATCAGAGAAGTTTGATGCAAAAATAGTAGCAAAATAATTATTTTTACTACCATCATACATTCTTATAGCTCCCTGATTTCTTGCGTCATGTCCAAGAGTTAGTAAAGTTTGTTTATATGGATCTGCTGATGGACCTGCAACTGTAATTTTTGCGCTCGGAAGAGTTTTTAAATGTTTAGCTTCATTCTAATCATTTTCAGTTCCAATTAAATAAGCATCACCCAAAATCAATCTATCACTTTTTAATTTAGTTGCTGTATAAGCATTCCCACTGTAAGAAGTGATTGGTTTTAGTTTTCCATTGGTCATATATACTGGTGTTGCAGGATTACCTACACTTGTTTTTTCACCTACTGGAATATAACCATCTGCGTCAGGAAGATTATAATTTTTATCGTTTAAAGAAAATTTTGTTGTTGCCATAAAAAGACCTCCTTTTATTTTTCTATAGATTAATTATAAAATATTTTTTTGAGAATGTCAAAAATTAATAAATGCGCTAAGGTGCTTTATTTGCGGTAATAGACATCGTTCCATTATAATTTAATGGAATTGTTAATCTATTAATAATATATTCATCTTCTATATTAGTTTCTTTGTCTTGAACAAAGATTCTAGTATTTGGTTCTAGATAATAAATAGGAATTGCTGTAATAGTTATATTTTCAATACAATAACTATTTTGATATAAAAGCTCATCTAATTTATCTTTTAAACTAGCTTTACGAGAACTAATATCAAAAAATTGTGAATAACCAGTAGGCAAATAAATAAAAGTATATCCTGTATTTTCATTTATTTCATGTGCTAATTTAGCTTCATCGCATACCTTAATTTCTTCAGTCTGCGTCCCCTCTTTGCCTTCATAAGAAACGGTTTTTGTCATATCAGGAGTATAAAAAATTAAATCTGGAACTTGACCATAATCAATTGCGCTAACGTCACTTTCTTCTGATACTTTGCTTCGAGGACCTAGCTAAGGAACTGAAAATTGCGCTAATTCAAAGTCGCTCTCTAAAAAGTCAAACCAAAAATCTAAAGTCTCAGGATGATCAAAAACATTAATATTCCAACCAAATTTTTCAGAATCTTGTGAAACATTATACTTATTATATTGATTTGATGATAATATCTCATCTGGATTTGCATCATAAAAATAATATTTAACATTATAGTCATACAATTTGGGTTCTATCCATTCATATCTATTTATATTAGTTAATTTATAACTGGGATTAGAATATACAGGTTCTGGAGTTGGATTTGGATTATATAATTCTCTCCAAAAACCTTGCAAGTCAGTATAATACTATTCATATCCAGTATATCCAGAAGGATAATAGTCTAGATTTCTTCTTCCAACTTCATATAAAAAATAATCTGGACTAGTTATCTATTCACTATTTTCACTAGTAAAAGGATTTTTTTCAGACCATCCCTATCCCGCAAAATAATCTAATGCCATTTGGTATATTAATTCTCGCCAATCAACATTTTTCATCTCGTTAGTTTTTTCTCCTTGATATTCTTTTGTAATATAAATCTCGTTTTTTAAATTTTTATAATATACTGGTTTTTTATCTATCGCATAACGTAAATGAATTTTTTTCTCAGCCCCAGATAAAGTTTTTCTTTTTCCCCAAATACTATAATCATTTTTAACATTATTTAAAGTAGGATTATTCTAAAATGAAGAAATTAACTTATTTCCTTCGAAATTAAAAGAAAATTTACTATTACTATTTCCATAATTAACATAAGATTCATCTTCATTTTTTACTATCTAACTAAAAGTAGTTTGAATATAATTTGGCTTTTTCTAAAAAACAAATCTTCCATTTAAATCATAAAAATATTCAAAATTTCCAAGCATCTATTTTATTTTATCAAAAATAGATGTTAAAGTTTCTCCAGGCTTACTAATTAATTCTCCCGCATATGTTAAATCAGTTAATCTATAGCCAACATCTTGCCCATATTTAATTTTCATAACCTTATAGGTAATATTGCTTTCTATCGGAGTATAATCACTAAAATCTTTTAAATCATTCATAAAAGTATTTAAAGTCATAAATTGAAAAGGTTTATTGTCTTTTGGCGGAAATTTATCAGCGGCTTCAGTGTCTGATAGTATGAGTATCTATGTAAATTGTCCAACTCTGGTGTCATATAAAGCATATAAAGGAATATCTCCTTTATACGTTAACTATTCTAATCCATATTCATCTAAATCCTTTATAATAATATTTTGATAAGGCTCTTTAGCATAAGCATGAACGGCTTCTTTAATAATTTCTCTAATTGGAACCTATCTTTTTTTTACATTTTCATATGTTTCATATAAAGTTTTTAATTTATAATAGGTTCGATTATTACTTAAGTTAGAAATGTCTTTCTTATTTTTAGCATACCAAGATGACTATAATGAATAATAAGGTTGTTCAAGAACTGGTTTACTATAATAAAAATCTTTTTGATAAATATTTATAGGAATAACATGGATGTAATTAGGGTCTTCTTCAGAAATACTTTCAGGTAATTTCTCAAGATCTATATTTAGTTTATAATATTGTTTATTTTTATCATACTAACTTTCTGTGTTGAGAGTATATTTATTGTTTTCTTTATAATAATATTCTAAGTAATTATTTCTAATCTCACCATAATTCCAATTTACCATGTTTGGAACTTCCTCAAAAACTAAAGATTCTTTATCTTTTAAAAGTTTTTCTATTTTTACAAATATATTGTAATGTTTACCAGATTTTATTCCTGAGAAATCTTGTATATATGTATTTTCAAATTTATAATACAAACCATTTTCTTCTAAAGAGAATTTAAAGTTTGGATTATTAGAATTAATATTATTATATTCTTCATCTTGTAATTCATTAAAATCTGTTATTTTTTCTAATTTTATATAGTAATTTTTATTAATAAGTTCTTTAGAATTTTCTGGGGCAGAATTAAAAAAGGCTTCTTCCACCCCTGTTTTAACAATTTCTTCTTCTCCAAAGTTTATAGAAGCAAATAGCTATCCTCCAAAATCACCATTTAATAAACTCATTTTATCTTTTCCAGAAATTGAAACAGTTAAACTATTTGTGGAAATTGAAGTATTAAAAGTTGCGATTAAATAAATTCCTTGCGGAAACCATACAATATCTGGATAATCTCCGCCTTCAACTGCCTTATATTCTCCGTATAAGCGATTGCGCAATCCTATCTCCAATTGAAACTTAGTTTTTATTCCCCAATAAAAATCTTTTAATTCTTTGTTATTACTTACCATTGTTAAATTACAAGTTCTGCGGACAGATGAGTTACCATCAATATTTATACTTCCAGTTGTAATTCTTCCTTCAATATAGTCTTGAGGTAATTCATTTATATCTAAAGAAGTAATTCTTGCATATATCTCTCGATTTTGCTATTCAGAAAGAGCAATTAAAAAATTTTCATCATATAATTCATAATTATTATTCATTTTTAATCACTTTCCTTTTTATAAACAATATTTATTGATTGACATTTTAAAATTATTTTAGTTCCTAAGCAATATTCATAGTATGAGTTAAAAGAAACAGAACCTTGTAAATATTTAGGATTCCATACATCAGTAGAACCTTTTTTTCTACGATAATAATGATCAAGACCTATTTTATTCTAATCATTTTCTATAATAATATCTTTTTTTAAATTTAATAACAAAGATTGTTTATCTTCTTTGTTAAATGAAGTTATTTCTAAATATTGATTATTTTGAGAATAAATTTTTTTATTGCTGAGAGTTTCATCATCTAAAATGTTAGGATTATCAGTTAAATCCCCATTAAAAATATTAATAATATAAATATTTTCAATATTTCCAATATATCTAACTGCTTCATTTTCTAAAGAATAATAATTTAAATTAAGCAAATTATCATAATTATAATCCATAACTTCATATGCCTAACAAGAAAAATTATGAATCATACGATTTAATCTATCCTCCGGAGATAAAGAGATATTCATTAAACGAACAAAATAATTTCCTTCAGAAGGAGATTTAAATAATTTTATTTCACCATTACCTAACCAATCTAATAATTTTAATTTAAATTCTCTTTCAGCTTTAATATTATAATTTTCAAAATTGGTAGTAGATAAATTTTTTATTTGCTAATTAACATTATCTTTTAAGTCTTTTGAATTTCCTAATCGTTCTAACTTTTTACCAAAAGTAATTCCTAATTCTTTATAAGAGTCTTTAAGAAATTCTTCATTCTCATCTAAATAATAAGAAATTAATCCCTAAATAGGAAATTCTTTATACTCAACTATTCCATTTCTAAAAATAAAAGGATGTTTTCCTCCAATAGTATCCATTTTTGATTCTAATCGAGTAGTTTTAAAAGATGATATTTTTGGATTAAAACGAATTTTTATTTGTTTGTCATTATCACATAAAAAAATATCTTCAAAATCTGCCATAATAGATTCAGTTTCTTCTCGATTAGAATATAATCCATTATCATTATATTGTCTAAAAGAATATTTATATTGAACTCCTTGTTCAACAGTGACATCTTTAAAACTCCAATCCATAGCTTGAACCGTATCTTCAAAAGTCACCCTTTGCAAAACAGACCATTTTAAAAAATTATCTTTATTAGAAGCTCTACAAATTTCAAAAGATATAGAGTTTTCTTCTATTGGAAAAATTTCGTATTCTCCACAATTTTCCCAATGAGTAATTAAATTATCTATTTTATCTACAAATTTAATATAATAAAGATAATCATTTATATCATAATAAAAAGAAACTCCTTCTTTTAAAGTATCTCCATCATATAAATTGTAATGATAAGCTGTACCTCCGCTTGGAAGAGAATTATAAGTTATAGTATATCGAAAGTTTTCTCCATTAAAAAAATTATTTCCTGAATACGTAGATGGATATTTAGCATTTTCTTCCTTCTAATTTTTTATAATACCTAATTCATTATCTCTTGATCTTTTTAATAAATCACGAACATCCTATTCTAACTATTTTAAAACTTTTTCATCTATTTTAAAACCTAATTTTATATATCCTTCTTCAAAATTATTTTTCGCTTTTAAATCAAATTTAAATTTTTCTAATTTTATTGTTCCAGTAGAAATATCATCAGCTAACAACTCTTCAATATTTATTTCCATACACTCATAATTAGGACTAGATATTTCTAAATTATTTATAGTTCTTACCTAAAAATTTATTTTGTAATTAATATTAGGTTCAGAAACAGTTCTAAAATAATACGGTAAAGTTGTAATAGTATTTAAAGAATTTAAAGTATTGTTTATATTATTATTATACAAAATCCATCCAGAAGTTTCGAGAAGCTAATCTTTTTCATCATACAAAGAGAAATTATAAGAATAAGGTCTTTCTGTCTTATCTTCTCCTAATTGATATTCTCCAATAATTTTAGTAGGAAAATGATTTATGGAATAATCTTCATCTTCTTCAGTTTTAAAACCTTGAATAGAAAGAATTGGTTTAGAAGTATATTTAGTTATTCCAACAGTAGAATAATATCCAACTTCATTATTTTTATCTAAATAAGCCATTTGAACCTTTAAAAATTGTCCAACTCTAAGTTTTTCTATTAAAGTTTCATCATCAGAATTATTTTCTTCAAGACTAAAAATCACTTTCTTATCTTTAATAATTTGTTCCAATCCATCTTTTATAGATTTCGTTCCTAACTAAATATTTCCTTGAACAGTTTTTATTTTTAATATAAAGCCAAAGATATCATTTTTTAAAACTGCCCTATTCATAGAAAACGGAACAGTAATTTTTACTGTTCCGTTTTCTTTATAAAAAGCAGGAATATTTTCATTTATTGTAGGGGGATATAATTTTGCCATTTTGCATCATTCCTCTTCATCTATCATAAACAATAACGCTTGCATTTGTCCAGGGGTTAAAGAAATATCTCCAAAAGCATCAAGTTTTACTTTATAAATTTGAACTTCTTGAGTTAAATCAAAAAGCTCATTCATTTTTTCTGTTGCTTCTTGAGTTTTTTCTGCGGGAACCTCAATTTTTTGAGTTTCTTTATTTTCAACACCATACTCTTGAATAATTTCAATACGCTATTTTTCTATCTCTTTCGCAAGTTCTATTAAAGTATTTAAATTTTTTTGCAAATAAAAATTAACTTTTATAGGAAATTTTGTTTCGTTATTAGAAAAATTCTCCTACAAGGAAGTTGCATAATTATAAATTTCATTATTAGTTAATATCATATTCATTTTTATTCTCCTTTATCTCTAACTTTTGTTTTAAACTATCTAACTCTTTTCTTAATTTTTGGATTTCTGCTACAGCTAAAGTAAAAATACTATTATAATTTAATCCAAAAATTTCTTTTGAATTACCGTGTTTCATTCGAACGACTTCTGGTAATATTTTATAAACATCCTCGGCAATAAAACCATAATTAATATCTTCAGATTCTTTATACTAAAAAGATACAGGTGATAATTTATATAATAATTCACTATTAATATTATAATTAATATTCTTTTTTAATTTTATAGACGAGCCAGAAGATATCTATCCACTACAAGTTACATTTCCATTCCAACCTACTCTAAAGACGTCTTTATAATTATCATTATATGGTAAATGAGAACTTTCAAGAATATGGTTAGGAGTTGATTCAATAGTCTAAGCTAAAATAAAATATCCTAAATCGTTTGAACTATTATATTTTGATAATATTGCACCACTATCAGACATTTCATTTGTTGCACCATTTGAAATATGAAATACTCTTTCTTTTCTGCCCTCAACAGTTGAAGCCCATTGACCAGTCTGGTATCCTTTTATTTCAGAATCATTTCCTAAAACAAGATTTCCATGAGTTAAATCTAATACTAGTCCAGAAAAAGGATATTTTGTATTGTCTCCCCAACAATGATATTCACGAGAACTCATATTATCAGGAAAAATTTCTTTACTTGCAACATAATAACAAGATCCAGAAGTTTTTAACCATTTAGAGGCTGTTGGCATATAATTATTAGAACAGATCCAGCCCCCATTATCATTAATACGTATCCACTCAGTAAAATAAGTAATTCCTGATGCGGGAGTATGAAGATTTGCAAAGTCAGATCCATAATAAAACTCCTTAGAAGTAGATCCAATTCGCAAATATGGAGATGTTAGTGATATTTTAAATATATTATGATATTCCTACCATAAATCTGTCATTAACTCTTCTTTAAAATTTTCATTATTTTTATCATAATTATAATAAGAAATTTCAAAGTTAGGTTTAGTTGAATCTGTTATAAATTTAAAGTCTATTTTTGAATCAGGGGAAATAATATTAATAATGCCATCATCTACATCTAACATCATCCCCTTTTTCCTTATATCATATAAACCATTAGAATAAGATGGTTCTATCCAATTTGCAGAATAAATTTGAGCCGAATTGCCATCAAAATAAATTCGACCTTTACCATCCTTTCCAAAAAAAGCTGTTCCATCATCTTTTAATGCATATGACATCGCCCCATGATTAAAACCAAAAATTCCAGTATCTTTAGTTAACTAAATATTAGAATCGGTTTTTGACCAATCACCAATTACAACTCCAGTAAAAGTATTATCATTTTCTTTTTTTCCTGCGGAAAATCCTTTAGCTAAAATAATACCTGTGTTATTATCTGTTAAAATCTCTCTTCCATTCCAATTATTTAAAGTTGTAGAAGGATATTTTTCTTGATAAGAATATATTGGCTAAGTCCATAAAATAGTCCTTTTAGGAATTTTAATATCTTCATTATTATCTGATAGCATTTCTACTTCTTCATAATCATTAAAATATATATTTTGATCTACAACAAAAGAAACTCCATAAAATGACTAATTTTCAAAATATACCGCAGGAGGATTTAATATTGGCTAATAGCCTGCTGCACCAATCTTTTTTGTTTCTAAATCTTCTAATTGAGGATAAAAATTAATATTTCCATTTTCTGGTGGCAATATTATTTCCCAATGATAATAATGAATTGGATCATATTGATGAGAATTTTTTTTATAAGCTGTTTTTTGTTCATAAAATGGGATTCTTTTATATTGTCTCTCAGATGTTAACATGCTCGCATTAATAGCATATGTTGCTCTATTAAAGTCTAATTCTCCATCAGTTGAATATCTAACTTCTGTAGGCCCTTCAAATCCAGATACAATAAAATTTTTATTTATATCACTATTTTTTAAAGCAATTGGAAAATAAGCCGTTAAAGGATAATCAATAAAATTATTTAATGTAATTTGTAATATATATAAATCTTGCATATTTGGTTTTCTAGTATGATTTTCATCATCTGTAATTATAAAAGAATTGGGCTAAGAATTATCATTTATAATTTTTAAAATGTTATATGTATTATAATCATATATTTTTTCATCTGCATAATCAGGATAATAATACTAGATATCTTCTCTATATTTATTCCATGGATCAATTATATATCTACCATCGCATTTAACAAAAGCTCTACGAGTACTGCTATAATAATAGGTTGACTTATTATTAAAAACAGCTACACCTTCTTTATTATTATACTTATCTGTAGATACAAAATCAAAAGGTTTAAATATTATTTTTCTTTTATCTTCTGAAGTTTTACTATAAATAATTTTTTCTTGATGTTTATTTAATGTCGCTGGATTAGAATCTGAAATTGAAGTTATCTCTTTAAATTCTTTATTTGTCACGTCATACCAAGCTAATTGATCAGTATTATACTCTTTATTATATCCACTTAACCAATATTTTGGTTTACCAGTTCCATTATCACCATAATATTTAAATTTAGAATTTATATATATATACATGCAATCGCAATGGGTCCTAAGTTTTCCATCTGAGCCTCCATCAGTCACTGGATAATATAATTCTTTATTTGTTTCAATTTTAGAATCAAATTTTATCTATTGTTTAGAGGTTTTATCTAATGCGTTTACTTTATACCAGCTATATTCATATTCTCCTGAACCAATATCTATTTCATTCTAATCCTTCATTAAAATGACTCGACCTGAAAGAACTCCTTTATTAATATCAAAAGCATTATCGCTCCAATCTACTTTTATATCATAATCTGAACCAGAAACTCCAGAATTACTAAAAGACAGATTAATTAAAGCGTTATAAGATGAACCTTCTTTTAATATTTCTAAAGAAATAGTGTTTCGATTATTACTATAATTTAAAAAATCTTTAATATAATAACCAATTTTAACTAAAGGAATTTGATTAGAAACAATATCTTCTGCAATATATTCAAAAGTTTTCTAACTTATATTATAAATAATTTTATATCCTTTCCCTGCTGTCAATTCATCATATAAGGGATATTCATTAACTCCTTGATGGTTATTTTGAAAAGTTTCAATATCATAATTAGAAGGCTACTATAAAACAACAATTTCTGTTTCATCGACAATTTCTACAATTGGGATTATCATCGTATTAGAAGCAGGAATTATCCATTTTATAAAACTATAAGGCTAACTTAAAATTGGTTTATTATAAACTTCATTTTCATATGGATCAAAAACTGCCGTTAAAGTTCTTAATTTAGTATTTTCACCTAATAAAATATTCCCAGCCCGATTATATAAACAATAATTTCCGTATGAATTATCATCAATTTTAATAGATAATGCATTTGCATCTATAATACTTTGTTTATTAGCGACTTCATTTTCATTTTCAATTTTAAAAATTGTTGATTCTACAATTTTATCATAAAAATAAATATCTGAATTATCTGTAAAAGCATTTTCTTCATTAATATTATTTTTTTCTTTTACAATAATAACTTTTAACTATTGAGTTTGTTCATTTCCATTAGGGAAAAAATAGATGTCTTCTAAATGATCTGTTACATCTTCTGGATATCTTAAATTTAATTCTTCATTTTTAATTTCTTCTTTTTTAAGTAAATAATCTCCTGTTTTTGGATTCATAATAGTTTTACATCCATAAAAACGTTTCCATCCTGCTCCCGCATACAAATCAGAGCTTTCTCTATCATATATATACCACCATATATGATATTTAGTGGGAATTTCATCTTCTTGAACAACTTTTATTATATTACTATCTTCATTTTTATGAATCCACTAAAGATTTAATATCTTTACATTATTTTTTTCATTATTCTTACTATAAAGAAGGCTATTTTTTGTAGTAATTTTTACAGAATCTTTATCAAAATCTATTGCAGATGTTCCTAAACAAATATAAATATTTTTAATAAAAATATTATCAAAAGGAACTTTATTTGAAATATCTTCATTATTTATATTTTTAAAATTTTTCCGTTGATATGGACAAATCTATATCTTTTTTAAAATATAGTTTTCCATATCAGATATATCAAAAACAAGTTCCTAATTTTGATAAATATCTAAATTATATATATTACCAAAAAAATTACTACTATCTAATGAAAAAGTTTTAATAATTTTTTCCTCTGAAAGAGGATCATTAGAAAAAGTTAAAATAAATTCTAGTCCATAATTACCAGAAACAACTTGATATTCTTTTAAAGTTGTTAAAAAATCTGCTTTTACACCAACTCGAGTATAACCAATCTCAGATAAATCTATTGAAATATAATCATTTTGACTATAAGAAGACTATAAAATATCCGAAGCAGTTATATCCCAACAATATTCTTCTCCATTAGCAATAAAACTATATTCCTTTTTCTAATTCTCATTACTTAAAATATTATTTGTAATATTAATTAAATTAGAAAAAGGTCTTTTAAATTCAATAGGTGTTTCTTCTTTTTCTTCATTTATTTTTTTTCCTACAATAATTTTTTGATTATTGTAATTACCTTGTGGAATAGTTACCATAACTACATCATTATTTTTATATTCAGAATCTTTACTATAAGCTAAAAAGCTAGCATTTCCATTAGATACAGTATAAACACCTTTTTCAGCCTATGCATCATCAGTAATAGTTGCTTCAATAGTAATATCATACTAAAGAGCTTCTAATCGTTTATTAGTTATAATATCTATTGCTTTATAAATTTGTTCTGGATAATCGATTTTATTCTATGACATAGCTATTTTTATTCACTCCTTTATCTCTATATTTCTATATTATCATAAAATTTTATTTAAGTCAAATATTAATTTTAGTCCAAATAAAAGAAAAAAGAGGAAAAGATTATTCTTTTCCTCTTTTTTTATTAACTACGATTTGCATATTGAGAAGCTCTATTAACAAGAGAGTTAAATGCTTCTTCAATTTCATTATGATCAGTTGCATTTGGAAATTCTGCATGAATAGTAACTTCTTGCTATAAAACTTGATTATTTCCAGGGAACTAAATTGCTCCAACGGAATAAGAACTCTAAACTGCAGCTTGTAAATCAATAGATTCACTAATCTAACGGATTAATTTTACTGCATTTAACATATTTTCAGTATCATCTGCATTTAATACTAATTCTTTTTGATGTAAGAAAGCTAACTTTCCATTTTCTTCTACATCTGGTCCATTCCAAGAGCCTGTATAACCACCTGTTTTATATTTATAACCAAGCTCATCCCATTCCCATCCATATTTAGCGCCTCTATTATTAATCTTTGAAATATCTCCATTTTTAAAATGATAATATTCATCTTGCCATAAAATTACTTTACTTGGGTCTACTTTTTTAAACTGAGATTTATTATCAACAGAAATTTTATTACTAGAGTTATTTCCATTTCCACCATTAGAAACAGTATTACCATTATAATCTGCTGTAACTCCTCCAGGACCCCACTCTACATAAGTAGCTCCATTATTTGCATGGTTAAGAGCAACCTAAGCATTAATTAAATCAACTGTTTTTGTATATAAATTACTAGCTCTATCTGCGGCATTAGAATATTGATTAGCTAATTCTCTTGCTGTTTCATACTATCTTTTAAAAGAATCTTTTAAAGCATTAGAAGCATTTAAAGCATCACTGTATGAATCTAAAAGACCATCTCTTTTTAAAATCTCATAACTTAAATCATCAACTGCATCAGTAATATCATCAATACTTTCTTTAATTTCTTTATTTCCTGTTTTAGTTGCTTGTTCATGCTATTTTCTTTTATCATCCAATTTCTACATCTCAGATTTTAATTGTGATGCAAGCTATTTAAAATGTGCTTCATAAGTATTCTAATCTTTTATTGTAGTAGCAAAACTTTCTGTCCAAGCTTCTGCTCTAGCTTCAGCCGCAACTTTTTCAATATCAAGATTTTCAGTATTAAATTTATCAGTGATTAAAAGTCTTTGCGCGACTGCTCCTTGCTGAAGAGCCAAATTAGCTTCTTCATATTGCTCAGAAAGAGCCTATCTTTTAGCATTATAATATTCCTATAGTTCAGCAATTTTAATATTCTTTTCATCAGTAGTTAGAATAGTATTATTAGCTATTTCTTCAATTTCTGCCCACTCTTCCTATTCTAACTAAATCATTCGTTCAGCAAAATCTTCACTGGCTTTTTTACCTAAATTATATAAAGCATTTACTTTATCTTCTAAGTTTTGCTAAGCATTATTTACAGCTTCTTCATCAGCTGTGTATACATATCCATAATTACCTTCAGAATCTCTTCTTAACTATACTGTGGATTTTGCATTCTAGGCATCTTCTAAAGCAATTTGAGCCTATAAAATTTCATATTTCGCTTTAGCAATCTCTAAAGAAGTATTACTTAATTTCTCTTGGTCTTGCATGGCTGAAATTTCATCTGCAAATGCTTTTAATTTATTTTTAGCTATAACACTGTCTGTTTTATCAATATCTTGATTTAATTGACGTAACATCTTATTAGTTTCATAAAGCTAATTAGTTTTAGTTAAATAATCCTCAGACAGACTCTTTTGTCTTTCCATAGATTTATTTAAACTATCAAAATCACTTCCGTTAGTCAAGAATTTTTCTGATTCAACTCGCATTTGTTTAATTTTATTTTCAAAAGCAGTTTGAGTTATTTCTAAATAATTTAAGGAATCTTCTCTTGCAGTTTCAACTGCTTCAACATATTTTTCATAAGCTAATTCAGTCATATTTTCTAATGTATCTAATAAATCTTTAGAAAGAGTTGGATCTAATTTTGCTTTTTCAAGATCATCTTTTTGTCTTTCCCATTCTTTCTTGGCTAATTCAGCTCGAGCTTGAGAAGTTTCAAATATAGTCTTAGCTGTTTCTGCTTGTCCCTCTAAAATTTTTCCAATTAATTCATAATCTCCAGAACGCCCTGTAAGCTCTAAAACTTTTTGATAATATTCTAAAACTTTAATACTATCTTCCATTTGTTTAGTAATACGAGATATTTTTTCTTCCCAATAATCTTGCATTCCAGAATACATATCATAAAAATAATTCATATATTCTCGCATTTCATCTGCAATAGACTCAAATCCTTCTTCAGCAGTAGAAAGCATTTCAGCATATTCGGCAGGAGTAATAGCATCTTCATTTAAAGGATTTTTTTGATATAAAGCAAATCTTCTTTCAGCTTCGTTCATCATCTCTTGATAAGACTAAGCTTTTTCCTAAGAAGACTCTATTTTTTGATCATTTAATTCAAAAGCTTTTTTCATAGCTTCAGTACTTCTATATATATCATTTCCTAAAACTTTTAAAGCACGATCGATTCTTCGTAAACTCTTATCTCCTAATTCAACTCCAAGTTCCATTTTAGAAGTAATTAATTCAGCATTTTTCTCTTGAAGCTAAGTAATATAGTCAAGATATTCTTCAGATTGTTCACTTAGAGTATTAATAGAATCTCCAAAAGTGTCCATACGGTCTAATATTTCATCAATATAAGCCATACGTTCATTATATCTAGTTGTAGAGCTTGCAGTTGGATCTGCAATACTAGAATAAGCATCAGATTCATTATTTTTTAACTATTGAAGCTAATTTCTAATAGAATCTGCATTTTGTATATTGCCAAAAGCGTCTAAATCAAAATGAATGTTAGTTCCAAACATGGCATTAAAATCATTTATATTATAATCTCGAGAAGCCAACCATTCATTTCCTGCTTCATCTTTAGCAGTATATTCAACCTATTTTCCAGAAGCACTAATGCCATAGCTTAAAGCTCTATAATCAGAACCTAAATTACCACTAATTGCGCCATTTCTTAATAGATCGCCAATATTTTCACCACGATATATAGCTTCAGCAATTCTTTTACCATTACCATCACCAACGATAGCATCCATATAGTTGGTAGAAGCCTATTTAAGTTCTTTTAAAGCTTTAATTTCATTTTCAATAGCTTGAATTTTACCTTTTCCAAAAGACTTGTCTTTAATATTATTAAGTTTCTCATATTGTTTTGAAAGTCCATCAATAGCATTTTCTTCTGCTGTATAACGATTTATTTCATGAGTATGAGAAGCTACTTTAGTAGTAGGTGTTGAAGAAGAGTTTGATGAAGAATCACTGTTACTGCCTGAGCCCGTTGTAGTAGAACTATAAGAAGGAGTAATGTTATTACTTCCTGCATTAACAATTTCAATATTTCCTCCTGCTGTATCAGCAGATTCTATCTAAGTGACAGGCACTTTTTGCAACATTCTTTCTGTACCAGTCTACACTGTTTTTGAAACAACAGTACGAGTAGATTTTCGAGTTCCACCAAAAAGATTACTCATAAGACCAGAAGAAGTGTCTTCAGTAATTTCTTCGGTTGTTTTATAAATAGGTATTTCAACCCATTGATCAACAGACGCAGTTCGAACTTTTGGTTTATATCCAATAGTAGCAAAAATATCATTTAATTGTTGCTCTGTCATTAAACCTGCAGCTAACATACTATTTAAAGATTCTACATACTCATCACTTAAAGTTGCGCCGGATCCAATCTCTTGATTTCCTAAATCCTAGATTGCATTTCGTAAATTTTCAGCAGAAAAAGTTCCATCATTTAAAACATTTGAAAGATTCTATAAATCAGATAAATAAGCTGCATCTTTAACCTAATCTAAATCTTCTATTAAAGCTTCAACTGAATCTTTCATGTCTGAAAATACGTTTGTAGTCATTTCTGTAAAAGCTGATTTTCTAAATCTTTCTAAGGCTTCTGTATCTCCATCAAGGATTTTTGTCATATCGGCGCTCTTAGCCCACTTCTCAATCCAACTAAGAGATAACTCACTTCCATCTGCAATATTTAATAAATCAGAAAAAGATTCTCTTAATCCAGAAATAGTTTCAGCATATTCAGCACTAGCTTTATTTGTTTTTTCTAAACTAGTTTTCCAATCATCTAAATTATCATTTAAAGAAGTTAAACCTCTATCAACTCTTTGATTAGCTATAGCTAACTCTCTTGCCGCGTCTTTACTTAAACCTTCTGCTTCATAAAGCTCCATTAATACATCAGCATAATTTTCAGTTGCTTCATATTCCAATCCAGCATTAGAAATTTCGTTTTGATACTACTATTCTTTTATAGCTTCTGTTAACTCTCCAGCTTCTTTTTCAGCTTCTTCAATTTTTTTTGTCGCCTCTTCAGTTGAAACGCCATAATCTATCCAAGACTAATTACCATTTTCTAAAATTTGATTTAATTTTTCAAGATTTCCAGTATCTAAAGCATCTTTTAATTGAACTTCATAATTATTAGCACGATCGACTTCTCCCTAATCACGCATAACTTGAATTTGAGCATTTAATATTTCAGCCTAAGAACTATTTTCAAAATCATTAATATTATTTAAAGATCCTGATACTGAACCACTTGAAGAAAGTTTTCCATAAGCTAAAGCTGTCTTTTGAGAATTTTCCTAAACCTATTGTAATTGATTAAGTGAAGCTGATTGCATAGCAGTTTTAAAATCTTTTACTTCTCCAGTTAACATATGAGTTCCATCTGCTAAAGTAATGAAAAAAGACTCTATCGCAGGATTCAAAGCTAATAATTTCTAATAATCCTCATCTTCAATAATATCTCCTTCTGCTTTTAGCTTAGAAAGAATTGAAGAAACAGTCTTATAAGTTTCTTTAGCTGTTTCAGCGGTAACAGTACTAATATCCTATAAAGTATTTTTTAAACTATAAAACTATATTTCACTTAACTAAAACTAGATTCCTAAATTTTTTAATGCAGTATTAGCATCGTCAATATTCATTGTGCCAAAGTCCATATCTGATAAAGCAGCCATAACCTAACTAGATTCATCTCCCGCAGAATCAACAATGCTCTTTAACATATCTACACCAGCTTGACCATTCTAAACATAAGCCTAAGAAAACATTTCAGTAACTTTTGGAAAAGCTTCTACACTTAAAGAATTAATTAAGTCATCTCCCATAGCTTTTTTAATAAAATTAGGAGTTTCTGCGATCATGTCCTATACTTCTTTTAAATTGCTTGCAATTCCACTTTTCCAAGTTTCAAATTCATCATCTGAAATTTCAGAAACATCTTTTCCCCACGCGACAGCAAGTTTTTCTTTAATATCATCATCAGTATAATCTTCTCCAAAATAAGCTTCTAATGGATCTGAAATTTTGGATAAAACTGTAGCCTATTTAATAGTTGCTCCATTAAGATTTGAATTTACTAAATACTAGGATATAGCTTTTTCTGAATCTGACTATTGATTTTTTGAATTCGTTTCTCCTTCTGCTATAATTTTATCTCTATCTCTTTGAGCTTCATACTATACCATAAAATCTTTTACTAGATCAGCACTTATTTCCTATTCTGCTCCTTTTTCATCTACATATACATATTCTAAAGTACCATTCCAATAATCATTTCTAACATTTTTAAATTTCCAATTCTTTTTTTCTTCATCTGTATTGTTATTAATATAAGTTTGACCAATTTCATTTAAATAAGAATCTTCTGAAATTATTCCTCCAGTTGTCATACCAGCCGCACCACGACTTTGCACCATTTTTTCAGTTGCCTCAACGGTAGCGTTATTCATTGCATTTATTATTTTTTCTTCTGTCTCAATCTAATAATTCTATAAAGCCTCATTATAAGAAAGAATTTTTTCTGGATTAGACATATTTAATTCTTCACCAAAGAATTCTTGTGCTATCATTTTAGAAGCATTTGTCATCGCAGTAATAGTCTTTTTAGTTTCAGCTGATAAATCAGCGAAGTCATTTCCTAAAGAAATTGTTTTTTTAGTAAATTCATTTGTCAATTCGTCTATTCTTGAATTATCTAAAGAATATTCTTCAGCATTTTTTTCTAAATAATTTTTAATAACTTCACTGACAGACTCTGAATCAAAATAATTATTTATTTTATCCTTGTTAGCTAATAAAGCTGAAGTAACTCCATTTGAAATTTTTTCATCCAATTGCGCAGATTCAATACTAGAAACTAAAGCTTTTCCTGCTTCGACTGGATGATAATTTAAACTACTAGTTATAGCTTTAGCTATATTATTTGCAGATTGTTCATTAACATCATTAATTTTTATTTTATCAGATAAATTTGATTTATTTACTTCATATTGAGCAGATGTTACATTAGCTTGTTTCTAAATTGTAGTAATTTTTGTAGCAGAAACTCTATCTTCATATTCTTTTAAAGCTTTATCTAGAGCTTTAGAATTAATTAATCCATTTGCATCAAAAAGATTTTCATATTTTAATAAATCTGGATAAGCTTCTATTAATTCATTAGCTTTATTTGAAACTTCTTCAAAAGCTTCTTTCCATTCTTTAGTTCCTTTAGTGCATTTCTATAAAGCCTCATACGCAGTTTTATAATCAGAAACTTTACTATATAAATTTTCATAAGCTTCTTTAGCTGCTTTAGCTTCTTCTTGAGCTTTTTCTAATTCTTTATTGGCTTTTTCTAAAGCTTTTTCTTCTTCCGATTTAGCATTAACAACAGCCGCAATACCTACTACCAATAGAGCTAAAGCAGCAATTAATGCCATAATAGCAACTATAATTAACCCAATTGGATTTGCATCCATAGCTGCATTTAAACTCCACTGAGCAGCAGTTGCCGCTTCTGTAGCAATTGCTTCTCCTCCTAAAGCAGCTGTATTAATGTTTGTAGCACCTGCTTTAGCAATAATGGTAGCTACTTCTTTAGCATTAAGAGCAGATCCTTTTATTTTTATTGCTTGAATCATCATTTCCTAAGCAAATAAAGCTTGTTCAGAACTTAATAATCCTGTATTTGCGGCTGTTTTAGATATCGTCTCTGCTGTTTCCGCACTATCTACTGCAATTTTTTCTCCATTTAAACCTATTCCTAACTAAGTCTAAATATTTAAAAGCGAATGAGCAGCAGTTAAAGCAGTCATTACAGTTGAAATTCCCTAAATAGAACTAATTACACCTGGAACAATCATACTAATACCCATTAATGTAGTAGTAAATTTTTCAAGTGGATCCATATCTTCATCCTGCCAAGCTGAAATAATTGATTTAACACTATTTATAACCATCGCTGCTTGCATTCCAGCTGCACTAATTTTTGAAAAAACTTCTACTCCAGACATCATATGCTAAGGATTAAAAGAGGCAAGAGCAGTATTTAAATGATTCTAAGAATTTGCTAAATTTTCAGCACTTTTTCCAGCTTTATTATATAATCCATTTAAATATTCAATATTTTTACCATCTTTAAAAGTTTCTATTAATAACTTTCGTAACCATTCAATCTATTCTGCATCTTTGCTTACAGGAATTTTTAAATTAGTTAATATATTAAATAATTCTTTAAATCCAGATTCTAAATCTTTTAAATTTGTTCTCTTTCCTTTAGAGAGTAGTTTTGACAATTTGTCTTCAACTTGAGGAATTTTTGATAAACCAAGCTAATCTAAAATAACTTGAAGATTACGAAACTCTTTTATTAATTCTCCTTTTGTTATTGAAGATGTTCCATTCATAGCTTGACGAGCTTTATCTGCTAATACTTTAAATCCTTCTGCCGTTGTTCCTAAATGCTATCCTAAATTGATAACTATTCCATCACCTTCAGCTAACCCTTTAGATTGCTACATTATTATATCATAACCATTTCTTAATTCAATAACAAGATCTTCTTCTGTAGATGCTAATAAATCAGTTTCAGTTTTAAATTTTTCAACTTCAGCAGCAGCTTTTCTATAAGCTTCAGCAGCTTCAATAATCTCAGCAAAACCAGAAGCTTTTTCATATCCCTCTCTAGCTTGATTCTAAAGTTCAATTAAACCTGCTAATTCATCTTTTCTAGATTCTTCTATAGCTATAACAGCTTGATTTGTAGACAAAGAAGATACAGCAACTTCAATCTCTTCTTTTTCTTTAGTTAATTTATTAGCAATAGCTTGAGTTTCCTAATAATACATATCAATAATGTTTAATTGCTACTAAGCTTGCTATTTTTCAGCTTCGGTTAATTGTTTATCAACAGACATTAAACGATTTTTTGCTGTTGATAACTAATCAGTATACTATAATTTAGTTTTTAAAGAATCTGTCATACTGTCTTTTGAAATATTCTTAGCCTAACTAATAATTTTGTCCATTAAGTCTTTATAAACTTGAGCTTGTTTAGCAGGACTCTAAAACATTGTTATTGCAGTATTTTTTAAATTTGATAAAGCTGGCTAAATTTTATCAGAAATATAATTTAAAACTAATGAACCAACGCCCATTAAGACACCTTTAAGTCCGCCTATTCCTTTAATAAAGTTACTTAATCCAGTTAATAAATCCGCAAAAACATTATTTAAACCAATAAAAAATTTATCATCTAATAAATCATCATAAAGACCTTGAGCTGTAGCTTTAACTCTTTTCTATGCTGCTTCCCAACTTTCAGCATAAGTATCAGCCTATTCTTGAAGAGTTCCAGAAGATCCTTCAGCCATTTTTTCATTCTATAAAACCTTATCATAATTATTCATTAATGACATGAATTGAGTATATTGTCTAACACCCGCCACAGTTTGAGCTAAAGCTATTTGTTGAGTTTCACTTATACTATTCCATTTCTTACCCAATTCATCTAAAATAGTATCCATTCCCTTTAATTCTTTATTAGAATCAAGAATGTTTACTCCTACTGTTTTTAATGCTGTAGAATATTTATTTAAATCTACTCCATCCTCTAAAGTCTCGCCAAGCTTAAGACCTTCTACACGAGCAAACATTGTTTTAAAAGCTGTACCAACAGTATCTGCGCTTTGTCTAGTTTCAGCTACAACGGTAGCCACAGAAGCTGCCGCCTTATCATAACTTAATCCAACAGTATCAGCAACTGAAGCAAATTTAGAAATACCTTCAGAAATTTCAGAAGAACTTGAAGCAGTAGTTGCACCTAATTTAGTAATTACGTCCGCATAATACTCTAAAGAATGACTTCCATCTTCAAAGTTATTCCAAATCGCAGTCATCTAACTAGATACTTCTTCAGCACTCTAACGAGAAACGTTTGCTAATTTAATGGTAGTAGCAGTTCTATCTTCAATTTCTTTCTAATCTTTGATACCCTATTGATAATAAATTAAAGATGCATCTGTATAATTTAAAGTAGATGTATTTAATGCTTTTGCTGCTTTATTCGCAGAGACAGCAAATTCATTCATCTAATCAGCATTCTACCCAGTAACGATTCTAATATTATTTAAAGATCTATTTAAATCCTATGCATATCCATAAGCACTCTAAATGGCTCCCATGAATCCATGCAAAATGCTAGAAGAAATCTACCAACGAGCAGTATTTTTTAAAGTTGTTAATAAACCATTTACTCTTGATCCTAAAGAAACTATTGGTCTTTCTGCAGATGCCACTGATTGAGCCAACTTCACAAAAGCCTATTCTCCAGATGAACCTACAGATAATAACTTTCCAGAAAGTTCTCCAATATTAGTTTTAGACTATTTTAAACTAGTATTTAATTTATTTAAATCCAACTTTCCAGTATCAATATTAACAGCATTTGATAAATGACGCTACAATTCCTAAGCTGCAGAAGAAGCTTGTCTTAAAGAAGTAGAATCAATTGATGTATTGCTTATTTTATTTGTCTATACAATAATATCAGATAAAGATTTCTATAAACTCTAAAATTCATTCTTTGCTTGCTAGGTATTTGCTCTAACATCTAAATTAACATATAGTTGTTTAGCCATTTATTATTACTCCTTTCTCTCTCTATTAAAAAAATAAAGGGATAGGAAAATAATCTTTTTTCCTATCCCTAAGATTACTTCTATTACAATTAGAAGATTTAACATATTGTATTAACCAAAATTGGTTAATACACCTTTTAATATATCTAACGTTTGTGGATCTGCAATTTTTTGTCTTAATGTTTCCGCGTCAAAATCTAAATTTTCATAGTCGGTTTTTAAAGCGTCTAAAATGCCGTAAGCGCTATTTCGATAATCATAAATATGATTTGCGGTCTTATCTAACCAAATAGCTAGACCTCTCGACTCTGTCTATGGCAAAACCGCATACATATCTTGTAAAAATCCACTTCCTGCTAATAAATCATATAATTTAGCTGGATCAGATTTTAATTTATCTGTAAAGTTAATGTTTGTATAATGATATGCAGTTTCTAAATCTAAATACATAGCCATTTTTGCGTCATTAATAAAATTGTTTTCATCTTGACACTGATTAATAACACTACTAATCAATTCTAATTTTTCTTGAATAGGAAGATATGCTTTTACCTCAATTTCCTATCCATTCCAGTTAAATTTTCCAACTTGTGTATTTTTAGTTAAACCAAGTTTTGTAAATGATACTTTACTCATAATTGTTTTCCTCCTTTAATTCATAAAAATTCCATTTTAATCTTTCTCCTGTTATAGGATCTTTTCCCGCTGTTTTTCTTTCACCTTTACAACATCTACTAATAGGAGCACTATTTTTTAAACCTGCATAATTTGCAGCTATAAGCTAACTATCAAAAATTTTATTATTATTTAAACATATTACCTTTTTTCTAGCTTTAGTATGAGCTTTTTCTAATCTTTGGATATAATCTTCTTTATGCATTTCTGCATAAATTTTATTACTATTTTTAATTTTTTGAATAGTTTCTTTAGATAGTTGATATCCATTATTTCCACCATTTTTTAAATTATATCCTTTATCTCTATTAACAAAATCATATAATTTAATATAATATTTTTCTTTTTTATCAGCTTCTTCTAAAGATAAATTATTTTCTAAAATAATATGTTCAAAATTATTCCATCCATATTTTTTTATAGCGTTATAAAAATATGAACTACCTTTATAAGAAATAGGGTGCCATCTTACTTTAATATTACAACTTTGTCCAATATATACTTTATTATTAATTTTATTCTTATGCATATAAATACAATAATTATTTGCCATAAATAAACACTCCTTTTTCTCTTATTATTTCTATATATATTTTAACAAAATTTTTTCTTTTTGTCAATTTTTATTTTATTAAATTTGGATTTGCTGCTATAGCTTCTTTAGCCTCTTGTAAAATATCTTCATCTACAATATTTTCTAATCCTTTTAATATATTATCTATAGAAGCCTATTTCTACTAAAAAGCTAATTTATACTATGCTGCAATTTGTTGAATAGCTGTTATGTCAAGATTTGTATCAGCTAATTTCAAAACTGCCTAAATTGTATTGATAACAGTATCTGCATTAGAAATAATGCTAGCATTAGCATTTTTAACCTAAGATTCAGCAGTATCTGGTCCAGTATAATATGGATCAGAACCGCTACTCATTTTATATAATACCCAACGTGATCCAACAGATCCTAAATCTGCATCATTCATATTAGGAGGTGTTAAACTATGTTTTAACTATTCCCAATGTCGCTCGAATGCTTCTGTTGCTACACCAACGTTCATTTTCCAAGAACCTTTTTTTTCATTTTCTAAAAATGGTTCAATAAACTTTTTATAATGTTTAGCAACTATAATACCGCCGTCTTCTTTACCCAACTAATTTTCTAATAATTTCTAACGTATAACAGAAGTTTTTAAACGTATAACCAAGGTCTGTTGGTTATTTCGTAGTTCAAATTTTAAATCCTTATTAGGATCAATTTGCATTTTTTCAGAACGATAAAAAACATTTCCTTTTTTACTAGCATATGTAAAAGTAAAGTGAATTGGATCAATTAAACCTATATTAACTAAAATCATTGAAGTCAGTTCATAAGCTTCAAAAATTAATTTACCAATTCGATTTCTAATTTTCGCATCCTATAAAGCTTCTGTTATAAGACTATTTCCTTCATTTTTCAATATATTATATAATAATGATCTTGTTGTTAAAATTTTTTTCTAAATTAATTTTTCATCTTCTAAGGAAGTATAAATCTATCTTAATCTAGCAATTTGACCACTTACTGCTATTTTTCGCTCAGTTAAACTTTCTGGAGCTTCTTCTTCAAAATTTTCTAAAATATAATAATCAATTAAGTTTACAAATTCATCCATTTTTTTCACTCCTTTATCTCAAAAAATAATTATTCTTTTTTCTCTTCTTCTTCCAAAAGAGAAATAATATCAGATATATCTAAATCCTCGTCTACTAAATTAGATACTTCTTCTTCTGGAGAAATTGACTCTTCTTCATTATTATTAGATTGTAAATTTAAATTAGGTGATAAAGATAAAGATTGTAAATTATTATTAGATTCTTCTTCTGGAGAGATTGGATTTCCAGATACTAAGACCGCCATTTCACTAAGATTAGTATTATAAAAACAAACACGAATATATTTTTTATTTTTATAATCATCGCCATATGGAGAGAATTTTTGTATACCTTCTTTTCCATTACATTTTATCTATCTGGAATTAGTATAATGATTATCACTATAAAGGTAAATACACTAAAAATCTCCTCCCTCTTTAGTAAAGCCAACGATATTAATATCCTATCCATAACTATAAGGAATAAAACCTGTAACTGTATATCCTTCACTTCCTCCAACTATATTGCTAGAAACTAACGCGGCATTCTTTCTATATCCTACGTTTTCATAAATTTTTCCATCTACATCAATGGAAGTGAATATATCATTAAGTAATTCTTCTGATTCATCAGTAATATATTGTTCTTGTTCTTTTTTATATGTTAAAAATGGATTATAATCTTCATCACTTTTATAATTATGCGGAGTTCCTAATCTTTCTAATTTAGAGGTAATTTCATTCTATTCAATTACCTATATCGCCGCAAAAACTTTCTTATCTTTGTTCCATCGAGTATAGTCTGGAAATGCGTCAATTACGAAATTAAAAGTGGTAGGGTCACCAGAAGATGCCATTGTAAAAGTGAAATTTGATTGAATCTTACAATTAGGAATAATAAATTCAGCAGGCATATCAACTCCATTTGAAGTTCTAAATAAAGTTGAAGCCTCAAGATAAAAATTACCGCTGAAATCTTCTGGAGTAATATTTACCTAATAAACTTTTTCTGTTACTTCAGTATAATAATCTACTAAAACTGAACAACCTTCATAAAATTTAGATAAATCATTTTTTCTTTTATTATTATCTGAATAATATGTAGATTCATTTTTATAAATACTTATTTCTTTATTGTTTAAGAGCTATTCTTCTGTTTCACTTGCTATATAAGGCTCTGAACAAACTTCCCCCTTTTCATCAAGTAGCATTACATAAATATAATCTTCAGATTTTATATTATCTTTATTGATGTAAGGCTTATTCTTTAAAGTAATTTTAATCCCTACATTATTTGGAAAACCTGGACCAATATTTATAACTTTATTAGTAATTTCAGTCTTATGAACTATAATAGATTTTTCTTCCGCTTTAACCAATCCCGCTCCTGTTAAAACAGATAATCCCATAGGAGAAATAAGCGCGTCTTCCATAGTAAAAGTAATAGTCTTTTCGCCTTCCCAAGCAATTAATTTGGCATTTCCTCTTCCACCCTATGCATATACCGTATTTGTAGCATTTTCTAAAGCAGAAGTCTTTAAAGTGTCAAAATATAAAACTGGTTCATTTTTATAAAAAACTTTATTACCAATTTTCATAGCTGATTTGGCTCTTAAGACTACATCACAAATTTCACGAACGCCAAATTTCATAGTTTTTCTCCTTTCTTTTTTAATATATATAAAAAAATAAAGGGAAAGGGAATTAAATCCCTTTCCCTTTAGTTAAAAATTATTCAATTAAACTTTCTCAATATGATCTTTTTGATCAGTAACATAAGTTGCATAAGGTTCAGCATGGTTTGTTCCAGTAGTAGCCTTACCAAAATCATGACCAGTTCCTAAACGCTCAAGTTCAGCATTAGTTACACTATCTTCAATTACTTGAATAGCAGCAAATACCTTCTTAGTTTTATCCCATCTAGTATAATCTGGGAATGCGTCCATAGTGAATGTAAAGGTTGATGGGTCTCCAGAAGATGCCATTGTGAAAGTAAAATTGGACTGAATCTTACAGTTAGGAATAACAAATTCAGCAGGCATATCTACACCATTAGTAGCTCTAAACAAGGTAGAAGCTTCAAGATAGAAGTTACCACCAAATTTATCTGGAGTAATGTCAATTTGGAAAGCACCAGATGTTTTTTCAACATAATAATCTACTAAAACGATTCCATTGTTCTTAAAACCACTTAAATCATTTTTACGATATTTTCCTTCTCCATAACCATTATCAGATTGATTTTCAGAAGTTTCATCTGCTAAAATTGTAATAGTATTAGTAGATGTTCCTTCAGTTGCAATATAAGGCTCAGAAATTACTTCACCATTATCGTCAAGAAGCATTACATAAATATAATCTTCTGAATCTTTATTACTACCAATATACGGGGTTTCTGATAAAACAATTGAAACTTGAGTAATGTCATCACCAGATTTAGTAATAGTAACTTTATCAGTTTGTTCTGTTTTATGAATATACATAGGCTTTTCAGCTGTTGCGTCAATTAAACCTGCGCCAGTTAAAATAGAAAAACCTGCGGGTGAAATAAGAGCATCTTCCATAGTAAAAGTAACAGTTCTTTCACCTTCCCAAGCAATAAGACGAGAGTTACCACGTCCACCTTGAGCATATACAGTAGTAGCTGCGCCTTCTAAAGTAGAAGTTTTTAAACTATCAAAATAAATAACTGGTTCATTCTTATAAAAAACTTTATTACCGACTTTTTGGGCAGCTTTTGCTCTAAGAACAACATCGCAAATTTCACGAACACCAAATTTCATGGGTATTTTCCTCCTTTTTTTATTAATGGATATTTTTCATCCAATTGTCTGGTTGCTTATCAGGTTTTCCACCTGCTAAGCGTGATTTTACATCAAGATCCCAATTAACCCAAAGCATATATCTTTCTACTAAATCAAAAAGCTAATACATAGTTAAATTACAACAGTTTTCTATACTCATTGAATTTAATCCAACCGTTAAAGTAGAAATATACTAAGAAAAAATACTTCCATTTCCACCCTTTTGCTCGGCTACTCTTTGTCGAGCGCGCATTAATTTATCTGCTATTTCTTTAGCTTTTTCATTAGCAGGGTTAAATGTTTGAGCATCCATAGGACCTGTATTAATACAAAACGCCTAAAAAGAAACTTGCTATAAAAAATCAAAATTTGTTTCATCAATAGTAGCACTATTTTCTCCTTCGCTAAGAACCATACCTCTTGGAGTTATTATTAATTTCTGATTAGGAAAAATTAAAGAAAATAGTGATTTAATAGCATCTTTTTTATCAGCAGTTTCTTTTTCTTGCATTATTGTCATAAATATCTAAAAATTACTTGTATTTGATAAAAGAGTTTCGCCCTACATAATCATATTTTTATTAATACATAGAGTCTATACACCTATAAAAAAATCATTTTCGCCAATAAGAGCAATTTCTTTTATACTAGGCTAATGAAATATGACTCCACATTCTGGAATTGGAATATCTGAGCCACACATTAATGCTAAACGAATATCATAATTCATCAGGCTAATTATAAATCCTATTCCAATTAGCATTTATACTTTCTTGCTCTCCTGGTTTCTATGCATATTTTGAATCCTCTCCATCATATCCATGAATTGTTTGATACATTAAAGTTAATCCCGCAAATTCATCAGATAATACAATCTAATTAGCACCTAAAAATTGCACTGTGCCAATTCCAGTAAGTCTTTTGTCATTTAACATACTGTCAATCTCAGCCGCAATCTTATAAGGTCTAAGCTAAGTATCTTTTAATTGCCATTGATCAAAATGACATATAATATCAAAAGAAATTATATTATCTCTAAATTCAGGATTAGTCATATTTTCAGTAAAATTATCAAAACTGATAATAATATAACAAAAATCTGGCTAATCAACTTTTAGTTTTGGAACAATTTTAATTTGTTTTCCAAACATTTCAAGAGCTTTATCTTGTGGCACATTAGGCTAATCTAATGCGCTTGGAATATCATAATAAAGCAACTTCTTTAATCTATCATTTTTTAAGAATAGATTAATTAAAAGATTCATATCTTTTTCAACTGCCAAAAAGCTTGACTTTGGAAAAGAATAATTTACAACTTTCATAAGCATTAAACTCCTTTATCTCAAAATAAAGACTCAACAACAACAGTTTTAGTTATATTATTACAAATGATATCAAATTGTCCACTATAACTAGAATTCCATCGTAATCGAATCGTTTTATCATTAATCTCTTTATATTCTATTGGGTATTTATTTTTATCTATTGACCAAACCGCAGGCTCTTCTCCTGTAAAAGTATATTCATAAGCTCCCTTAGGTTTAATGAAAGATTCTCCCTAAATAAGATTTTCAACTTCTGTATTGTTAGGATTTTCTTCTTTTACTATTAAGCCACCGACTACGCCATTTTCAACGTCGTCTTCAAATTCATTAACATAATACTCAACAGCACTAATTTCTAATATACCAGGAGTTGAAATCCAATCAGTAGCTTCTACTCGCCAACAAATTTTCTTATTATCTTCCAATAGATAAAATTTAGAATATCTATTAAAATAATTTAAATTATCTTCATTTGCAGGTAATAGTATATGCAAAGAATAATTAGGTCTATCAACAGATATTCCATTTTTTTGAATATAGTCTATTTTTGTTTCAACTGGTCCGCGCACGGCCGCATATGTAATACATTCATTACCATTTTCATCTTTAAACTTAATAGTATGTCTGCATCTGCGGATTTCCCCTCGGAAATAAGCTAGTTCAGTTTTATCCTATAAATAAATTAACCAATAAGAATTAGTATTTACCCATTCAAAAACGTCTCCTGCTTTATAATCATGCTCAAATCCAATTGAAATAATTTTATCATCATAATCCTATTTTACTTTATCAGGATTGATTAAAGCACGAACTGGAGGCTAATTGTCTTCTGGAGAAGACTCATTAACTAATTTTTGCACTTTTTTAACAAAAGCACCCTAATAAGAATAAAGCAAAGCTTTATCTAAACTTCGACGCTTATCTCGAATCATACGTTCTTGCTATGTGCGACCACCCATCTACTAAAGACGATTAGCCATCTAAGAAACTCCTTGGACTGAACTTCCAGAGTATTCGGGAGAAGATAAATAACCTAATCTTCCTCCGAGATTTCTTAATCCGTCAGTAAAAAACTTTTCTTTTCGTTTCATTTACATAACCCCCGTAAGAGTCCAATTGATTCAAATACAGTCTTTCTATAAATACTAAAATCAGGTTCTTTAGTTTTTATTCCTTCAAGTTTAGAAAGTAACTATAAAAATTGCGGATTCTCAATAAAAATTTCATTAAGACCCGCAATTTCTAAAATAACTGTATTAAGTTGTTTTTTCCAATCTTCCTCATTTTCTCTCATGGGAATTAATTTCCACATTTGATTTGTTAATCTAGAAATATTTTTATCAAAGGCTTCTTCGGTTGTAATATCAAATCCATAATTAGTTGTCATATCGATCATAATATACTCCCCTTCCCAGCGTATCCCAATTAGAACGATAAAAACCATTGTATGGACTATTCTCATTCTAAATTAAACGTCTACGCTTATAAAGTCTTTGCATATGGAGAGATTGTTTTTGACACTCTGAGAGTAAACTCATTAATTTCTATAAATGATTTGCCTAAGAGGTCATTTTAAAATCACTGCCAGAATATTTCATGCGAGTGTTCTCGATTGAAGTAACCTATCGTTGGACCCAGCCGCACATCATTAAGATAGCAATAATATTAATTTCTTCTGAAGTTAATTCAAAGTTAAAAGTAGATTGATCTACATATACTTCTTCACTCTCTTCTTCCTCTGAAGCTAACTCATGCCATACTGGACCACGAACAAAATCTTCATCAGTTACTTCATTTGAAGGTTTAACAATCGTCTAAAGAGTATAATCATCTAGAGGAATTCGAGGGAATTCAAAACCAGGTAAAGAATCTATTAATAAAGTTTGCAAATCTCTTAAAGTGTCTTCTGGAGTTAATTCTACATACATATCATCAGTTATTTTTCCGAGAAAGCGGTCGTAAATAGTCTTAAATTGTGTATTCACTATTTACGCCTCCTTAATCATTCTTTTGGACTTATAGCTTCTCTGTTTACCACTTTATAATTTGTAGTAGTTCGACGACCATTTGAAGTAGCTGGCTGTACTCTGCGCTAATGAGAAATTGGTTGAATATGCCCTCCGTCTTCTTCTTTTTCTTCTTCAATATGAGCAAGAGCTTTATCAACATCAAAACCAGTTTTTTCTTTTAAGATTTTTCTTTTATTAAAATCTGTTAAAGGTAATGAAACAGATAAGGTTTTAATAAGATCAATGACTCCCATTGGAGCAAAATCTAAAGCATCTAAAAATGCATCTATAGAGCCTGTTAATAACAACTCTTTAACTTGATTTTCAGACATATCATATTCTACTTCTCTATGGATATTTAAATCTTGAGTTACAGCTTCATCAACAATTTGCAAAAACTGTTCAAGCAGCTCTCTTCCGCCTTGCTGATAAGTAAGTTTTTCCAATTCTCCAAAAGGAATTTTCTTAGTTTCTCCGGGCGCAAATTCACGACGTAAATTGCTTTCTGGAATTCTGTAAACAACAACGCTCGAACTTCTATTTTTTACATTATAGGTAGTATTTTCAGTAATCATGTTTTTTCTCCTTTATCTCTTTATTAAAATGAAAAAAGGGAGAGAGGGGAATATCCCCAGCTCCCCCTTACCGTTATATTTTATTAGATATTGCCGCTTGCACGACCATCATAAGTAGCTACATTACCGTCTACACCATTAAGGTTCCAATTGATCATTTGACCAAGAAGAGCGGTATCAACATAGCAACAAATATTATTAGCAAGAATAGCAGTTACGCCAACCTTTTTATAAACCTGAATCTCGCGAGAGCGATCTTTGTTATTGAATTCATCAACGATTGTATTACCCTCAAAAGCAATCTTTACTGGCTTACCATCTGCTCCAGTAGGAATAACCCAAGCATAACCAGGATCAATTACTTTACGAGTATTAGTTTCATCTTCAAAACCTTGCTCTAAAATAACAACTTTAGTTCCTTTGTAACTAGCAAGACGACCAGTCTCCCAAAGTTCACGTTTCATGTCTTCGGTATAACGCCAAGCTTCATTTGGAATCATTTTTACTGCAAATTCATAAGTACAATAAATAGTTGGAGTTCCATAAGCGGCAGCAATTTGAATTAAACGATCCATAGCACCTTCATCAAAACCAACTGCAGCAACACGGTTAGCAGGTGGAAGTTGATTGATAGAAGCTTTAAGGGCAGCCGCAACCTCTTTATAGATAAGCTCGTCCATACCCTCCATGATAATACGGGTTACTTCTGAGAAATCAACACGTCCATCGAGGAACTCTTCAAATCCAATTTGAGCAGCTCCACCGATAGCACTGGTGCGAACTTCGAAGCTTTCTTTCTCTGCTGGTCCAAGCTTGAATACTTCATAAATACCTGCAAGTCCAACGCGAGTGATGAATTGTTTTGCACGAGCACGATTGTTCAATGGACGACGGAATACTGCCTTGTCGCCTTGAGCAAAGCTCTTTACTTCAGCGAATTGATCATATCTTTGAGCTACCTTTTTAGGTAAAATCTCATCAAGAGTTTGTTCCATCATAGAGAAAATAAGGTTCTTATTTTCACGATATTGGCTATATGTGCCAGCTAACTCATTAAGCTCATTACGAAGTGTAGTATTAAGCGCCTCGTAAGAAAGTTGTTCTCCTTCCCAAGAGTAAGCAACAGGAGCAGAAGGGTCAGCTTTAGCAACTTGCTTCATTAAAGCAATAAGATTATTTTTATCTAACATTACTCTTCTCTCCTTTCATTAAGCGATACGCATTACTTTTACGCCTTTTTGATTATCAGGCATTGTATATACTTTTACAACTTGCCATTTCATACCAGATGCGGTATCTGCACCAGTAGTGTTATTTTTTACAAGAATACCATCAGTAGTTCTTGGCATTAAAATATCTCCAACAGCAAGTGTTGTTTCATCAACAGTGTTAGTTGTAAATAAATCTCCTACATTTGTCTTAAAGACACGAGGAACCATAGCGGTACCTGCAGGCATTTTCTTTTCATGATAAATACCAAGACGTCTCCAAGGATCATTAGTGAAGCCCCACTCATAGATATCTTCAACATCCTTAGTTACATCATCATAAGGGTATTCAACAGGAACTTGAAGTTTAGAAGTGCCAGTCTCGTCAAGCTCATACTGAGTTCCCTTATAAGAGAATACTTTTGCTTCATGAGCTGGTTTATAACCTTCTTCACCTTGAGTGCCTTCTGCAGGAATAGTTGCAGTAGTTACAGCATAACGATCTCCACCGATGGTAACGGTTTGACCTTCAACATCAAGAGTTACATATTGATTAAGAGTAATAGAAGTATTACCTTTTTCATCAACTCCATTAAGTCTATGCCAATCTTTATATTCAAGTTCAGCATTTTCATAATCATATGGACTATAAATACGAGCTTGATAATCGTCTTTTAACATAACAAATTCGCAATCCCATTGTTTAGTTCCATCTGGATGATCGCGATAAAGTTTAATCTCGTTATAAACGAGCATCCATTCACCTGCTCCGGTGAAATTTACCAAACCAATACCATTACCAACGCCATTCTGACCAGCAACATCTGCTGCGTAATCATACTTTACAAACTGACCTTGTTCAAGCATTTTAATTGCTGGATCAGCAGGGAGCTGAGCATAAATTTGACCAGTTCTTTGAGCGGAAAGATGATTTGGTTCAACTTGTCCATAGCCGAATTCAACATACTTTGCTTGAGATTTATATGCAGCAGGAATGCGGCTATTTAAAAAATCTTTAAACATCATCGTTCAAATATCCTCCTTTATTAATTTAAAGTTTTAGCAGTATCTAAAGCGGCTTTTACCCAAGCTGGAATAGAAAGATCCTCTTCTTCATTTCCATTTAAAGAATAAGTGGTTTGATTTCCTGCACTTTCTTCATCATTTTTAAAGCTCACTTTATTACGGAAACAAATAACTGAAAGTTTTGCTTCAATATCATCAAGAGAATAATTGTCAATATTCTCAAGAATATCTTTTTTACTCTCGTCAGACAACATATAGAATTCAGCGATCTTGGCTTCTTTTTCCTTACGTTCAGCTTTAAGCTTGAATTCACGTAAAGTAGCAAGTTCGCTATTTAAATTCTCAATAGTGCTATTGAGATTAGATACTTGGGATTTAAGATTAGAAAAGTTGTTCTAAAGTTCAACATATTCAGGAATTTCTTCTAAAGAATTATAAGAAAACTTTTTCTTTTTCTTATCTTCATCGTCATCATCTTCAGAAGAACCTTCATTGTTTTTATCTTCATCTTCAGATTTTCCTTTATCTTCTGATGAATCTTCAGAATTCTTTTTATCTTTTTCATCTTTTTTGTCCTCATTTTTTTTCTTGACATATTCTTTTATATATGTCTCAACTTCAGCTGCGGAGAATTGAGCCTCGGCCGCAGGGGTGTAACTTTTAGTTACTTCAATAAGATCGCCCTAAGCAGAAAATCCTTCTCCTTCAGTAATAGAAAAGTTTAAACGATAGTATTTTGTATTTAAATGGTCGTTTAAAATTGCAAATTTTTGACCGCCTTCTTCATATATGCCCTCAATTATATATTTTGAACACCCGTCTCTTTGTTCATCTGGGTAGGTGCTTTCAATATATCTATAAAGAGCAGACCAAAGAGCATCGCCAATTTCAACTGCATATGTATTAAACACTTTCGTTCCTCCTTCTGTTAATAATTCTTTTATTTCATTCATCATTGAATACATTTTCTCTTGAAATGATTTATCAACAACTAAAGAAAAAGCTGTAATTTGAGAACCCTCAAAACAAGGTTCATAATCTTCTCCTAAAATACAAAGTTTAGATAAAAGTGCCTCATTTACAATGAAAAATTGAGGTCTTTTATTCTAATCTTTTGACCAGGTAGTATCAAGAGTTTCTTCATCAAATTCCATAGAATGATTATTACCATTTGTTAAAACTCTTTTTGCTTCTGGATAAGCATGATCCCAAATATATCCTTCAGTGCATAGATATTCTCTTTCAACTTTGTTATCATCAATATAGGTAGCAAACCAAATTTTTGCATTTAAATCAATAAAACCATAAGGAGTAGTTGAATCAGTAATTCGCCATTCTCCATTTGAAATAGTAATCTACTTGTTATGCTCTTCAAAATCTCCAGTAGACTCATTATAAAATCCTACAATTGGACATCCTCGTAAACTAGGAGCCATTTCTTTTGCAACATCTTTAGTAATAACACAATGATTTCTATTTGGTTCTTCTCCAACATAACAAACCTTTATTTGCACTTTTGATACAAAAGGACTTATTTTTGAACTTTCAATAAATTCAATCGGAGAATTTAATTTTAATACACTAGTATGTTTCATTATAACCCTCCTTAATTCATAGACTCTTTATTTTGAATTGTTTTTTCGCTTTTTTCATCATCAGCTTTTTCTGGACGACCCGCTTCTTGTTTATCAGAAGCCTATTTATTTTGTCCTCCTGTTTTCTTTTGCTAATTGTTATTATTATTTTGTTCATTTTTACCCAATAAATCTGCTAAATTCATTGTTGAACTTAATAAGTTAGGTAACATTAATTCAGTTAAGTGTAAAACGTTATTTTCAAAATAAGCAGTATTTAAAATAAAGCTCTAAGAATGACCTAAAGCAATTTGAGGGAGAATTTTTGAATGTCCCATCTAAGCTTGTTCTTTATACATTTTAGATAAATTCTGATAATTATATTGAGTTGTTTCTAACATATAAAATCTAAAAGCGTATTTCTTTTTATTAGAATTTTTAGTCTAAACTATTCTGTCAAAAAACACTATAAACTATAACAATAAATTTCTAACTGTAGACTCATCTTCTAAAATAGATTTCTCTAAAGCAAGATTTCCTTCTGTATTAAAAACATTTTTTGAAATACCAGCGGCATTATAAACTGTTCTTTCAACTTTTGCTAAGTCATCTCTTGTAGTTGTAGTATTTTTATCTGACATATCAATACTTTCAACATCTGCAAAAGTAGTTAAAACATCTACTCCAATAGCTCGCTACAGCATTGCAACAGCATTATTATGAATATCTCTTGCTTCATCTACATCAAAAATTAATTCTCCATTTTTATCAAGTGGTAATTTTTGAATAATAATTTTTAATAACTATTGCATCTATTTACGTCTATCTAAGTCTTGGGCAGAGTCTAAATCAATTAAATAAGGAATAATATTTATAAAGGGTGGAATATCATTATTATTTAAATTAAACTTAAACGCAGAACCAGGAGTAAGTAAATACCAACCTCCAGAACGTTCTTGGAAGCCTAACTAACTAGGATAATCCTAATAATCAGGTTGTAATTTTCCCTGTTTAAATAAGATATATCCCTTTTTAAATTCACTTGGAAATAAATTTAAAACTCTCATTCGATAATTAAGATCTCTAAAAGTATCAAAAAAAGCCATATTAAATTCAATTGCCGGCATACCTTTTACAGAATATCTAGTTCTACAAAAATCTGCGGGGAGTTCTTGAATCATAATTGAATCATTTGATTCTACTAAATAACCATAATAGCACCCATCTATAAGAACCTTTAAAGCCATTTCGCCGCAAATCTTTTTAATATAACTATTATCTAAATAATTTAATAATTTAGAAAAATCTTTTAAAACTTTTTCTTCTTTTACATTGTCATCAAATATCTCTGGAACAATATACCAATCATAACGATACATAAAAGATATATATTGACAAAGTTTTGAATAAATACCATTTATTTTATAAAAAAATCTAGAAAATTCTCTTAGTTTTCTATAATCATTTTTTAAGATAGCTTTCATTAATTCTTTTTTATTATAATAAGGAGATTGTGGAATTGTTTTTCTTAATTCTCCTAATTCTAAAACAGCATCTTCTAAATTTTTAACTCCAACTTTAATTTTACTAAAGTTATTATCTGCTGTTCGATAATCTATATATCTATTACTTGAAAGCATATCAAATCCTTTACTAAAAATACGTGCTTGTCGTTGTTCACTATTTAAAAAAAGATTTTCATTAGATGATAAATGATCCATATCCAAAACATATACCTCCTTTCTTAAACATTTAATAACCTGCTCTGTGCATTATATAATCATAATTAATCAAATTTTCTTCTGTATAAGGGATTTCAATTAAAGTAAACCCATGTAATGCACAAAATCTCCGTTTGCGGTTATCATTATGTTGCTATTGATAAAGGCCCCTTTTTCCACCAAACTTTTGACTTGCTTCATAATGCTGTCTACCCTAAAATTCTATAATAAAATCAATATTTCCATCATCATCAAATATAACAAAATCAAAACGAAGAGGTCTGCCATTTTCACTTTTTAATTCTGGAAAACTATATTCCATTTTAAAAGGTAATCCTGCATCACGAAGTATCTCCTCTATCTTGATCTCTCCTCTAGAAGCTCGCATTTAACCTCTCCTTTTCTATTAATTAAACATCATCCAATCTTTAGCATTAAATCTTCTTTTTCTCTTTTTATTATCTTCTTCTACTTTTATATAATATAAACCATATTCAAAAGCTGAAAACTTATCCTTTTTAATACCTTTATTAGCCTATTTAAGAATAATATTGGTGCCTTCATTTTCTTCTCTGAGATTCATCCAAAATAACGTTATCTTAGTTTTTCAACTAATGTTCAGACTATATCTTCACCTACAGCATTATCTGTTTAGGGACTCCCATTTCGGCAAAAAGCCTACTCCTTCCGGATAGTCGTTGAGCCTTATACTATTTTTTTCCAAATAAAACCTTTATGAGTTTTAGCTTTTCCCGCACAAACCTAACTAATAGCACTTACTGAACCATTAATTGCGCGAGCGGCCGCACTCATACTATCGTAAATAGTAATTAAATTGTTCTATGTGTCAAATTGCCCTATCTAATGGATATTATTATGTAAAATATAATAGCTATGTAATACATTCTATTGATTAGTAACTAATTCTAAATTTTCTAATGAATTATTCTATTTATCACCATCTATATGATTAATTTGTTTTTGTTCATCATAATCATCTTTAAATAAACTATAAACTAATTTATGAATTAACGCAGATTTTTTCTTTCCATTTATAGAAAAACAATATTTATAATAATTACCAGATTTAATGGGTGATAATAAATATTGAGTTTGTTGATTATAACATTTCCCAGTATCACTAATCCAATAATTACTATTTTTATATTGACGCCAATGTTCATTAAGAATAATTTTCTCTTTCTTTTTTCTTATTTTCTTATCTATAAATAGATTTTTACTTCGATGAAGCATATTTTCCTAAATAGATACCCACTCTAAATTGGATACTGCGTTATTTAATTTATTTTTATCTTTATGATTTACCTATGGTAAATTTAAAGGATTTTCTAAGAAAGTTGTTGCTACTAATCTATGTATTAAAAAATCTTTTTTCTATGAATTTATTGTTAATTTTACCATCTAATATCCATTTCTAATAGTTCCTTTTAAAATTTTATTTGTTTTTATATTTTTAATTTCTCCAATATCAGAAATTAAATATTGAGTTGTCTTATTATTTATTATTAAAGGTACAAACATAATTCAGAACTCCCCTTTCAATAATAAATAAAATTTAAAATAGTATCTTGGTTGCGGATTGCCCAATTTTTTCAATTTTTACCATCTAATATCTATTATAATATCTGCTGCGTATTATATCACTATAATACCGCGGTATGAAAAACTCTAAGGGGTTTCCCGCAGTTAGAGAGTTTTTTTTACTATATATTTCTATATAGGGAAACAATGAATTCTATTTCCTCTTTTAATATGGAAGTTAATGTAAATGGTTTTAAATAAATTGACCTTTCTTCAGGTTTCATATTTTGACCGACTTTAGTTCCTAATAATTTTATTTTAGCATCACGTTCGTCAATTAACATTTTTACTTTTCCAGAAGACAAGTTTACCTAAGCATTAGCATGTGCTTCTGTATTAATTGGAGCATTAGCTTTTATAATATAAATAGCATCCTATTCACAGTCAGATGTTCTATATTTTTTATATTCATCCGCCGCATCATCTTGAGTTCCGCCATATACTCCAAAATCAGGCAAAACATCATTTGTTTCTGGGTCTATAGAAGGTTTAACCATATAATCAATTAAGCCAATTCCAAGTCCATTACCATCTATTACAATTCTTCTTGCATTATATTTATAATATAATTTCTTTAATTCAAGAGCCTAGTCACCAAAGTGTTCATTACTAATAATTTCAATATTAACTAATGATTTTAAAGAAGGTCCTTGTGGCTAAGGAGATACTTTAAAAATACAACATACAGTATCACAGCCTTTACGACCTACGTCAACAGAAATAATATAATACTAATTTTTACTAGAACGACCAGAAGCTTCATACTCAGGTTGTTTTAAAATACGATTTCTATTAAACATATCAGCATTAAAGAAAGCATCTTCTACATCACCAGTCCAACGTGATTCATATTCACGTTCGAAAGAAGCTTCATTAAAGGTTCCTTCATCTTTTTGGTCTTTAATAAAAGTTTTACTTTGTAATCCAACTTCTACTGGTAATCGCCATGTTCCACCTATAACTACACATCGTTCTGGCTGGGTAACCATACGCACTAAAAAACCAATTAAACGCTCATATGGATAAGTTCCTTTATATCCAGCAGTAGTAACAAATACCTAACTTTTATTTAATGTTTCAGTTTCCTATGTGCTACCATCCATACAACGACGAGGAATTGCCATAACAGGAATAATTACTTCTCGTAAAATCTAATCATCAACACCAACGCACTCCTCTACAAGCCCGCCATGTCGACGTTTACCTCTAGAACTTTCTCTCGCCGCAATATTATCTAAAGTAGACCCATTTCTAAAAACATATTTACAATAGTCTTTACCTTCAAGGGTTTTACCTCTTCTTCGGTCAATTTCTCTATCGAGTGCAGGAATTAAAGTGCATATTTCATTTACTTTATCTTTTAAGATACCCGCAGCCTATTCTTTTCCTCCTGAGGTAACAAATAAATTAGCTCTAGGATAAAGAATTGCTCTAACCATTAATGCCATAACAGATAAAAATGATTTACTGTCTTAATATTCTAATGGAATCGCAACTTCCATTACGTTCTCTTATGAACTGCTTATAGTTTCCTATAAGAATAGACTATCTCACATTTATTATAAAATATAATAAATCTTCTCTTTTCGATTTAAGGGACTCTCACCCACGCCATTTGCTTGCGCCCTACTCCTATTGCCTCTACTTATTATCCCTCGGAGACTTTTTCAGGATAGTCGTTAAAGATTTATAAAAATTAAGCATATTTAAATATAAAACCACCTATAGTTTTTAATTTCCCTTTGCAGCATTTTGTAATACTACTACTATCTAATTTTATATTTAAACATACTCCTCTTTTATATTTACTCTGGATTCTCTTGTTCATAATTCATATGAATTTAGAGTTCCCACAATTAGAGAAGTTTTGTCCAAAATTTTCCACAATTAGTGAAAAATAATATTGGCGCCACTTTTTGACGCACGAGGGAATACGGCATATACATACTAATGTCGCATAACACAACGAAGAAAAACTCTCTAATAAAAATAGAAATGAAATTCTCCTTCTTTTACTTCTGTTCGAGGACCTCTTACTAAAAAATCAATAAAAAGGTCTGGGTATTCTCGCCAAAACGCAATATACTTCCTGAGCGCAGGTTTTATAGCTTCAATGCGCTCTTCAGATAAACCTATTTTCTATCGTTTAGTATTAATATCTAATAAATCTTGTAAAGCCATAATTACTAACCTCCATTTTCAGTTAAGAAATTTAAAAGGTCAGCATCACTAGCCTCTTCATTATCTAAAAATTCACTATACTCTTCAAAGTCTTCATCACGCAATTGTTCTTCTAATTCTTCAACATCTAATAATCCAGTATCAGTATTCTTAGAATTGCGTTCTTCTTCATCTTCTTTTTGGTTATTTTTAATAGCTTCTTCAATAAGATTACCAAGATTGGTTTCTTCAGTAATTAAGGTACGAGTATAACGTTTCATATCAATAATAGTCTAATCTACTTTATCATTAGGTTCTCCTAAATAATAACGTGGAATAAAACCATCTTTTTCACAAATAGCTACTAATTCACCTACAGAATCAACATATTCACCAGATTCAGCTTTATTCTAAGCTGCAGTAAATTTGCCTGACTTCATAAGCTAATCATAAACTTTTGACATCTTTTGGAAACCTTCTACCATTTTTTTGTTTTAAAGTTCGCTAAACTTTTTCTTTATTTTTCAATAAAGGTCAGACTATATCTTTATTTATTTACAAACTATAAAATAAATACTCTCCATTTCGGATACGCTTGTATCCTACTCCATTTAGGATAGTCGTTGAACCTTTTATTTAAATTTCCAATAATAACCGCCAGCTTTACCTTGTTTTTTTATGGCTCTACTAATATTTGAGATGCCGGTTATACGCTATGCGGATGCAATGGAAGGGAATGATGTAATAATTTCATACTAATCATTTAACTAATAAACAGGTTTTTCTTGTTTATGTGTCTTTATTATATAGCTAGCATGAAAATTGTTTTCTTGATAAGTAATTTTTTCTAAATTAGAAATTTGATTATTTTGTTTATTACCATCTTTATGATTAATAACATAGTTTTTTAAATCATAATCTTTTGTAAAATTAGAATAAATTAAAGGATGAACTTGTAAAGTTTTTCCTTTATTATTTTTCCATAAATTTACATTATAATATCCATTATGATTTATATAAAGCTTTAATAATCTTTTAGTTCTTTTATTCATAATACGTCCATATGAAGAGATTAAATAATTTGGATAATTTTTTATATCAGTCCATTCTTCATTAGGTAAATTACTTATATATTTATTAATTGTTTGATTACCATTTTTTCTTAATCCAGTATTATAAGCATGCTAATTATTTTCTTTAAAAGTAACCCATTCTAAGTTATTTACATGAAAATTATGTGTATCGCCATCCATATGATTTACAATTGGCTTATTTTCTGGATTTGGAATAAAAGTTTCTGCTACCATCCGATGCACTTTTACCTAACGTTTTTTGCCTTCAAAAGTTAAATTATAAGATGGATATTTAGCAGACATTTTAGGCGTTAAAAATTTATTTGATAAATGACTAAAACATCTACCATCTTCATAAATATCGTATGGTGTATTATAATATTGTTTAAACATTATTTTTGATCATTCCTTTTTTAAATAATTTGGCTGCTGATTGTCTATATATCATTATAATTTTCAAACATTCTAGTTTAATCTTAAAAAAGATTTCCTATGTAGTTTATAATGCTTTAAGAGTTTCCAGCAATTAAGAGAGTTTTATGGGAACATAGATTAAGATTTATCCCCAATATCAATTAATTGATTTGCCTTAAGAGATGTTTTACATAAAAGTTTAAGATTATCTTCATGTCCTGCTCCTTGAATATCATATGAATTCATCATATCATTATATAACTATTCAAGTTTTACCCATTCCTCTGGCTTATAAGTTTTTCCCCATTTTAAACGAAGATAAAGTTTATCTTCGTCTGTTAAATCAATATCATCATCACTTGCGCCCGACTAATCTGCAAAATAATCTTCTGTTCCAGACGCAAGGAACGGATTAACAGGCTCAGCCGCAAGGTCAGGAATCGCAATATTCTAAGGGACCTCGAAAGAAGCTCTTTCATTTGCGAGCGCAATCTATTGAGCATCATATCCTTGCTCCTTCATAATCTATTCTCTTTTAGATTTCGCAAGCTCTTGTAAAAATTCGGTATCTTTCCATCGATAATCTCTAAATTGTTTTAATTTCATTTTAGAAAGATATCGCCCAATTATAGTCATACCAGTGACTTTATTACGATCTTTCGCATATGAAGCCATTAATTTATTCCACTCTTCTGGGATATATGGAACATCTGCTTCTTGAATAATCCACATATAACTATCTGGATTCCAATTGTCTACGTGCATTGTCATACATTTTTTGCACATAGGAAATTTGCCGTCGTTAGGATATTTCTCCAAATTGTTTGAAGAATAAAACTATTCGGCAGCCATTGTTCTATTACATTTTTCACAATAATATTGTTTGCCATCACTAGGCATAAAAATTCCTCCTTTTCATTAAAATATAATAAATAACTAGCCTTAATTTGGAATTTTTGCCCAATGTCAAGTTTTTTTCTTATTTCGACAACTTTTACATATACTATAAAAACCATCTTTACTGGTTTTATTTTTGCTAAAATATTTATTGTGCGCAAGTTTAATTTCGTTGCATCGACTACATTTTTTATATTTTCCTTTAGCAATATTTAAATAATACCAGTCTAAATATTCATCTTCAGCTGCGGACGCAATTAATTTAGGAATTTTATTGCGCCATAAACTTGAGATGTATTCTACGCTATGTTTAATTCCAAACTCTAATTGAAGCTAAACCTAAATATCAATGTTTTGCATACCATCAATTTTATATTCGACTAAGCGCATATATAAAGGATATTTTTCTAAGGCTTTTTCGCAAAGATTTTCAAAATCATAGATTATATACCAAGTATCGCCTTCAAACTTTCCTTCCGCATCTTGCTTTAATCGAGAATAGTTGCATAAAATAGCTTCACAAACTTTTGGATTCATTAAGGAAAATCCTTCAGAAATAGGATACCCCTCTTCATCAAATGCGTTAGTGTTATCATCTAAATGGATATAACTAGAAGACCTTGTTATTTTATTTGGGATAATTGGTTGTCGATAAGAATTTTTTATTATGTATTGGTCTTTGCGCATTTCTATCAGCGCCTTTTTAATAATAAAACGATCCTTACCTTCAGCCGTTTTTAATTTTGTTTCCCAATTACTAATAGTCTCGCGCAATTCACGAAGAGGGGGAATGTCTGCTAAATCTTTTTTTGTTATTGTTACTTTTGGTTGAAATATTACTTGTTTATTGTTTGTTATTAAATTATATATACCATCTTCGCCATTTTCCAATTGAGCGACAAGACCTTCAAAAGATGTTTCTCTCTTATTTACGGTAGTCATCCTATTTTCAGTAAGAATTTTCTTTTTCTTTTTTTCTTCTTTCTCCATGGCGAAGATAAGGTAATCAGCCAAAATTTCTAGATATTTTTCTCCTGGGTCAGGATTTTCTTCGAGTATTTTTTTTACTAATTTATTTCTATCTTCTGGAGAAGTTAAAGAATAATCAAGTTTTATCATTTATTATCTTACCTCCAGTCTCTAATAGAATTATAACAAAAAATTTTTCTTCTGTCAAATTTGATTAATTTAAAAAAATATTATATAATAAAAATAAAAAAAAAGGATGATTTTTTTATGAAAAAAGTAATGTACAAATATATTCTTCCAGAAGGCGGATGTGTAAGAATTAAAGGTTGGTTTACTGGAATTTTTACAGTTGGAAAACAAAACAATAATTTAGTAATGTGGGCTGAAAATCATATAGAAAAGTACAGTGGAAAACATCGGAAAGAAAATGAAAAAATAACCGTGGAAATTACTGTTTTGGGAACGGGATGTAAATATGGTTATATTGGAGATTATATAGGAACAGTTCAAATGGATGATGGATTAGTTTGGCATGTATTTGTGCGTAATGTTTAATGATAATTCGAATGTCGGTGGCGATAATTGCGGCCGGCATATTTTTTTTGAAAAAGGTAAAAAAAGAAGAGGGAAGAATATTTTTCCTGATATCGTAATTGAAAATGAAAATTAGTTTCAAGATAGTTTTGGTCAGACAAAAAAATTTTTTCTCTTTAAAAAAAATTTTTTCCCGAAATAGTGCCCCCCTCTTTCCATTTTTATCTCATTAAAAATATATAAAAAGTATTGCTGATTGAGAAAAAATGCTAGGGCCTACTGTCGCATCTCACCCCTGTCAAACACCCTGGGGTAAGTTAAATACCCCCAATGAATGAACCGCTACGGTGCTGGCTCCTATCAGCCAACGCACAGGTTGGAGTATGAGACCAATTAGCTAAGGCTAACTCTGTGAAGATTAGCCACGCCTAAAACGAGATAGTTAGTTTTGCTACGGTCGTTACTGGGCGCAACGACCGTAGTTTGCGTGTAATAAGCTCTTCGATAATTTTTTGTGTAAACCCCCATGAAGCACGACCCTCTTGCTGAATCTCTAACGATTGGTAAAACTATACAAAATCTATTGCGGCTCTTTGTGCATCTTGCTATGCCGCTACGGTGCTGGCTCCTATCAGCCAACGCACAGGCTGGACGTTTGTTCGAACTTTTGTTTGAATTGAGTTAGCAATACCTAACCCCTATTTTACTAATTAGGGTAATCTCCCTATTAAGTTAGCATTGGCTAACCAACCTACAGCCCCAGTAACCGCTACGGCACACGCTCCCATCAGCGTAGTGCCAAGATTGGGGGAGCGTTCGAACGTTTGTGCTATTGGCAAAATGCACAAAAGACTAATACTATCTTTGTGCAATTTGACTATTGACAAGAAGCCAAGAGTATGCTATAATAAAGATACAATAAAGAGAGAGAGGACAATCACCCATGGAAAACAAAACATTCTATGCAATCATTAACATCTGCGTAGTAACACATTTGGTAATAGTTACCATTTTTGTAGTATGTCTTATTTATCGCGCAAGTTCACCCACGACTAATGATACTAATTACACCATGCAGGCTAAAGTAGTAGATGTAGATACAGCCTCGGACACTGTTCAAATAGAAGATTCTCATGGAGAGATTTGGGAGTTCTTTGGAACAGAAAATTTTCAAAAAGATAACTCTGTTATTGTACTCATGGATAATCAGGGAACTTCAACCATCTATGATGATGAAATCTTGAGTGTGCGCCTTGACCCTTTTGCTGACTAAGGGGCAAGGCGTTTGTGTGTGTGACACACTCAAAGAGAGTAAGAGAGAAGCAAAGAGAGAGAGAGAGAGAAGCATACACACAAAGAGAAGCAAAGAGAGAGAGAGAGAAGCACAACACACACAAAGACAAAGAGAGAGTATCACACACAGAACAACAGTGTTATACACACAATGATGTAAACCGCTACGGTGTCAACATCTATCAGTTAGACACAGGTTGGGGATAGATTGTTAAATAATTAACAATCTACGTCAACGGTCGGCACAGCCCTAATTGGGCACTATGCACAAAACCAACCTTTTTTTAGCGATTATCTTTGTGCAATTTGACTATTGACATTTCCTGTAATTCATGTTATAATTTAGACAGAAAAAAGGAAAGGAAGTATTAAAATGACAACTGCTATCTGTTACACTACCAAGACTGGTGAGAGCTATCTCGCATACGAAACCTACAAGACCGTGGAAAGAGCCGAGGCTGAGGTAAACACTCTGAACGCTACCAAACCCGCAAGACTCTGGAACGGTGACAAGGTTGACTGGACTAAGGTCGACAAGTTCTTTGTAGTTCGCCAAGAACACATGGATTAAAACCGCTACGGCGGTTTTAATTTTGGGAAAAATTGTTAAAAATTTAACAAAAAAAATTTTTATTTTTTTCAAAAAAACACTTGACATTTTACTCGGGCTATGTTATAATGTAATCAAGATAAAGAGAGGAGATAATAAAAATGACAGTCAAAAAATTAACAAAAACATACAATAAGGTAGAAGCCAAAATCAATAGTTTAACAGATGAACAGAACGATATCTTTTTTGATAAACTGGATGAAAGCTGGAAGTCAGCGTCAAAGTATCTTGGTGTATCTTTGAAAGAACTTGAAACTTGGATGTACTGTGATTAATTAAATAAAAACCGCTACGGCGGTTTTTATTTATGGAAATGGATTGTTAAAAAATTAACAAAAAAAATTTTCAAAAAACACTTGACATTTTGCTCGGGCTATGCTATAATAAATACAGAAAAAAGGAAAGAGAGGAAAATAAAAATGACAAGAAAAGAAATTGCTGAACTCGCACTAGACTATGCCAATAATTATTACACAAAGTATCACGAAAAGTATGTTAAGGTTTATAAATATCGTGGAGAAATTCGCCAGAGAGAAAAATCAAGACTTAGCGCCGAAGGTAAAAGAATAGATACTTTCCTGAGAGAGCAAAAAATCTTTATTTGTCCTGATTGCGGCGAGACAGTTTCCGCCTTAGATTTGGAACTAAGACTCGGTGATAGCCTTGAAGATTTAATTAATAATAAAATCTATTGTTCAAAGTGTTATGAAGATGCTATGGATGAAGATTTATAAGACTGAGCAATCAGTCTTATTTTTTTTATTTTTTTTCAAAAAACGCTTGACAAGCCCGGGCTAATATGCTATAATAAAAACACAGTAAAGAGAGAGGAAAATAATCATGGAGTATGCAGTAATTAAAGTAAACGAAAAACCTTCTCACGATGGTTGTAAAATTATCCAACACTCCACTAACATTGAGGAATTACAAGCATTAAAGCAACAGTTAAAAAGAGAATACCCTAATGATCAAATTGCTGTTATGACCTATAGTAAAGCAAGAAGAGAAAAATATAGATATTCTGAATGGTTTATAGATTATTGCTTTGAAATTGGTTGGCGTAGAATCCAAGCAGAGATTAAAGCAAGAGGAGAAAAAAATCAAACAGATTATAGCAAATACTATGGTTACAGTGAAACTGGTGTTCGAGAAGGGTCTCTTTCAATAGCAGTTAATTCACTTTGGGGCTGAGCAATCAGCCCTTTTAATTTTCGAGGACGATCGGCGTAGCCGGAAATATTATAGCACAATCCCCACACAAAATCAATAGGCAAAATGCACAAACTTTCATGCGCTCGGGCGCTCCCGATTTGTGCACTTTGCCTATTGACTTTAAAGACTTTTCATGCTATAATAAAGACAGAAAAAAGGAAAGAGAGGAAAACAAAATGACATTTGTAGTATCTGCTTATAAAACCTATGAGGAATTTAACACTGAGGAAAAAGCGAGAGCTTACTTTAACAGAGTAAAGAGAAATTTCACCTACTGCGAACTGAAAGCAGTTGATGACAATGGTCACCGCTACTACTCACAGAGCATTGAAATCTGGCGTAAATAAAACGCCAGATTTTGTTTAAAAAACACTTGACAAGCAAGGGTTTTTGTGTTATAATAAAGACAGAAAAAAGGAAAGGAAGTTATCAAAATGACAGAAAGAAGAACAAGAGAAGAAATGTTGACCGAAGTAATCAGAATGTTCGGACATGAAGCTCCCGAAACTATTGACTTCGCAAGAAAATGCGAAAGCTATCCCGACAACAATCTGAGCCTTGACCGCTTAGAGGGCGAAATCGCAAAGATGAAAACTGCTGACTGGTGGGCTGAGAGTTAACCCCTCAGCTATCCAAAAGGAGCGATAAAAATGACAGTATTTACAATTACAGAAACTTACGGTTTTGATGATACTACTGAGGTTGTAGCGGTTTGTGACAGCCATGCAAGCGCAATCCAATGGCTTATTGATAACAAGGGATTAAGTGAAAATTATACAAGCTATTATTCAATTTATTCTAAATGGTTGAGTTTAAAAAACTTATATGGTAAAGAATGGCTTAAAATTTTATTAAAAAAGAAGGCTTTTTTCTTCCATCTTGATGGCTTAGACTATGAAATTGAAGAAAAAGAACTTTTTTCTGAAAAACCTCTTGACATTTGAGGGGTTTTGTGCTATAATAAAGACAATGAAAGGGGAGATAAAAATGAGCCACAGGACAAAGAAAACCGAGGAAAAAAGAAAACACAGAGGACCGACTTTTGTGGGCTTCGCTCCAAAAGTAGAAGATACAAAAAAAGGTAAGCTGAGAAAGGCAGAACGCAAACACAAAAAGGCGTATCTGCCTTATTAATTGCGCCCGGGCGGATTCGTCAATCTGCACAGAATTCTTATCACATCTTTGTGCAATTTAACTATTGACTTTTGGATGCGTCTATGCTATAATAAAGATACAATAAAGAGAGGAGATAAAAAAAAATGAAATTAATTGTCAATGCTTGCTATGGTGGATTTAGCGTATCTAAGGAATGGGCAGACCGCCTTGGAATTGATTCTCATGATAGTGAAGAACTCCGCTATAATGCTGAGTTAATCTCAGCAATAGAAGCAGGGGAAGATGTAAATGGAACTCACGCTGAGTTAAAAGTTGTTGAGCTTCCCGAAAATTGCACCGACCACTATGTCGATGAATACGATGGCGCAGAGAGTGTTATCTATGTAGTCGATGGAAAATTACAATGGGCGTAAAAATACGCCCTTTATTTTTTTTGAAAAAACACTTGACTTTTCGCTCGGGCTGTGCTATAATAAAGACACAATAAAGAGAGGAGATAAGAAAATGATTAACATTCGTTCAATTCTGAAACTTAAAGAAAATGAGGGCTTAACCTTAAAAAAGGGAAAAGCCACAACCTACAAAACAGGCTGGCAGGTTGCAACGGAAGGCGTTGAAACGACAAGCCCAAGAGAAGCAATAAACGCAGTAAAAGCGTATAATGGAAACTGCGGCGTATGGTTTTCAAATGGTATTTACTATGTTGATAAAAGTCACAGAGTTAATACTAAAAGAGAGGCTCTGACAATTGGAAGAAAATGCAATCAAATTTCAATTTTGAATTGGAAAACAATGGGATTAGCGTATTGCTAATCCTTTTCTTTTCGTCACCGTGCCCGGGCGCCAGAGCCGGAAATTATTATACCACAGCCCGCCGCAAAAATCAATTCGCAAAATGCACAAACTTCACAGTCAAAAAAGATTCCCGATTTGTATATTTTGACGAATACTTTCTTTGAAAAAACTATTGACTTTTTTGCCCGAGTGTGCTATAATAAAGACAATGAAAGAGGGGCTACCCCCCCAAAGGAGGAACTAACATGACTAAGAAAGATTTTAACCACTACCGCACTCTGCTGAGCCTTGTTCCTGACGATGGTCAGATGTGGTTCGTCAGAAGCCTTTTCGAAGGTCTCACTCAGAGCCAGATGTTCGAGCTGTTCATTGACATGGCAGTTCGAGGCTGGGAACGCAGAAACCGCATTTTTCTCCCTTGCGGTTTGGTCTGGGAACGCTCCCTCTCTGAGGACGGCTCTCGCTGGATTGTCGTTGACATCACCGCTCAGATTTTCCCCTGAGCGGTGACCGCATTTTTTTTTGCATAATTATTCAGTCCATTTTATTGGACTTTGTTTCGGCGGCGCGCCTACGATCGACCCGCGCCGATTTTAGCGCGTTAAAGTGCTACAACAATAAAGTGCATAATTATGCACTTTAACACACTAAAGTATTAAATCCCGAAAGTATGCATAATTATGCATGGGTATGCAAAGGTTACAAAATAGTTACAATTTCAAAAAATGCTTGACTTTTATAACATAATCGTGTATAATCTACTTGTAGGGTGAAGGGAGAAACAGAGCACACCTAAAAACCAGCCGACACTACGAGTGGTGGGCGCACTTAAAACAAAGCTCTGTTCCAGCTGAGAGCAAGTCAGCACCGAGGGCGCAAGCCCTCATTTTTTTTATTATCCAAAAGGTTACAAATTAGTTACAATCTCAAAAAATGCTTGACAAACTCGATCTCTTGGGGTATACTTAGTATAGAAAGTTAAGAGAGGAGCTTGAAAAATGATTAAGAATGTGCCTGATTACGCCGATGATTTTCCCTACATCGTAGCGAGAGAGTGCGACGGTGCTGACTGGTTTTGGGGTGCGTTTGATAACGCAGACAAAGCAGAAGAAGTCGCAAAAAATGTCAACGGTTTTGTGGTTTTCAACCCTGATTGGAGCAAATAAAAAAATTTTACAAAGTCCAATAAAAGGGCTTGACAAGCCCGGGCTTTTGATGTATAATGTATACATAAGATAAAGGAAAGAGGTAAGAAAAATGAAAGAAATGTTTTATGTAGTGACTTGGAATTTTAGAGAAGATGAGGCTTTCCGTAACTATGATGAGGCGCTTGCTTACTTCAATTCAAAAGTCGGCAAAGTTTCTTATGTTGAACTACAAGAGGTTCGCACGTATCCCCTCGGTCGGTATGCTTCAAGCCTCAAAATCTGGCACAGATAAGCGGATCGCAAATCCGCTTATTTTTTTGTCACCGATCAGGGGCGTGGCGCCCCGAAATATTATACTACACCTCCCACCAAAAGTCAAGAGAAAAATGCGCTAAATGTTGCACAAATTCTATATTCCCAATTTGTGCATTTTAACAAAAAATATTTTTTTTCAAAAAACGCTTGACATCCCGGGCTGTTTGGTGTATAATTAAGACAATGAAAGACACGGAGGATCGAAAAATGACTTACTACTTTGACATGGACGGCGTTCTCGCCAACTTCCACAAAGCGTATGCTACTGACAAAAACACTGCCGCAAGCCGTGAAGCTATGGCAAATCTTGAACCATTCACTGAGAACGTTTCAACAGTCCGCAGACTTATCGCTGAAGGCGTCAAGGTTTACATTCTGACCAAAGCCCGCAACGAAGCAGGCAAGGCGGGAAAAATTGATTGGCTTGCAAAGCACATTCCCGAATTTGCACTTGCAAATTTTATCTGCATAGTTGGTTATGGTCGCAAAGTTGATTTTATCCGTGAGGTTGGCGTTCTGGTTGATGATGACCCCAAGAATACCCGCCAATGGACAAAGGCTGGATATGAAGCAATCACTTTAGCTGAAAAAGGTGAAGCGGTAGCTCTCTAAGTCCCGTTTATAGGACACGTAACATGATATAATATAGATAGTAAAGAGAGAGGAGAAAACTAAAATGAAAGAATCAAAAATTTATGTCGTGGAAAGAATGGTAAAAAATGGCTATTACCTGTTTGATGAAACGCCTGAGCATTTCGCAAGCCGTTTCACTCTGTCGGAGCTTTTACAGTTTGAACAAGCCTTTTACAGTTTCAAGAAAAATTATATTTTTTCTTGAAAAAGGCTTGACAAGCCCGGGCTGATGTGCTATAATAGTATTAACGAAAGACGAAAGGACGATCGAAAAATGAGAGCATTTACTTTCACTTATCTTAACAACTACCGCAATCACGGACAAAACGCAGAGCAGTCAATCAGATTTCATTTAACAGGTGAAATCCTAAAGGCTGATAACCTGAGATTTGACAAAGGGGCTGATGTTCTTAACTTCCAAGTGAAAAGCGCAAAGGCTTCTATCTGCAAAGGCACAGACCTTGAAAGATACCTTGACCTTGACGCTTCTGACCTTTACATTTACGCTACCAGAAACGGCACAGCCTACGTTATGGAAAAAGCTGAGTATATCGCTTTTGTAAATGCTTTTGGTTACGTTACCAGAGAGAGCGAAAAAAATGGCGGAGCTGAAAAAATCCGCTTGCGTGATGAAAGTAAAAAAATGTTAGCATGGCTTGAGGAAAAGTTAAAATAGCTTTTCCTCAAAATCCAAACCGCTACACAAACTTATAAAGGGTTGAGAATTAACCTCAATCCTTTTTTGCATATTTATGCAAGCATACCCATGAATAATTATGCATTCGGCGGGTCGCGATTGGGTGCCGCGACCCGTTTTCACGCACTAAAGCGTTAAAGCAATAAATCGTTACGCTTTAACACGTTAAAGTGCTAACATGGTAAATCCCGAAAGTACTTTAGCACACTAAAACGTTAAACCGCTACGCTTTAATACGTTAAAGCACGAAAAGGTTACAAAATTGTAACTTGACAAAGTGGCACGGGGTGTGCTATAATAAAGGTGTCGGAAGCCCGCCCCTGCGAGGGGAGAGAGGGGCTTTACCGCAGTAAAGTGTGAAAGTGGAAAGGAGAGGAAATCATGTCAACAGCCCCTATATGGCTTTTATATAGTTCGAAAGTGGAGAGCGACGCGAGCCTCGGCGCGTGGCTCGACCAGAGCAAGGAAGCTCTTGATGATTGGGATAAAGAAATGCTTGACAAATAATTTAAAACATGATATAATATATATAGAAAAAAGAGAGGAGCTGATAAAGATGAAGAGATTTTTCAATATTACTGAGCCTTACATCTTTGAATGGAATGACCTGCGCTGTGTTGCTATGGTAATCAATGTAATACTTATTATGTGCTTCGGTCTTTCTATTTCTTGGCTTGGTTTAGGTATCGCTGTGGTAGGAATAATCCGAGATTTAACCACTGACCGCAGAGTAAGTGGATTAGTAATGCACCTTTCAAGTGCAGTATTAAATATTTATTTTTTATGTTTATTGTATAATGGAGGAATATAATCATGATAGAAGATAGTTATGCTGTTGGATATGGTATCGTTATTGATTCTGAAACAAGGGACAAACTTTTAGATAAGTTTCTTGAGCAAGGAATGACAGAAGAAGAATTTGAAGAATTTTTTGATGAAAAATACTGTCCGATTATTAGCACTTGGACAGATGAGGGCTACTTCTTAGGAATTGTTTTTTATCTTGATGAAGATTCTAATTCAGTAATACCAAGCTCTAAACTCTTAGATATTCCTACCAGATTCGCTTTTGATAGGCTCTTTAAAAAATACAATTTATTAGATTTCCTATGGGATGACCTGAAATGGGAACCTGCTCAACAGTTCATTCATTTTACGCACTAAGGGAAAACTCTTAGTGCGCGCCCGGGCATTTGTTAAAAAAATAACGAAAAAAATTTTTCAAAAAACTATTGACTTTTTACCTTTTATGTGTTATACTATAAGTGTTCCAAGGGAGAGGGCGCCACGAACTTGGAACTACAAAGGGGAGTTCCAGTAGTCTCCCATGAGTAGTAAAAAAAACGGGCTTGGTGACTTTTCAGAGTAGTGTTCAACGCTGCCTCGGAAGATGGATTGTTTTCAAGAGTGAAGAACAATAACAAGTGCGGTAGCAACGCGGGGCTTTTTGAACGTGAGTAGCTTTTTGCCTGCGTTAGAGTGGCAAAAGAACTTCTTGCATGGGTTTAGAGTGACCGACAATGAGGGAACTCTCGTTCAATGGGGGCATTACGACGGCATTTGAGAAGATAATGTAAGTCCAGCTCTTTTGCCCCCATTCACGATAGAAAAAAATTTTTAAAAATCTCTTGACTTTTTCATTAAAGTATGTTATAATAAAGACACTAAAAGAGAGATAGAACTTCTTTCGACCGCAAGCATTGAGCCTTCTTCCAGCAGTGGCAAAAGTGTAAGCGACGTGGGGTTAGCGCACAAGACAGGATACTTGTCAGGTAAGACCACCTTGCGGTATAAAAATTAGTGAGGCAAAGACAACTCACAGCCGTTGTAAGTGAGTGTGGACTGGACGACGGCAACTCCTTTCCAATACTACGCAGATTTTGAGATTCCTCCTCTTTTTTCTGTTTTATAATACGTATAGGATTTGGGTAGGCAATAGCCTATCCATTTCCTTTTTTATTTCATTTTTATAAGTATTTTCTCATTTTTCATTTCATTTTCATAAACGCCCTCTTGCGCCCGGGCTGGTTAAAATTCTGTAACCGAAAAATGACAACCCTGTTGTTGATTTTTTCCAAAAGGTATGCTATAATAAAGACACAACAAAGAAAGGGGTTGTGAATTATGAAAGTTCTCAACATTGTAAAGTTCGTCATTTCTTATCTTTGTGCCTTTTTTGCGGGTCTGTATGTTTTTGGATTCACTCTTGGTGAGTTTGATTTCTTCCGCATTTTGGGCTGTATCATGTGCGTGTTGGTTGCGGTTGCAACTTCACCGCTGATGTGCAAAGCTTGTAGGGCTAAGCGTTCTAAATAATGCTTAGCCCCTTCGGGCTTTGTCAGTATGTTTAACAATCTGTATAAAAATATTAAAAATTTAGACCCATATTTATACAATTTGCCAATAGACAAAATGAAAATTATCTGTTATAATAAGTATGTCAGATGAGGGAAGGGAAGCCAAGCCCCATCAAATAAATAAAAGGAGATTTTAAAATGTCATTAAGTTATGAAGAAATTTTTGTAGGAGCAAGAAAGTCTAAGAAAACAATCTCAAATACCGAAATCGTCCTTGATATTCTGCGCTCTGCAACAAAGCCTATGACCTGTAAAGAAATTGGTATCGCTATCATGGGAGAGGAGTATTCTAAGCACGCTATTCGTAAGTTTTCAAGCTCTCTTGACTACACCTCCTATGGGCGTACTAAAGAAGCTCGGAGCTGGTCGAGCTTTATTGGCAGAGTTATGAAAATTCTCTCTGATAAAGGTATTATCAAGACTGAGATAATTGATGGAGAACCTATCACTATTGAAGTTGAAGACTGGGTAGATAACCCTGAGGCACCGCCTCGTGAGCTGATTGTTCACGATGATGATGGGAATAACTATACAATTCCTAATCCGAAATATGACTGGCGTGAACATGGTGGTACATGGCAAAAGGTTAAAAAGACTATTACTCCCAAAGTCAAGGTTTACTCATGGGTGGGCTAACAGCCTGCCCTTGGGCGCCCGGGCGCCACCCGCAAAATGCACAAAAAAGTGTTAAAAATTTAGACCGATTTGTGCATTTTGCCTATTGCATTTTTTTGAGAATGTGCTATAATAATATTACAGTCAAGGGCAAGGGCAAGCAAGCCAAGACCTATGTGATTTGATGACCAATCCCTAACGGGGTTACGAGAATGGACAGGCACAGCCGAATTGCAGTTGCAACACTTGAAGAAATTTTTTCAAAAAACTTTGAAAAAACCCTTGACTTTTACCGCAAGGTGTGTTATAATAAAACTACAGTAAGGGAAGGAAAACCCAATAAACCAGAAAGGATTTGATACTATGAGTAATACCAAGATGACTAACAAGACCGCCCTGCTTTTTGCCATCGACGCTATCGGTGACAGCAATTCCGAAGTTACCGCAAAGCTTCAGAAGATGGTGGAGCAGTTGGAGAAGAAGAACGCTTCTCCCAAGAAGCTGACCGCTCAGCAGGTCAAGAACGAAGAGCTGAAAGAGGTCATTGTTGATTTCCTCGCTGATAACGAGAATGAGGGCTTCACGGTCACTGACCTTATCAAGTCTGTCACAGAGCTTGAAGGTGACAGCAATCAGCACGTTTCCGCTCTCATGCGTCAGCTCGTTGAAGCGAACAAGGTCGAGAAATACTCCGAGAAGCGTCGGACTTACTTCAAGATTGCGGGTTAATTCCCTCAGTCCGCTCCGTGGGGGGAGCGAAATCCCCCCACCCCCTATCATGCGTATGTAGCAAAGCGGCTATGCACACGACTTTTAATCGTGTTTAGGTGGGTTCGACTCCCACTATACGCACCAATAACTCCTCATTTTTGAGTCCTCCTTTCTGTGCTTAGCCTGCGGATTTCCGCAGGCTTTGCGCCCGGGTGCCTGTTAAAAAAAATAACGAAAAAAATTTTCAAAAAACTATTGACTTTTTACCTTTTATGTGTTATACTATAAGTGTTCTAAGGAGATAGGTACCTCATCTTTAGGACTATACGAGGGATACCCAACATCAAGACCCTATGAGTAATAAATAATGGATGTGTTGGTGACTTATTAGAATACGGCTATGAGTGCGGCAAAAATTTTTCAAGAAGAAAAAATATTTAAAGAAAGTGCTCAGTTTTTTAGTTTTCAACCTCCCATTTCTATGTTTTTACCTAAAAAACAACTAAAAAAAGCGGGGTGGCTTTTTCCAGTCTTTTCTATGTTTTTAGCTAGGAGTTTTGAGAGGAAAACTCAAAAAACATAGCATTGGGCGGTGAGGGTAACCATAACATCCACAGATCCGCCCCCATAATGAAAGCTCCACATTTTGATTTTTTTTTGTTAAAAAAGTATTGACATTTTAATCAAAACGTGTTATAATAAAGACACTGAAAGAGAGGTGCTAATAATGAATGAAGAACGAATCCAAAAGCTGATGAAAACGCTTGAATGTTCCAGAGAAGAAGCTATTCAACTTCTTGAAGAAGATGAAGAAATCGACAAAATGTCGGTAAAAGAAGCTCAGTCTGATTTAACGGCAGAGCAGAAAAAAGCGATAAAATCTGCTTCTAAGGTAGGCTCGAAAAAACGCACCCCTGTAAAAAGAGAGCGAAAAGTTGATAAAATCAAGAAAGAAATTATTAACTGTATTCGTGTTCTTTTGGAAGGCATGGGCGCAATCACAGAACCCTTGAAAAATGAAACTGATTTACATTTCACTTTCAAAGGTGATAGCTATTCGGTGAAGCTGATTAAACATCGCCCGCCTAAAAAGTAATGGAGGTTTAGAATGTATTACACAAGTTATTCTGATTTTCTGGATTTTTTTGACTCTTTTATTCTTGAGGTTGAGGAGTTCGAGAAAAGGCAAGAAGCTCCTAAACTTCCTCGCCCGCAACCGAAAATAATCACACTTATTATTAACGAGGGAACGCCTTTTCCAAGTGGGCGTTCCCCGCCCTTTTTTCGCCCGGGCGCGGTTACAATTTTGTAATAACTATTGACATTCTACAACAAGTATGCTATAATAACATTGTAATCAAGAGAGAAAGGAGAGAAAAAGATGGACACTAAAGTTGTAGGCTTAGGCGTATGTGACGTTCTTGGAATTGTCTTTATCATCTTGAAGCTTGTCGGCGTAATTACTTGGTCTTGGTGGTGGGTTCTTGCCCCCTTCTGGATTCCTCTGGCTATTGTCATTCTTTGTGCAATTATTATTGCAATTTTTGACAGATAACGCTTGACAACTGGCACAGAATGTGCTATAATTAAAACACTAAAGAAAAGGACGTGGTTAAAATGGCAAAGAAAATTGAGGTGTTCCAAAGTTTTGAGGATACAGACAAGAAACATTTACAGGTGGTTTATCTTGACAGTCATGGATTTACCCCCGAAGAAATCAAGAAATGGACTGGTTACGCAGAATCAACGATTAAGCGTTATGTGAAAAAGTTTGCTGGACTTTTAGAAAAAGCCTGCAAGACATTTTATCACATTACCCTGAAAGCTAAAAAGGTTTTAAGGGGCGGTAAACAGCTTGTGTATTTATACAAGTTCTATGACAGTAACGGCGAGCTGATTTGCTCAAAGGTCGGTACAACTACTCGATTACCTGAGCAAAGACTGAAAGAAGAAATCAAGTATTATAAAAAGCGTGGTATTCCTGTTGAATCAGCCGATATTTGTTCTGTAATTGACTGCGGTGCTTATCCTGCCGAGGGTGCAGAATCGGTCACAAGAGCCGCTTTTATTCACAGATTCCCTGACGCTTTCAAGAAAAACGACCGATTTTTCGGTGTTGACATTCCTACGCTGACATTTAACAAAATCGTAAAAAGTTATTTGGATAGCGGTGTTTCCGCTGTTGCCTAATCATGAGGTTCCCCATTCTGAAAAGAGCGGGGAACCAATTGATTTTTATAAAAAAATATTATATAATAATAATAGAAAAAAATGAAAAACTTTCAAAGCCTATGGCGCCCGGGGGTTCTGGCATTTTGCATGAAAAAGTGTTAAAAATTTAGACGAACTCTGTAGATTTTACCACTTGTATTTTTTTATAAATGTGTTATAATAGTATTACAGTCAAGGGAACGGAGAGCGAGCACGACTTAGTCCTTGCCCGAACTACTGACGAGTAGGCGTTCAAAATAAAAAATAAAAAAAGTTTGAAAAAACCCTTGACAATCAGCGCTGAATGTGCTATAATAAAACTACAGTAAGGGAAGGAAAACCCAATAAACCAGAAAGGATTTGATACTATGAACGACAAGATGACTAATCGCAAGGCTCTGACCTACGCCATCGACCATCTAACTGACGCTCCTGCTGAAGTTATTGCTAAGCTGACCAAGATGGTCGAACAGCTTGACAAGAAAAATGCTTCTCCCAAGAAGCTGACCGCTCAGCAGGTTAAAAACGAGGAACTGAAAGAAGTTATCGTTGATTTCCTTGCTGATAATGCGGACACTGGATTCACTGTTTCCGATTTGCTTAAGGCTATCGCTGAGCTTGAAGGCGACAGTAATCAGCACGTTTCCGCTCTCATGCGCCAGCTTATTGAAGCAGGCAAGGTTGAGAAGTACTCCGAGAAGCGGAGAACCTACTTCCGTATCGTGGCTGAGGGTTAACCCCTCAGCCCCCTTAGGGGGGCGATTCGCCCGGGCGAAAAAACTATTGACATTTAAATAAAAATGTGTTATAATAAATACATCAAATAAAAAGGGGAAATGCTTATGAATGAAAAAATTCAATCTTTAATGAAAAAATTAGATATCTCAGAAGCAGAAGCCAGAGAAATTCTTGCCTATGATGAAGATGTTGACAAAGGAAAAAAGACAGAATTTGACTTAACTCCTGAGCAAGAAAAAAGCACCCGTAAGTATAGACAGGCTGAACGCAAACAAACAGCGTATAATTTCACTAAAAGAGAACGTAAACCTGACCTTGAAAAAAGACAAATTATTGAAGAAATTGCTGATTTTTTGAGTGAAAAAGACGGTTTTGATGTATCAATTATCAAAAAAGAGCGTGAAATTTCGCTAATTGTTGGCTCAAATGACTATTCTATCACATTAATTAAGCATAGACCACCTAAAAAGTAAGAAAAAACCCTAAAAATAACGATTTTTTAGGGTTTTTTACCGATTTTTTTGACTTTTTTGAAAAAATTTGTTATAATTTTATTATAATAAAGGATGTGATAAAATGGTAATAATTAAAAAGATTGATGATATTGGACGTATCGCTATTCCAAGAGATGTAAGACGCGCTTTGCGTTGGATGGGTGGCGATGAAATTGAAATCATTCCAAAAGACAATGGTGAATTGATTTTACGCAAACGTCAAAATGATACTATTCCTGTTTTAAACGAATTGCGGCAAGACTGGCAAGATGACCTTGAAGTTGATGAGCGATTCGAAAAATTAATACAACTTATTGAAAGTAAAACTAAATAATTGAAAGGAGCTAAATGTTATGACTCTTGAATTAGTAAAAGCCCTTTTATTGATTGCTAAAGTTTGCGCCAGTGCCACTGGTTGCGATTAGTGTCCATTAAAAGACTTTTGTGAAAAGTCACCTGCTGAATGGTGACCGACACAGACCGCGATGCGGTCGAATTTTCACGAGGCTAGCCATTTAGCTCTTTTTGTTTTGATTTGGCCCGGGCGCAATCGAGAAAAAATTTTCCCGAAAACTATTGACATTTCTAATAAAGTGTGTTATAATAAATACATCAAAAAAAAAAAAAAAAAAAAAAAAAAAAAAAAAAAAAAATAAAAAAAAAAAAAATAAAAAAAAAAAAAAAAAAAAAAAAAAAAAAAA